AGTGCATTGGTTCGCAAGGACCTCAGAGAATCCCTGATTCGGACCACAGACTCCACCGTCAGTCACCCAAATAACTGGAGCAGAAGAGTGTTGTCGGTGCTTCACTGCCCATTCAAGAGCAGGGAAGTCCACGCCGTTGCCTTGACCCATTCGGGGAATCTCGTCTACCATGCGACCCTTGTCGGCAAGAATCCAAGCGTTTGTGTACTCGCAGTCGGAATCCATTTGGGAGTATGCAATCACTGTTGCCCCTGGGGAAGCCTCAAGAATCTTCACAATATCATCACGAGTAATCGCCATTGAACCTGAAGCGTCCACACAGATGACTCCACCCAGCCCACGCCGTTTCGTATCAAAGATTCGGCGTTGTGGGTCAGTCATGTATCGGTGCAATCGGCGTGGTGAGCGACCAACATTAGAGACGGACTTCTTCTTTCCCAATCCACCCTTTGCCACAATCGGCTTCGGTGGATTTTCAATATTCAACTCGCCCCAATACGGGATTCCTCCTTCCATGCGGTCAGGAGTGATAGAGGAGATTCGCTCTTTTACTTTCTTCTCTGAGTCTTTTGAGATTCCTTTGTTGGAATGTTCACGCTTGTGATTTTCACCGTTCTCTTCGCCTGAACCCTCTCCTGATTCTGAAGATTCTGAATCTTGTACTTCCTCTTCATTTTCGGAAGGTGGCTCCATTCCAGCAAGACGGTCAATCCATTCAGCAATCTTTTCAGTGAAGAAGAATCCGTACGGAGCGAGACCAGTGTTCTTGTGAACACTTGTTGAGCCAAGTTTTCCAGTCTTGTACGCCTTGTCAATTTCTTTGAGTGCTCGCTTTGAGATATCCAACAATGCAGAGCCCCACAAGCGATTATGTCGGCGCACACCGTTGAGAAAAGGCTTGCTAGACGCAGTACCAGCGGTAGCGACTGCCATATAGACAGCATTACGCCAATCTTCGGTACAAGCAAGTCGCTCACCGTCAGCGGTCTCTCCACCGTCAGACAGGTACTCTTCAACATTGAAGCCAGCCTTCTTACACAGGTAGTTCACTCGCAATTCCTCACAAGCGATTAGAGATTCCTTGGTAGCAATCTTACGATTCTGCCACTCACCCCATTCTCCAGCAGGAGAAACCTTTGCATGCATGAGTTCATGTGCTCGGATAACTCTCGCTTGTTCAGTGTCATGAGACGGAACACGCATGATTCGTTCAACGACTGCAGTCGCAGGGATTCCTCGGCGTGGCTCGCAATCTTCTACGAGCCACTGACCGTTCTCAATATCCTTACGACCAAGCCATTCAGGTTCGGCTATGTGCTTCATGAGATTTTATCTACAGCGATAGCGTCAAGAACAGATGAGGCTCGGTCACCAAAGATGATTTTCGCTGAACGCTCATCGCCCAACTGCTTGCGCAATTTGTCAAATGCCATAAATGTGCGGAGCGAGATTCGGTTCTTGCCAGCGTCAGCCATACGGACTGCGTAGCCACGCAACTCACGGCTCAACTTGTCCAGCGCACTAGGGTGCGGAGCGTTGATACGGATACGGATAGGGAATCGGTCAGCGAGCGCCATTGGCAACTCTTCCATGTTCTCAATATTTGTAGTCATGATTGCTGAGAATCCGTCTTTCGGACGATGGACACGACCAGTCTCAGGGTGCTCCCAAGAAGCAGACTCAGGTGAGTCAAGCATGGCAAGCAAGAGTGCGAACACATCGCCTGACGCCTTGTCAATCTCATCCACGATGAGACGACCACCAGTAATTCCATTGCCTTCCCAAGCCTTGAGACCAGCGCCAGCGACCCATGAGAACTTACCGTTCCCGTCAGGCATGAATGCGCCAGTCACATCCATTGAAGTCATATCTTCTGTGCAGACCAATCGGTGTGCTCCAGCCTCAATGTTTCCAAAGTTGAGTCCTGCATATGTCTTGCCAGTTCCAGCAGGACCAAACAAGATAATTCGGTCAATGCCTGCGTCTAGGCAATCTTTTACATCTTGCCAACATTGTGGCAATTGGGTTGTTGTTTCCACTTTTTTCTCCTTTGTGAGTGGATTGATAACTTCAGATTATAGGTAGTAAGTAGCAGTCACAACCTTGGTGTCAAGATTTTTCTGCTTTTCTATCTGCCTCAGCATCACGGATTTCCCATAGACCTTTTTTGATTTTTCGGAATGTGGGTGATTCGCTAATGAACTTCAAGGTAGTTGCGTAAGAGAACCCTGATACTTCCTCTAACTGCTCGGTAGTAAATTGCTCAAAGAGATGGTCTTTAGTCCAGTCCAAGAAAGCGTCATACTTGTCGGCACGGCGGGGCTTTGGTGACATCAGTTCATCCTCAGACACAATTTCGTTACAGTACTCGGCGACAACCTGTGTGATTACATCTGTCGGAATTGAATATGTGGCTAGGTAGCGCGCTGGATTCCCTGACCCATTCCATGTTTGCAGGACATACAAAGCACGAGTCTGTTGCGACATTTCATGGATTACCTCAAAAGGAACCTTGTACTTCTCTCCATACTCCTTTACGGCTTCATCCCACAGGGATTTATGCAGTTTGTTGATTTGTTCTAATGTGATGTTCATCGCAGTATCTCCTGTACGCAGGTGTAGCAGACCCATTGTCCTGACTCAAAATCATAAGGCTTCAGGAAAGTCCACTTTCCCTCACCGAAGTATCCGCACTCACAATCAAGTTCAGGCATATCTTCAATATTGTCCTCAGTTATTTCTAATGTGTCTAAGTCTTTGTATTCACTCATACCATCACTCTATCGGTAGTAGGTCATAAACACAACATCTCTAGACAGATTTATCTACAGCCCCTTAGGGGCCCCGATGCTGTATTATCTTTTTATTGATTATTTTTAGGAAGGTCAGACTCATGAGAAAACTTACTCCAGAAGAAAGAGCAGCGAAGAAGGCGGGACAGGTCGCCGAGGTTGTTGCAGCAGAACCAAAGAAGAAGGCAAAGAAGGCTGAGAAGGTTGTTGATGCCGAACCAAAAGGAATCGGCGCAGATTCTTTCGTGATGCCTTCAGGTAAATCTATTAAAGAAGAAGCCCCAGTTGCAGCAGAAAAAGACGAAAAAGTCACCAATTCTGTACCTGCGGCGGAAGAAGATTCAGCCAAGTAGCAAAAAAGTGAACACACTCAAGGGGTGTGTCAGGGTTTCCGCCACCGTTAGTGCATTTAGATAACAGCGTCTCTAAGCGCTCTATGCACCGAGTATCCGTGTCTAAGGGCGATATCGGTAATCTGTGAATCGCTACCCTCTTCTAGTTCAGAGTTCTCAATGTCGCTCAGTTGCTCCGTGTCTACGATGTAGCAGTCTGCAGCATTCACGATAGTCCCGCTCTGTGCGTCAATAATAAGTTTCATGGTTTCCTTTCATAGGTGAGTGGGGATTTCTCCCCACCCACCCAACTTGATTAGGCGCTTATGCGGTCAAACGCTTCACGGAGAGCGTCAGCAAGAAAGCCAACGCCACCTGTGTCGGTAATGATTTCTTCATCATCTGCGAAACGCATAGCCGACAGTATTTCTTCTGCTGTCACTAGCGCCACGAGAAGGACACGCTTGCGGTCAGGGTGTAGGCTAGGTTGTCCATCCACTTCGCCATTTTCGTTGAGTGGCGCAGCCCAGCCACTAGTAGTTACCGCTAATCCAGCGATTTTTAGTGGTGAGTCTATTTTTTGACTAAGCAAGTGATAAACATCAAAGCCATTTCCGATAAGAAATGTCTCGCCCGTTTCTAGGACTCCATAGAGACCTGCTTCGGGAAGTCGTGCGTCTTGGAAGTCTTGTTCACGCACTATTTTTTCTGCTATTTCTTTTGTGTTCACCTTTTCTCCTTTTTTGATTGGTGATACTTTTAGGTTATCGGTAGTAGGTCGCAATCACAACTAAGCAACTGAATAAGTTGGCTTGATTGTTTTTGCGATAAACGAACCGAGACTATCTGCGAACATCATGTCAAAGATGACAGAGTGAGGAACGCCCTCGTATGTGTAGTGGATGTCGCTAGACTTGTACTTGACCACAAGTTCCTTTGTTACAACATTGTATGACCAAAAGTTGATAGCGGTGCTATACAAGGTTGATGACGCAATACTATCGTCATTGAGCCAAGCCATTTCATCATTGGCGTAACGGAGACCCTTACGAACCTCGCCATACTTCTCTGATGTTGCTATTGGGGTAAGTGCTGTTTCATTCATACCTTCAGATTATCGGTAGTAAGCAGTAAGCACAACCTGTATTTATTTTTTTCTTCATGTTGTGATTATCACTTACAACCTGTACCTTGTAAGTATGAAAGAAAAAGAAGAACTTGTACGACTGGCAAAAGAACTAGACGCTCTTATGCCATTACCTGACTCACCTGAAGATGAGAAAGTCCCTGTCATGTTTGGCGAGGGTGGCTTCATTGTCATGGGTGATAATGGTTCACCACTAATCTTAGGGACATACAACGACCCTGAAGTGATGTTTGGTGACAAGTCAATCTCGCCGTTCGCAAACGGCTTCGGACACTTGTTCGCCGTGAACTATGGCGCACTTTTTGATGAAGATGAGGACACCCTTCGGGCTATGCGTGTCATTGTAGGCGTAACAGCAGACGGACTCGCTACTAGCGTCTTTCGTGACCTCTTGACAAACGAGATTATCTTCATAGATGAGAACTGCGAGCAGACACCGTTTGACCCCGTGTTGGGAATGTTTGAGTGAGAAAGTTGAGAAACCTTGCCGAACAGGAGCCCCGTGCTCTTGCTCCTAAGTTATTGCTTGCGCTCTTGGGTGCTGGCTATCTTATTCTGTTCGTGTGGTCGGGGCTTGCGCTCGCACTCGGAGTTTTTACTATCTACATACTTTTCCTACTAAACATTATTAGAAAAGTTTTAGATTGAGGTTGTCATTACAACTTACAACCGATAATCTGAAAGTACCACCAAGTAAAAGGAGACAAAAGTGGCACAACAAAAATCCATAAATGTAAAGGTGACTACGGCAAAAGTCATAGAAGCCTTAGAGAAATCACTTGCTAGTCGCAAGAAGATAATGTCTGATTATGAAAAGTCAGGACAGGCTCACGAAAAGGCTGTCGCTGATTGGGAAAAGTCAGTCATTGAGTATGTCAAGTCAGGCAAGGCAAAACCTACTCAGGTGTCGCAGTCCAATAACTGGCGAACAGACACAAAGGAAGCATCTATCCTGATTACACTTCCAGCGAGCCTTGTATGTCCTGAGAAGCCCGACACGCCACGCGAGGTATGGAATCTCAATTCAGAAATTGAGGAACTGGAAAACGCTATCGCTCTGCTCAAGATGACAGACGAGGAGTATGTATCTACTAGCACCTACCGAGGCGTTTCTCGTCTAATCAAATAGTTCCCACTCACAGATTGGGTGGCAGTCCTAGTGGCTGTCCACCCATTTTGTGTGCCGAGCGGGGCTCGGCTACGAGCACGAAAAATCTTTGTCGGTCAGGTTGTGGTTGTTACCTACAACCGATAATCTGAAAGTACCTACTACTAAAGGAGATAAAAAGTGGGCTTAGACCAATACCTTACAGCGAAGAAGTTTCTTTCGCCCTCAGAGTGGCGTGGAGAAACTGTGAACGCACAGTACGACACAGTCGTCAAGGCTATTCAGGCAGAGAAATTAGTAAACTCGCCGTATCCTTCCGCTTCTGTGGAAATTAGCGTTGGCTACTGGCGTAAAGAAAACGCCATTCACCAGTGGTTTGTAGACAACTGTCAAGACGGCGAAGATGATTGTCGTGAGGCTCGTGTTAGCCGTGAGCAACTTGAGACACTGAAGTCTGTATGTGAAACGATTTTGCTTGACAAGCAACTCGTGAAAACAGATGACCTCGCTAAGGAGATGTTACCCACGGCTTCAGGTTTCTTTTTCGGCTCTACCGACTTTGACGAGTGGTACTACAAAGGGCTAGAGGACACGATTGAGATTATCAAGCATTGTCTTTCTCCCCAGTTTGAGGGCTGGGAGTTCTACTACCAATCATCTTGGTAGCAGGGCGAGGGGGGCGAGAGCCCCGAGTGGGGTTCCCCTAGTGACATCAGTCAGGTTGTCATTAGGGGTTACTACCGTTATCCTGACGCAACCCCTATGAAAAGGAAAATTATGAACATTATTGAGACGCAATCAAAGCCGATTACATCACTAGCACGAACAGACAATGGCAAAGTGGACATCAACGCTTACATCAACCTAGAAGGTGTAATCAGTCAAGACGGCTTGAGTATCGCTGTGAAGACAATCGGGGCTCGTGTTCGCTACGGACATCTTGATTTAGAGATTGTTCCAGTTGCTGGAACTGGTCACCGTTGGATTGAGCGCAAAAACATTCTTCTAATGAACGACCCTGCGCTAAATACTTCTCCGTTCTAAGGTTGTCATTACGACTTACTACCGATAAAGTGAACTTATGAATACATACAAAGTTGTTCGCTTCTATAAAGACGCAATGCGTGACAAGAAAGTGATTCTCACAGGTCTCACTTTAGAAGATGCGCAAGCACACTGTAAGCGTGAAGACACCCGTGGTGACGACTGGTTTGATGGGTACGAAGAGGAATGAAAATTCCTTTCCGCCACCGTAAGCAGATTAGAAAACACGAAAATGCCCACAGGGAACACCTAAAAGGGCTGGAATCCAAGAATGTAACCAACCTGCGCATCGGGGCCTCGGGCGCTGCTGACGCAGGTATGTTCTTGGATAAATCTAAAAAAGACTTGGTAAATGTTGTCATTCCCACCTACAACCGATACATTGGAAGTATGAGTGGGAAGGAGGTGAACCAAATGAACAAGTCTTACCGTGTGGCTATGGCACAGGCTCTCTTGACAGAGTTGGCTGAAGCAGTAGCCCGTTACGGCGCAGACAACGAAGGCGTAAAGCGTCTCCACCGCATGGTGCGAGCGATGGTCGCTGAGTTGTTAGCCTAACAACTAACGGAACCGCCATTGGAACGGCGCTCGGGGGAGCGTGGCAACAGAATCCCCCAGCCCCCCACAGGCGTTGCCGTGGGCGTTCACAGAGCATGGCTCTGAGGCGCAGGCAAAGCGAGACCCGTACGGGTGCCCCGCTACAAACTTTGCTTGCGTTGGTACTCAGAGTGCTGTGAACACCTACGGGAGCGTCGGCACGGGGCTTTTCTTCCCACTCTTTCAGCCCTGTGCCGATTGCCCATTCTCAGGTTGTGATTATGACCTACAACCGATAAAGTGAAATTATGGATACAAAATACGACATTGCGTGTAAGCGCAAGTTCTATGAACTACTAGAAACTCACGAGCGACAGGCAGGTTACTCACCTAGTCAGTTACTGTCCGTGATGATTGTCATGGAGTGTGAGAAAGAAAAGGCTATGAGCCTGATTGACGAACACGCTCACGGATTGGATTGGTCTGAGGCGACTTGGACTGAGTTGCGTGATTACTTCCAAAATGTATGAAGTTACTCATTGACTTGATAAAGCAAGAGTACGGCGTTGCGGAGTGCGAGCACCTGATAGGCCCCGACCCTTGCGCCAAACTTGACCGACTCACCGAAACTATCGTATTGGAGTCGGGGCTATGGCGCGTGCGTGATGTGTGCGCCGAGTGCAGAGACGAGGCGTTGAGTCACCCAATAGGGAAATTGAACAACGGGTTGTGATTACGACTTATAACCGATAATCTGAAGGTATGACTACTACAGACACGCTCAAGGGCGAAATTACTAACACCTGCACCTGCAACCTTTTTGAGGAAGATGGTGAAGAAAAGTCACTTGACGAAACTTACAACACTGGTTGTTTCGGAGATTGTTGGGAGTTCGCAGTTGAGGACTTTGCAATGATTACCGAGGAACTTCGTGACTCCAACGAAACTGGTTGGTGGAAGGTTGAGAATCTTCGTCTATGGAATGGCGACACTGGTGGACTCTTTCCTGCCGACACGGTAGCGAAACTCATTGAGGGCATGACCGTTCGTAGCGAGTGGACAATGCGCTATGAAGTATTTGCAGACCGCATTGAGTACTCACTGTCTCACCATGACGCACCTACTGGTAGCACCACAACCGTTCGCCCAGTCACGGAAGATGAGCGTGAGGAATGGGGGTTGTACTAATGGCTCAAGGCAAACGACATTCAGACGAATACCTGCGTGAAGTCGCCCGTGTGTACAACGAGGCGTTTGAGTCCCGTACTTTAGTTCAAGTTCACGGGTTTGTACAAGAGGCAGTAATGAAGCACTTTGACATACCGCTAACAACCGCAACGAAACAAATAATGGAAGCCCGCAAACGGGGCTTTATCCTCACAGCCAAAGAACTAAAAACTCAACTGAAACAAGACAAGTTGCAGAGAGAGTACGACAAGGCAAAAGAAGCAGTGGAGAGGTTGTCATTACAACTTACAACCGATAAGGTGAAGGTATGAAACGAGCATTAGTTATCCCAGCAGAATCCGCACCTACAACCATCATGGTTGAGGATAATCACATCACTATCCGTAACATCGTTGGCGGTTGGTTTGATTGTGTGCGCCAAAAATCCTTTCATGGCTATGTCAATGACACTGGCTTGATTGACGGACTTCCTTTCAACCCTGTTGCGAGCATTGTGTTCGGTCAGGTCATCTGTGGTGACGCAGTCCTGTTCGGCTCTCTCAATGCTCAAGGCGAGTATGACGGTTATGAACACGCCATTGACCCAGCCATCTGTGAAGCGGTACGCCAGCAGTGGTTCCTGTTCAAGACGAACGCTAACGCAGGAGTGAAGTCGTAATGGGGTGGGTTATTTACTCATTCATTCTCGGTTGGGTCATCGCCAAGCACGACTGGTCTGACTTGTTCAGCGAAGCCCCGATGGACTGTACACACGCATGGGAAAACAACCATTGTTATGCGTGTGGAGTAAATCGCTAAGGGCTTTCCGCCACCGTCAGAGGATTAGAAAACACACAGTTCTGGTCGGGGCTCGTGCCCTTCTTCCCACTCATAAACGAGCCCTGACCACCCTTCTCAGTTGTATAAAAAAATGTTCTTCCGCAAGTTGTTATTATTACTTACTACCTATAATCTGAAATTATGAGCAATTTACCCCCAGGCTGTAGCCATAGCGACCTTCCAGGTTGGCACGACATTGAGCGTGACTTTGACTTCTATTGTGAGTCATGCGACCACGAGTGGACAGAGGTGGATTACACCGTTGATAGTCGTGGTGGTAGCGAGGTTGAGTCCAAGTGTCCGTTGTGCGGAGAACCGCACACGATTGAGGATAATCCCGACTACGACAATAGCCCTTCTTACGAGGATTGGGTTGACGCAGGGCGACCCTAACCACCCGAACTGGTGAAGTTGTTTTTTGTACCTACTACCGATAAAGTGAAATTATGAACGGCGAAATAATAGACATTCAGACACGGAATCTTGACGGAGAACAAGCAACAATGCTAATCGTCAAGAACCACAACATCTACGAGGTCACCTTGACTCTTGACGGCAATACTACTAATCGTTACAAAACTTCAGAACTAGAACTGTGCTACCTATGGGCACAGGGACAGATACGGAATCACGGTTATTCTGTGGAGTATGAGTAATGGGTTTGCTCTCGCACATTCTCGCCTATCAGGTAGGCAAACGGCGGGGCAGGCGCAAGACCCAACGCACGATTGTGTACGCTCACGAAGGCGACCCCGTGTGTGTGAACTACGAAAGTTTCTGCCTAAATTACGGCAGTTGTGACGGAATGGAATGTGATTATGAACACGATGAAATGTAGCAACTGTGAAACCGAAGTTCCTGATGAACTCGGTGACTACACATACGGTCTTTACCTAGACAGCGTTGCAATGGGTTACTACGGTGGCTTTATTGACAACTTCCCGCCGAGCGAGAGCCCAGCGTTTTGGATTTGTCACGATTGCGTGGTCAAGGTCATTGAGGTTCTTCCCAAGTTGCGTGGATACCTTAGTGGTGGACACCCAAACATCAACTGGGAAAGCGGAGACGGAGACGGGACTGCCTACGAACCGTGCTGTCCATGCGCTTGGACATGGAAAGACGGACAGACCTATCAGGTCGGCGCAGACGGAAAATGGGAAAAGAAACACGACAACGAGTTGTAATTAGTACCTACTACCTATAATATGGTGGTATGACTGATTACATCTACTACAACAACCTAACCGACACACAACTGCTTGACCTCATTGACGAGCACTACTACTCCATTGGCGCAACTGGCGCACAGGCGTTAGAGGCATTGCGTGAGGACATTCCTGCTTGGGAGACCAAGCACGGCGTACCACAGGCTCGTATGGAAATCGTCTTGGGGTGGTTTGAGAACTCTCTCATTGAGCGTGGGCTACTTGATGTGGTCGCTGGTCTTATCGTTGGTAAGCCAATGACACGCAAAATGAAGGTTGGTCGTTTCGCACGAATGATTAGAAAGGTTGGTCGCTAATGCGTAAGCACATGGCTCAGCGCCGTTGGACACCTGAAGAACGGCAACTCTACATTGACGGTGTGGGTAGACCTCGTGCCTCAACCATTCCATGCGCCAAACGGAAACAAAACCGTCTAGCGTGTAGAAAATGGAAATGATTACCTTTTATGTTGTTGGAAGTTTCTTCTTCCTTTTCTTTGCTTTTTGGATAAAGAACGGATAACTTCGGGGCTCTATGGCGCGATACAAATGCGAAATCTGCGATGAAGAGATTGACCCGAAGGGGAGTACTACACTCAGGCTTTTGACTGGCTGGGTGAAGGGCGCATCAAACACAATCAAGCAAACCGAAACAAACCATTACCGCTTTGTTCATGAGTTCTGTCAGCCCCGAGCAGACGAGAACCAACTACCTTTGTTCTAAATAAATCTTTCTAGCGAGGTTGTCTTTTCTACCTCATACCGATACATTGGTCTTATGAACAACATTACAATGACAGACAAGGAGTTGCTGGTAGACGGCAACCCTGTCGCAACAATAAAAGACTTTGACAGATTGCGTGAAGCACTTTTATCAAAACTCACACGAGTAGAGGCTGTGTATCTTGCTGTTGCCTTGATAGGAGAGGCACGAACTAGCGAGGTAGCAGACTACTTGGAAATGGATAAGGCAAATGCTACGAAGCGTCTGATGATGTTGGAAGAAGAAGGTCGTGTGCTTATCGCTGATGAGTCTCGCAACTCGGGGCATAGAGGTCGCCCCTCACGAGTGTGGACTGTAAAATAATTTATCGGTCAGGTTGTTTTTTATACCTACTACCTGTAATATGAAAGTAACGACAAAGTAGTTGCGTTCAGTAGGCAAGCAGTAAGCCCTACTCGCCCCAGCGAAATAAGTCGCAGAGACCCCACCTGCTTACCCTTCACAGGTGGGGTCTCTCCCTTTCCGCCACCGTACATAGATTAGAAACACTTATTTTTGGGCGGTTGCCCCGATTGTGTTTTTGCGTTTCTGACCCTTGGGTCTGCGGATAATTTAGTTGCACACTACAAGTAAATGTTTCACGCGAAACATTTTGGGCGAGGTTGGTTTTGGTACTTACTACCTGTATCTTGAAAGTATGGCAGTTAGTCAAGCCGAGCGAAATACGCAGGCGAATGTTTCACATGAAACATTGTTGTTAGTATTGGAGAACCGAGTGCAATCCGCACAAGGTGCAACACGAGCATGGGCAGAACAGATGGTCTCCTATGTAACCAAAGCGACCCAGCAGGGCATGACAGCCCACTGGGCACGAGTCATTCAGCAGTGCGCAACTTCGCTCGCTGAGGCGGCGACCAAAGAGGAAGCGCTCACCGAAATCCTGCGAGGGCTAAAGGGAGAACACGCTCTCCACCTCGGTTAGTCGGGTCGGGTCGGGTGGGAAACTGCCCGACCCAATCTCGGCGGTCAGGTTGGTTTTACGACCTACTACCGATAACATGAAATTATGAATGAGACAGAAGGTAAGACAATGGAAACTTGGGACAAGGTCATTGAGGACATCGCAGACAAGAAAGCGAAGAACGAAGAAATTGACGCAGTGCTTGAAAAACATAAAATTACTGAGCGTGAGTTGCTAGTTGCAATTTGGGAGAAAGCGAAATCGTGAGATTCCACGAACGACTCAAGTTGCGCCAAGAAACGGAAGCAAAGTTGCGTCGTGAGGAGAAACGGCGCAAACGGAACTGGAAGCGAACTGCTGGGCTCCCAGCGTTCTGCTATTCCTGTAAAAAAGAGATGACTTACAAGGAACTTTTTTCACGCAACGCAGGTCGTCAGAACCCGCACGGAAAGAACAACCGTTGTGAGAAGTGCTTTGATGCGGAGTTGAACAGCCCAGCAGATGACTTTGGAGGGGGAGAGAACTACGCAGGGGAAGAAATTTGGTGGAAACTCGCACCATGATAGAAGCCGACATTCTTGGACTCATACTCCGCTACTTGGAAGTTCCAGAGATGCGTATGGATACCTCAAAGAAAGAGAACCTTCTTTGGTTACAACGCAACTTACCTATCAACAACGGGGCTACCCCTGAGGTGGAACGAGCCCTGACACTAATACGACACAAACTCAAAACTTTTTCGTAGACAGGTTGTTTTTAGTACCTACTACCGATAATCTAAAAGTATGTCAGTTACTATTGAAACACCAACAGGTAGCGTCACAGTCACTTCAACAGGTGACTTTGTCTGTTACAACGCAAAATCCGAAGCAATCACCACTTGGGTCTATCAAGGACTTCACAACGCTCTCGCCGTTGTTTGGGGTGACAAGATGTACACATACCTAGATGTTGAGTTCTCCGAAATTCACGCAATGATGTCGGCAGATAGCCTCGGTAAATTTATCAACGAAGAAATCAAGCCAAAGCACAAATTCTTCTAACAGTTCCCACTCACAACAAGAACCCACCTGCCAACTCGGTAGGTGGGTTTCTTACTGCCTCTACTCGGTTGTGTCGGGGCTCAGACCACGCATGGTCATGTAGCAGTCGTTGAGCGCATGGAACAAGTCTGAGTGACTATCGCTTTCAGCAACTGTCTGTCCATTGTTTGTAATCGTGACCGTCCACAGCCCAGCGTTGCGAGCAAAGTTCATATCGCAACCCCATATCGTGAAGAAACGGCAGTATTGCTCAATGTCGTAGCCACTTACGGTTGGCGGTTGTGATGAGTATGTACCCCAAGAAATTGGCATGGGCAAACAGTAACACACGGGGCCCCTGACTGCGAAGAAAAAAAGTCAATAAAGTTGTGCGGTCAGGTTGTTTATTGTACCTACTACCGATAAATTGAAGATATGACAGCAACAACAGCCGAGCGTATTACGCAGGCGAAAGTCCACTACGATTACCGTCAGGTCACTTATGTATGGCAGAACCCTGTCCTAGATAAAGACTGGGACGGAACCCCTGCAGGCGAGCAGGTGGAGTTGTGTTTCGCACACGACCCCAAGCGCAAGCAATACACAGCGACCATTCGCCTAGTGTGGTGGCAACCCAACGACCGAGGTTTCACCGTCACCATGTACGCACCATTTGACGGAGTGACCTACCCGTCCTCACGGTTTCACAACGAGTCTGTCGCCCGATACGGCGAGAAGTCATTTGAGAACTTTCAGTTTGAGACTCTCGGACTAATCGCAGACCTTGACCTTGCCACTAGCGAGACAGTCCTCGCAAAGTTGCTGAAGAAAGTCCTGTCGTTCTAGTTCCCCTCATCAGGTGACTCCCCTGCCTACATGGTGGGGGAGTTCACTTGGGGCAAACGCTGGGCTACTGAACACGCAGTCGCAAGTCCTTTCCGCCACCGTACATGGATTAGGAAACACACATTCCTGCCCCCTTCCAACTCAGGGGTGACTTCCTGTGAGAGAGACCCTGCCCTAATCGGGTGGGGTTTCTTTTTTATCCCCGTGTCGGCAGCCCAGGATTTCGTCTAGCGCAACTGGGAACCCTGGGCTCCCCGCGCGAGCGCAGGCGCAGGGGTGTGGGCGCAGAGAAGGTTGCGTAAAAAAATGTTGGTGGCAGGTTGTTTTTTGTACTTGCTACCTGTATTATGGACTTATGAGTGGGAAGGAGGTGAAAATGAATAAGTCACATCGTGTGGCGATGGCGCAGGCTCTCTTGGCAGAGTTGTCTGAAGCCACTGCACGCTACGGTGCGAACAATGACGGTGTCCGCCGTCTCCACCGTTTGGTGCGAGACATGGTCGCCCAGTTGCTCGCCTAAGGCGGTCAAGCACACTTGAGTCGGACTCGGCGCTCGGAGGGGCGTGGCAACAGAACCCTCACGGCGGGCTCACCCTTTGGGGTGGGCTTTTTGCTTGCCCCCGTTCGGGAGCCCAGCATCTCGCCTTTCGGGGGGTTGCGCAAGCGAAAACGCTGGGCTGTTTGTTTGCGCAGAAACTAGCAAGCAGGCTTGGTAAGTTGCTCAAAAAAATCTTCCGCAAGGTTGTTTTTTGTCCTTACTACCGATAATATGAAGGTATGGGATTACTACCTTTCAAAGACCAAGAAGAATACGATGCCTACTTTAGTAGGTGCTTAGAATGCGAGCAGGCAGATAGCGTGTTCTGTGACGAGTGCGAAGATAAGAAAGACGAGGAGGAATAGCCGTGACGACCTTTCTAGTTCTATACATGGGTGCGGGTGTAGGTGTGACAGCCTTGCTTGCAACCTTCCTAGCGAAATAGCCCAAAACCTACTTGACCAGCCCAGCAATTGTGGCTAGTATCACTAACAGACCTCACCACACCCCCACTCATGAGGCGATAGATGCCCCCGACCTGAAAATGGTTGAGGGGCATTTGTCGTATTATGGGTAGATGACAAATGAAAACGCTGGGCTCCCGCCTGAGGAAAAAAAGAAGAAAAAGAACAAGCCACGCTTCTTGCAGAAAAAACCCAAGCGAGGTTGTCGTACCTGCCTATAACCTATATCCTCAGAATCATGTTAGCAAAAGATGCAGAAAACTTTGACCCAAGCGAAGTGGCGGTCAAGCCTCTAACACGAGACGACATTCAGGAACATCTTGATGCGTTAGGAGAGACAGCACTTTTGATGGATGGGTTTGACGAAGCACTCATCGGGTTTTCACAGCGCATCAACGCCCCGTTTCTTGCCGTGTACTCATGGGAAAAGATGATGGATGTCTGTATGGAGCGTGACGGAATGACTTGGGAAGAAGCAGAGGAGTACATTAGTTTCAACTGCATCGGGGCTTGGGTCGGTGAGCAGACTCCGATAATCGTTATGCCCGTAGTTTTCTAGGTAAATTTTACTCACCATGTTGCAATAGGTACTTACTACCTGTAATATGAATGTATGAACGAAACTCAAGTCGTCACAAAAAAGCCAAAGGCTTGGCGTAATGGTCGGTACTATTACTGCCTAAGCCATAGCACGAAGCAGGTCATTGACCACGAAGTTATCTACGAAGGTGACACCGCCCTATGGGAAGGTCGCAAGTGCGACTGGTGTAAAGCAGGTCTGAAATGAAAGACTGGACACAAGAAGAAGTAGAAGCCTACGATGACTTCATGGAGTCATGGGCGAACTCACACATGTGTGACCAGCAAGAAGATGATGACCGATAAGCCCCCTTTGGCTCTTCACCTAAAAGGTAGGAATGGTATTTTGCAAACCTATGACGGGGCTACTCCTTGCGTAGTTACCGCATGTGGTTGGGTAAATCCACCCGAAGATAGAATGGCGTCTGACATTAGTGAGACGACCTGCGTTTTGTGTTTAGAAAATGCTTACTGACAGCCCATACGAGATGTTTATAGAGCGAGTGTATGCCTCTTACGAACACCCAGCAAACACTAAAAACATTGGACAGGTTTTCTTCACAAAGTTGAATAAAGAGCGCCCCGCTATCGCATCTCGTATTAAAGACACCATGTTTGACCCACGCAAAAGCGACTTCCTCCACCCGAAGATTGTTGATACAGTTCGCTTGCAATGGGAAGAAGAAGACAACCTCTCATCTGACTGATGGACTCGGGGCTCCTACACAAAGAGTTCCACTCAGGTTGTGATTCGTACTTACTGCCGATATCATGGAAGTAAGTGGAAGTGAAAGCGGATACTGGTGGAAAAGGCTGACGCCAACCGAAAGGTTGGAGGTTATGCGGTGAACAAACATAATCAAAGCAGACCACACAACAATTAGTTTCTGCTAACGGGAAACGGGAAACAAACCTCACGAGAAATCGTGGGGTTTTTTCTTTTATCCACCCACGCACAGCCCAGCGTTTTAGATTGCTGTTTCCAACGGTTGTGTAATTGCTTTCCGCCACCGTAAATGGATTAGGGATAACACATTCGCCTTTTCGGCGCACACGACACTCATTTGTTTATTTTATTGGTTTTGTTTTAGGGATGGTTTCTGGCTCGGTTTTTCTGGTTCTGGCAGCCCAGCCTTTCTACTTCCCTGAACTCAGAACCCTGGGCTCCCCGCGCGCGGGCGAGCAAGCAAAAAAGTGATGGGGTAAGTTTCAGAAAAAAATGTAGTCGGCAGGTTGTTTTTTGTACCTTCTACCGATAAAGTGGAAGTACAAGTGGGATGGAGGTGAAAAATTATGGAAAATGAATGCACATGTGCAGGTGACCCTGCGCTCGCCTGCACGGGCGAGGTCGTCATGCGTGCGGTGGGGTTCCCTGCGGAGCCTGAGCCGTTCTGCGTGGCGCATTGGGAGCAGACCCTAGACGCACTGGGGCTCTAGTCCTCGTGCGTTGTCCCCACCTTCGGGTGGGGACTCTCGCCATGCCCCCGTTCGGGCAGCCCCGTCGCTCCCTTTCAAGCAGTCAATGCGAACATCAAACCAACCTGAAGTTCACGCCAAAAGTCATTTGGGAAGCCCAGCCTTTCATCTTCACGCAAGTCAAACTGCTGGGCTCTTGGGTGCACCGCAAAAACCGCAATAAAGTTTCGCAAAAAAATGTTGTAGCAAAGTTGTTATTGGTACTTACAACCTATAACATGGGTGTTGTTGGGAATCCCCCCAACCTCGTCCTGAAAGGGGACACTCCTTGTCCAAATCCACAGCCCTTCGCTTTTCTTTAGCGACACTTCTATCTCGGCTCTCATTCCGAGTTTGTCCGTTAGAGTTCAAACGCCGTTTCTGTGAAGAAGTGGAAGAACTCATTGAGGACATGGAACCACTCAACAACTGGACGCCCAACGAGTGGGAAACTTGGTCAGCAGACGGAACACGACGCCTACCTGCTGGCGGTCGCACAGGGCGCTTCTGACGATAAGCCCTCACCCCACAACAGAGACCCCGTGCGAGTTCCCTCCCTCGCACGGGGTTTTCTGCTGTCTGCCCCCGAACGAAACAGCAAACGCTGGGCTATGATGCAGGCGTGAAACAACTCAAACTTGATGACGACCACCTAGTTCTTGACTTTCCATACGACCCAAGCGAAGTGGCTCAGGTGAAGGGGATAAAAGGTGCGAAGTGGGACAAGGTATCCCGTGTGTGGCGAGTGCCGATGTCAAGCCTCACAGAGGCAAGAGAGTTCGCTCAGACGCACGGCTTTGAGATAGACACCGAGGTACTGCTGTTCACCTTGCCAGCCCCCAAGAACGAAAAACGGGGCGTCACGGCCATCGGAAACTGGCTGATGATGTCCTTTGGGTACGACAGAGTAATGGTTCAGTCAGTCAAACAAGTTCCAGGAGTTACATGGGACAACAAAACCCACTCGTGGCGAGCCCCGATGACAAGTATCGCCGAGGTAGTGAAGTGGGCTGACACCTTCAAACAACCCGTACCTGAAGATGTGCGACAAATGCTTACAGAAATAAACAACTCCATGTCAGAACTCAGTAATGCTTCTCGTCAAACTGACGCTGAACTGGAAGTTGCTGGGCTCCCGCTTCTTCCGTATCAACGAGCAGGAGTTGCATACGCTTCAAACGCACGGAGAACTTTCATCGCTGATGAGATGGGCTTGGGTAAAACACTACAAGCCATTGCGACACTGGAGTATGTCTCCGACTCATATCCAGCCGTTGTCGTGTGCCCCGCAACACTCGTACTCAACTGGAAAGCCGAATACAACAGGTGGCTCCCACACAGAACTGTCAAGGTCGTAACCGACAGGAAGGAGTTCCCTTCTGACTATGATGTGGTCGTTATTGGTTATTCTAACATTAGTAACTGGGAAAAGCAACTTTTGAACCACAAATCTTATGTGTTTGACGAAAGCCATTACTGCAAGACCCCTAAAGCACAACGAACAAAGAGTGCGGTAAAGATTGCAAAATCAGCCCCGAAAGATGGCATCGTACTGTGTCTTACGGGAACTCCAGTTACCAACCGACCTGCCGAATACGCAAGCCAACTCAACATCATCGGGAAGTTAGACAAGTTTGGTGGAGAGTGGGGCTTCTACAGACGCTATTGCGGGGCCTTTAAGGACAAATGGGGACAATGGCATCTTGATGGTCACTCAAACTTGGATGAACTCAACGAGCGACTTCGTTCCACTTGCTACATCAGACGCACTAAAGAGCAGGTTCTTACCGAACTGCCACCCGTTTTGCACAACCCTGTTCTGGTTGACGGGACTGCGGCGGGATTAAAAGAATACAAAAAAGCAGAAGCAGACATCGTTGCATACCTCGTTCAGCGAGCAAAGGAAATCGCTCAAGAACTTGGACTTAACCCGAACTCGGCTGCGGTTGTAGCAAAAATCAAAGCAGAGTCAAACCAGCATCTTGTCCGTCTATCCGTACTTCGCCGTTTGTCAGCCAAAGCAAAAATGCCAGCAATCAAGGAGTGGGTGGAGTCCCGTGTTGCCGACGGAAAGAAAGTCGTAATCGCTGCGCACCACAGGGATGTAGTAGACGAACTAGCACTTGCATTTGGCAACCTGCGTATTCAAGGGGGAATGGACATTACTGACATTGAGGAACAGAAGCGCAAGTTTATTGAACTTCCATGTGAAGAAGCGCCAGTCATTGTTCTCTCAATCCAAGCGGCAAAAACGGGGCACAACCTTCAGATTGCACAAGATGTACTTTTTGTGGAACTTCCTTGGACACCTGCTGATGTAGACCAAACTTATAGTCGGTGCCACAGGCTTGGACAGAAGTCTTCCGTCACCGCTACTTATTTGTTATGTGATGGAACCATAGATGAGGACATCTACTCACTGATTGAACGCAAGCGTGGTGTTGTCAATCAGGCTGTTGATGGCGGTGGCCCCGCTGATGAAGACAACTCTGTTCAAGAATTGCTGTTCAAATATCTAAATAAAGGGTAATTGCAAGGTTGTTATTTGTACCTGCTACCGATAAAGTGATAGTAAGACAAGAAAGGAATACACATGGACTTGTCAATTAGTATCCACCCAATGCTGGTGGTAACAATCATCACAGCATTTATTGCGCTTCGCATCATGCGGTTTGAGAAACGGGGCACCCGTGTGCGCAAAATAATTCGCAAGTAGGAAGGGCTTTCCGCCACCGTTAACAGATTAGGGATATTTGTTAGGGTTTGCTTGCGCCCCTCACTACCATTATTCACGACTTTCGGTGGGTTTCGTTTCGCAATCCTGTGGATAACTTTTTTCTTCCGAGGTTGTTTTTTGTACCTTCTACCTATATCATGGAAGTATGAGTGGGAAGGAGGTGATTATGTACCCAGTCTATTACACCTGTGAGGTGTGCGGTTATGAGTTCGCTTATGACCGACCTGACTCTTGCGATTGCGAGTAGTCAGCCCTCCGCAAAGCCCTCGTGCGAGTTCCCTCCCTCGCACGGGGGCTTTTTGCCGTACCCACACCTCCACGCACAGCCCAGCGTTTTTATCCCCACGAACCTGAGATGCTGGGCTCCCCGCCCGCACGGGCGCAAGCAGACTGGATAGGGGTGCGAGTTTCAGAAAAAAATGTTGTCGTGAGGTTGCTTTTTGTACTTCCTACCTGTATATTGGAAGTATGAGTGGAACGGAGGTGAAAATGTATACGAAATATCCCGTGAACGGGTTTTTTCGCCACTGGGGATTAGTCCTCGGCTTGGTGAAGCCCAAGCGCCCAGTGCGCCGTGGGGGCGAGCCTAAGGGCTGTGGTTGCGAGTCCTGCTAGGGCTCGCAATCCCCACCCTTCCATCACAAAGAACCCACCTGCACCCCCACTCGGCAGGTGGGTTCTTTGCTGTCCTAAAACAAGCGCAAATGCTGGGCTCTCGCAATGTTGTGTTTTTTGGTTTTTCGTAGTATGCTTCTCATAAATCTAACGGAAGGTTACGAGATGGCACACGCACTAGAAATCAACGCATTAGGCAAAGCGAAAATGGCTTACGCAGACAGGGAAATCCCGTGGCACAGACTCGGAAAGCCAATGGCTGGGCTCCAAACCGCAGAGGCAATGCTTGTCGCAGCCCAAGCCGACTTTGATGTTGCACTCACGAAGGTAATCGCCGTAGATGACGACCTGAACCCCCTCCGCAACCCAGATGGCAGCCCCGTGTTTATTGAGGACAGCCGAGCCACAGTTCGTTTAAATCCAGACGGAACTATTGATGGTTTGTCTACTGTTGGAACTCGCTTTGTTGTTCAGCAAAACAAGGACTGTCTTGACCGTGCACTTGCGATTGTCGGGGCCTCAGCGGGAGACGCACTCGTGGACACCTGTGGTGTATTAAACGATGGTCGTGAATTCTTTGCTTGTCTTGACTTGGGTTCGCTCATTATTGACCCGAACGGCATTAACGACAAAATCCAACGCTATTTGCTTGTACGCAACGGGCATGATGGCAAGACCGCCATCACTTATGCAAACACATCAATCCGAGCCGTTTGCAAGAACACTGTCGTAGCGGGGCAGAAGACCGCCTCAGCAGTTTTCACTGCACGACACACACGAAACGCAGAAGCCGCAATTGAAGATGCAACCGAGGTTCTTAAACTGTCAACTGTTTGGGCAAGCAACTTCAATATTGTTGCAACCCAACTGCTGTCAGTCCCGATTCTCGCAGGTTCTTCGCAATTAGACAAAGTCGTCAATACCGTATTCCCTCATAGAAAAGACGAAACAGACCGTCAGAAGAAGAACATTGAAGAAATACACACACTTGTTCGTGGTTTGTATGTAAACAGCAAAAACGCAGGTGGATACGGATTCAACGGCTGGTCAATGTACAACGCAATCGGCGAATACCTAGACCATTATCGGGACGCCAAGCCGAACGAACGAGCAATCGCATCAATGGACATCAACTCGTGGGTTACTCGCAAAAAGATTGAAGCACAGCAAACTATTCTTGCGTTAGTTTGACACACCCAAGTGAGACAATAGAGTGAACTACAATGGGGGGCGTATGAGCGAACCGTTTGACGAATCGGAAGACCCAAAAGAAATGATGGCTGAGTTTCTTAGCCAGTTCATGTCTTCAAGCACATCAGAGTACTTGTATCGCAGACACTACTGCGACATTGTTGCCCATAAGGTGTATAACGAGTTCGGTGTTGACGGAATGTGCGAACTAATGATGGCTATGGATAAGAGAGCCGACTGGATTTCTGACATAATCATTGAAGCACCCGACCTTGATAATATTGCGTTCAAGAAGTACGGGACTTTTGATGCAGAACTTGCGAAAAAAGCACGACATACAAAGGCTTTAGAAGAACTTAATCAGAAACTGTGGAGACTCAGAAGAAAGTATGCACGCCTGATTGTTGATGAAATCATGGGCGAAGAAGAAGAAGAAGAGATACAAAGTTGACAATTCCGTACATTATGCTTGCGGGTGAGGTTGCCCCGTTTTCTGGAACTGGCGAAGAAGCCGACCAAAACCTAATGACCCACACATGGCAGGAAGTTGAGCAAACATTCCAGCCGTACATTCCTGAAGCATGGAAAAAGCAGGTGGACATTGATGCGTTTGCGATGACGACACACAAGTGCTCTACATGTGAGGCAATGTGGTTTAGTCAGCAGTCTTATTATCCGTGTGGTAAAGAAGTGCGCCTGACTGAAGATTTGTGGCTAAAAAAATACCCCAGTAGACCGAAGTATTCCAACGAGCAATAGATTAGTTTGAGGACTTAACTTCCTCTTGATTGACATAAATATCTATGCAATCGTTTATGCGTTGCATTCGTTCTTGAATGTCTGAACCTTCATAGTAATAGTTGTCCATAACTTCATATTATCGGTAGTAAGGACAAATAACAACTAGCGTGGGTATTTTTCCAGCACATCTTCCCAATTTGCGCCGAACAGAACCATTGTCATTCTTTTGCAAGTCGGGCAAGTCGGGGCTCGCCCATCCATGTAGTGCGAGGGAATATCTTTGCATTCACAACGCAGAATTATCTCAATACCGTATTGTGCTATCAAAGACTCACGAGACATGGTTACGGGAACACTCTGCCACTAGTTGCTTTCCAGTGAGACATACCACCATTTTTATACAGATACTTAGCAACCTTCAAGTTGCACTCTGGGTCTTGCAGGACCAGCATCTTGCCAAACTTTGTTTTGCATACTTTGGCTGTTACGGTTTTCCAACTGCTATTGATTTGCAACAGCCCGACATCGTATGACCTGACTGCCTTGCATTTGCGATAAGTGCTGGCGTGAGAAAGTTTGCAGTCCCGATGACTCATGCCTTTGTGGTAGTTCCAACCGACAGCCTTTGCTTGACATCGGGATTCACGCCACATAATTGGTGCAAATACTTTGACTGGCAGACCGTGCTTACGCAGTGCGCTGTGCCACTTTTGGCAGGGGAGCGAACTCGTGGAGCCAACACCGTTGACTACTTCCGTCTTTGCGACCACACCTCCGTTCTGAGTTAGTGGCGAGGTCGGGGCCTCAGCCTTAGCCACAGATGGCGTAATGGTCAATAAAGAAATGGCAATAGCCATAAGGTGTTTCTTACTCAAAGTGTTCTCCAATGCTCGGCGGATAGGTCAACAAGCAAATAACAAGCGCTTGCCTATGTCGTCGTCAGCCCTTAACTGAACACTTCTATTTTACTACCTACACACTCGTTTGCAACCATCATGAAACCCTTACCCAATAAGGCTTTTACGAGGTTACCTTCTAAAACCCTTGTAAAATAAGGCTTAAATATCCCCGTTTTCTTTCAAAAAGTTTTTGATGTACTCTTCGGGCTCAATAATCGTGAAATTAGCACTAAAACTAACGCCATCTTCACTATCTGTGGGCTTAAACATCATTGAATCAAGAAGGTGCCCCGCTACTTCTTCATAATCTTCCAACATTTCTTGCTCTTCTTGAGGGGTTAATTTATTGAAATCAACGAAAGCCATCTCAAGCATCATTTTAGAAATGTGTTTGATAACAGAAAGGCGTACTTCAAATTCATTTTGTTTTGTCATGAGTTGCATCGTACCGTTAATACTGATAAAGTTCAACCCAGTCGGATAAAACCGAAACATTGGAGATAAACAATTATGGCAATTACACCAACAACAATCGTGGGAAACCTCACATCAGACCCCGAGTTAAAGTACACAAGCAATCAGAAGGCTCAGTTGAAGTTTTCTGTTGCAGTGAACGACAACTACACAGACGCATCAGGAGAGAAAGTTGAAAAGACTTCCTACTTCAATGTGGTTGCATGGGGTTACTTGGCTGAGAACTCAGCAAATGTTCTTGAAAAGGGCATGGGCGTAGTCGTGGTCGGGACTCTTGACCAACGCTCATGGGATGACAAAGAAACTGGACAGAAGCGTTCAACCGTAGAAGTTAAAGCAATGGAAGTTGGACTCCGTGCTGGCTCACTTGAGTCAGTGGAGCGTCGCCGTGCAAATAGCACTGGCGATTCAAAGCCAACACCTCCACGCACAAAGCAAACAGTCCCAGCAGACGAACCTTTCTAATACAAGTTCCCTCCTAAGGATGCGAGCCCCACCTGAGAAATCGGGTGGGGTTTTGCTATTGTGGGGCAATGACGACAGAACACCGTAAAGCACCTCGTAGAGAAGTCGTTGACATCAGGAGAGTTGGTGGTTGGGGCTCGGTTGTTTATCATCATGTGTTGTCTTGTGGTCACATTGAGAAAAGACCCCGTGCAACAAAAGCCCCGAAATTAGCATGCGTGTTTTGTTTGCGTGCAGAAGAAGTCGTAAAGACGATGTCATCATTAAAGACGCCAATCAAGTCGGAAGTTCTTGATGATGAAGAGTTCGCATCGTTTGAAACAAAAGTGCAAATGATTAAAGCATCACTCGCTTCACAAATGAACATTCCAATTGACGCTGTTGATGTTGCAATTGCAGACGAAGCAGGTATCCTTCGCATTCGTTACGCAACAATCTTTCTCACCGAAAAAGATGTTCGTAAAATTACGGGGCTCTAGGGAGGCAATGTGGAACAAGGTAGTTTTTCGCCTGAAAACGGTATATGCAAAGGTCACCCAACAGAGTGGTGGTATCCGTTGCAGAAAACTGGCAGACGAGAAGAACTTGTAGAGATACGAAATAACACAGAGCGAGCAAAGACGATTTGCAATCAATGTCCAGTGAATCTAGAATGTCTTGAGTATTCACTAAAGTGGGAACCGTGGGGTATTTGGGGTGGTAAAGATGAACAAGAGCGAGCACAACTTCGCTGGTCAAAACAAGTTCACCTTGGTCGTGAGGGGCGCATAGTTTTCAGAGGAATCGGATTGCGTGATGCAAACGGTGGAGACTTCCTGAAGAAAACAGTTTTTGACAATGACTACGCTTAAACACACAGACGAATTTTTATCTCGCCTAAAGGGTGTATCCGAGACAGGTAATGGCTGGCAAGCACGCTGTCCGTGCCGTCACGATGATGAGAACCCATCTCTTTCTGTGTCCGAAGACGAGCGCACGGGAAACATCTTGGTTACTTGCCATCGGGGCTCACCATGTTCATCAAAAGAGATTTGCGAAGCAATGGGTGTTACACAAGCCGCATTGTTCCCACCTCAGAAGCGCACTAAAGAAAAACTTGAACTCGTTAAGTCATATGACTATACTGATGAAGAAGGCAATCTCTTATTTCAGAAATTGCGTTATGTGGATAGTGCTGGCAAGAAGACATTTCGCCAACGCAAACCAGACGGTCGTGGTGGCTGGGAGTACTCACTGGGCGATACGCCAAAAGTTTTATACAACCTTCCAACGGTAATTAAGGGAATCCGAGAGGGATACCCGATTTGGATTGTTGAGGGCGAGAAAGATGCTGACACTCTCACTGAGATGGGCATTATCGCAACCACAATGCCAGGCGGGGCTGGGAAGTGGCTGGAAATACACACCAATACACTCGCAGGTGGAACAATTGTTGTGGTCGCAGACAATGACGAACCAGGAATTGCCCACGCAAAGGTCGTAACAGAAGAACTTGCTAAAGCAGGATGCGATGTGTCTGCTTGGCGCACACCACAGTGCAAAGATATAACCGATTTCCTCGCTATTGACGGAGACCTTGATGATTTGTTGGTTATTGAAGACTTCGCCACACCTGCCCCGCAGGTGGCGGTACAGGAACCCGTAGTCAATCCTTTCAGTGAAGCGAGACTCAAACTGGAACAGTTGCTTTTACGCAACGACCTCAGTCCTCAGCAGATTGTCACAAAAGCACACGACATTGCGTTATCAGTTGGTCGTGAGAAGCCGATGGATTTTGGCAGACTCGTTAGTTGGGACTCGTTTGTTAAAGAAAGTAGTGATGACTCATATGATTGGGTTATTGATGATTTGATTGAGCGCACTGAGCGTGTTATTGTTGTGGCGGCTGAAGGCGTTGGAAAGACAATGCTTGCTAGACAGATTGCCATACTCTCGGGTTGCGGAGTACACCCGTTCACTTATCAGCGAATGAAACAAATCAGAACGCTGACGATTGACTTGGAAAACCCTGAACGCATTATTCGCCGTACATCACGAAGCATCTACGGTGCTGCGATGGGGCGGGGCTACACGAACTCGCCGACAGCAGAACTTCTTGTAAAACCATCAGGGTTTGACTTGATGAAGCCTGAAGATAGACAGGCATTAGAGCAAGCAATTGAGGAAGCAAAACCCGAACTTCTCGTTATGGGTCCGCTGTACAAAGCGTTCGTAGACCCAGGTGGTCGCACGGCAGAAGCAGTTGCTATTGAGGTTGCTAAGTATCTTGACTATGTGCGAGATACATACAAATGTGCATTGTGGCTGGAACACCACGCTCCATTGGGAGAAAGTATGACCAATCGTCAATTGCGCCCGTTCGGCTCCGCTGTGTGGTCCCGTTGGCCAGAGTTCGGCATCTCCCTTACACCCGACATTTCTTCAGGAACTGCCTACACATATGATGTCAAGCATTTCCGAGGTGCTCGTGACGATAGGCCTTGGCCTACTAGAATTAGGAGAGGGAAATTATTCCCTTTTGAGGTCATTGAGTACGCTAAGGTAAATAAATGAGCGAACAACGCAGTAACAAGGTAATGACTAAAGAGTACCTTGCCGAAAGAGACTTGCGTATTTTCAAGATGCGTCAGGCTGGCGTTTCTGTAGCCGAGATTGCTAGAAGGTTTGACATCTCGTCTGCGTCTGTGAACAGAGCGGTACAAAGACAGTTGGAGAAACTCAACAAGGAAGCACTGATGGCTTATCCTGAAGTTCTCCGTATGGAACTGGAACGCCTAGACAACCTACAAGCGGCTATTTGGCCCCTAACACAGCATCGCAAGGTCAAGATGGATGACGGGACTGAGGTGGCCGTAGAACCAGACCTGAAGGCTATTCAGCAGGTTTTGTCCATTATGGACAGGCGCACAAAGTTGCTCGGCATGGAGGCAACAAACATCAATGTACAGATGGATGTTCGTGGTAGCGAAACAGTCAAGGCGAGTCTCGCTGGTGAAGCAAACAAGGCTGCCGCCATTGATGCTTTTGACCCAGAAACAGAAGCCAGAAAACTTTTGGAACTCATGGGCGCATCTGGCGTATTGCCTCCATCTGCGGTTGCTGGTATCCTCGGTGAAGCACCAATTCAGGAAGCGGAAGTGGTTGAAGATGAGTGACGAACAAGAATTTGACAATTTAGTATCGGCTATTGAACGAGAGGCGCAATCTGCCGATAAGGCTATTGCTCATGAGATTTCTCCTGAGGATGGCCCCGCTGGAAAGAACATACTCATCCGTCTTACAGAGAAAGACAGAGAGAGATGGAAGGAAGCCGCAGAAAAGATGGGCGTAACCGTTTCTCAAATGATTAGAGATACGGTCAACGCTAAAGTTCAGGATGTAATTGATTGTTCACACCCAATCAGTAGTCGTAGATACTACCCGTGGTCTGAATTTTGTCTAGCCTGTGGGACTAGACTTCGGTGAATGCGCCCGTACAGGTATCTGTCGCTGTGACGGCTCGCAGGTATGCAATTTGCAAAAAGTGTCCCCATATGAGAAAATGGCGCAAGACATGCAAGGTTTGCGGTTGCCTCTTGCTTACTAAGGTAAAGTTTGAGCAGGAATCTTGCCCGATTGGAAAGTGGTAGTTATGGTAGAGATACTTATTGCGGTGATTTGTGTATGGATGTTGGTTTTAAACTACTTCATTCTAAAACTAGCAAAAGCATCAAAAGTTCACGAACGCCACATCTTTGAGATGACTTCTAAAATTCGTGGCTTGAAACTCGCCGTCAAAATTCTCGGGGCTCGTCGCTTCGTAGACGCTGATTAGTTTCTGGCTCTACGGGAAGCATTCGCTGCACTTCGTGTATTTGCAACAAACTGATTGCCTGCCCGACTTCCCGTGATTTTCTTACGATTCGTCGCTGCCCTCTGCGCTGGTGTAAGACGACTCCAAGCAGAAGAGGGAAGATAGCGACGAGTGCCACCTTTACGAATCGCTGGTTTACCATCTGAAGTTCTCCACTTCTCTCTTGTCCACTTCTTTAGTGAACGCTGTGTTTTGCGAACACCGCCTCTGTAGCCACCGCCCGCTTTGCGATACTCCAATGCTACCAACTGTGCTTTGCGAGCAGACCACTGACCTGGCTTACCACCCTTACTGCCAGCCATAATTCTATTCTTAATGCGCTCACGCAACTCTGGCTTTGTGTACTTTAGTGACTTGATATCAAATGACGGGGCCTCATTAATGAACGACTTCGTGGACACATTGACCCATTCAAGAGTCTTGCCTCTGACTTCTCTTTCTTGTTTTGGTGGTTCTTCCCAATAACCACGAGAGAGAACAACATCAACTTCAACATAAAGTTTGTCGTTTGAATTTCCCTTAATAATGTAGCCAATTCGTGTTTTTTTGCCATTTTCTTCTTCGTCATGGGTGTAGAAGAGTTTGTCACTACCACGAACTGCTATTAGTTCTTTTCTCATACTACTGCTTCAATTTCTTCTTCTGGTAAAACATTACCACCGTTCCATGTATCAATAATTTCTCCTTCTCTTATTGGAACAACCCGTATTCCTACTCTTGCAAGCCTTCCACTAATTGACTCAAAATCTTCTTCTGAAATCACATTGCTCTGTTCCCAGTCCCAGTCATTTTGTTCACCTACATTGACTACCACATAGTCAACATCACCAAGGCTAACGCCTCCGTGTATCTGTGCTTCTGCATACAGTGTTGCTCCTGGCTCAGCAGATGCATCAACGCTAGGAACACCCATAGGAGACGGAATCAATCCTGTTGAGAGACTGTCATGTGTTGTGTATGTTGAGCGTGAATGTGTATCTCTCTTGAGAACAAACTGAATTTCACCATACTGCTGTATGTCTTTAAGTCTTCTTTCATCAAGAAACCCGCCTTCGCTCAGATAGCCATAAACGGGGCGCATCTCTGGTGCAGTGCTTGGGTGATAACCAAAGTGTGCAACATCTGTTTGCATTCTTCCTGATGGATGAAGAGTGCCACGAGAAGACCTTGTTTCAAATTGTGTTTTAAATCTCCCGTCTTCTATTAACTTGTCAAGAAGTTCAATCGGGAAGGCAATTGCTATATCTGATTTGTCAAGCGCTCTTTCTGAATTCTTAAGTCTACCTTCAGAACTCCAGATTTCTGGTCTTGTAAGTATTTGGTAATCATAAACGCGTCTGTCTCTAAGGTGTTGAATTATTCCTTCAGTAACAATATCTACATCATCAGGGCTAAGACCAGCAGAAATAAATTCACTATTCATAGCGAATTGAAGTTCATCATATGTATTCCTCTCTCCTTGACCCATTACCTGATTAGCCAATTCATAAAATTTTTTATTTGCTTCACGAATTTCATCTGTCAACGGAATATTTAACCTAGCCCGTCTGTCTGCTTCGTCTAGTAGGTCTTTATTTTCTTCTCTAAACGCTGATGCTTCTTTCATTTTTTCAGCACGAGAATTTACAATCCTGTCGTACTCTACCTGTGTCTTCGGTGGCATTGTTCCTGGGCGCAGGATAGACAATGGGCGACCAGTGGCTTTGGCTTCTTCGGGGCTATCCGTCGGCTGAAGTTGTCTAGATGAAGAAGCAAGACCACCAGTAATTGATGCTCTCACGATATCGTTTGTTGCTATGAATTCTCTTTGAGCATTGGTTGAATCGTTGTAGGATACATCGGAGTTTGGTTTTGATGTGTTTCGCTTCTCAATGAGAGATACTAATTCAGCAACAACATCGTCATCTTCATAAATGATGCCGCTGGAAATACTTTCAAGTATGTACCAATTATCTGGGTCCTGCTCCATGAACTCTTCACGAGTGGGGGTAAATTCACCTTTGATTCTGCTTGCTTCAAGATTTTGGTACCAAGAAAGTTTAACTCTATTTAATTTTTCTTTAGATATGTCGTTTTCTTGTGCCCATCTATCCATAAGAGAAAACATAAAGAGCATATTCGCCCATTCGCCGTGTCTGTCAAACCCTCTACCAGTCCCAACATGGCCCCAAACATCATGAGCGTCTAGGAACTCGTCAACTCCCGAAAACTGACTTACTTGATTGAGGTTTTGTAATGCGTTTAGCCACATAAATATGTATGTGCTATTTCCGTCACTTCTAGTTACACTGGCTGGCTTATAACCATCGCTGGGAGAATTATCTTTTGCTATTTTATTAAGCAAATTGAGCGACCATGCAGAGAACGAGTCTGAGTCTCTGACTGTTTGAGAAAATCTAACATCATACTGTTGTTGTTCTGACCTATTTCTCCAGTATTCAGATAAACCAGACTTTTTAATTTTTTCTGTTAACTTCTTATATACCTCACGGATTTGTTCTAACTGTTCACCACTTGGTCTAGACACAGATGACCAATCGGTATCAGAGTCTCCCTCTTTCACTAAAAGTGGATGTGGTTCTGCATAGGCGTATGGAATACCATCTTCTCCGACTGCTACACGAATAGAATTAAGCAAGCGTTCTCTATCGTTGGATAGCGCAGGGAGTAAATCAACTTCTTGAAAGTCAATTCCCATCTTGGAAAGAGTTCCGATTATGTCACTAGGAAGTATTGACTCAAGAATGCTTCTTTCGTTATCTGTAAGTTCCAGTTCTTTAACGATTGATTCTGTGTCAACACTGATTGGATTTATTCTGTCAGTTCTGGAAGCCAGACCTGTTCTAGAAGCCAGACCATTGCGTTGAACTATGTCGGAAACTTGATTCTGAACATTGCCGACGACACGGGACTGCTGTGGTGTCAATCTCGTAGAAGCAAGACCGCCACGACGGCGCTCCTTGTCCTGTTCAATAACAATGTCTACCCATCCAGCCCATGTGTCGCTGGCAGGATTGGTTCTTTTATCATTGTTGTCGGCAATCAAGGAGGCGATAGGTGTGTGTTTACCAACAAGGTGTGTCTCGCCAATAGAGTTCTCTTCCATAGCGTCTTCGCCTATTTTTACCCTAAACAAGTGAATACCAGTAAACGGAGATTTGGCAAGATTGTCTCCCCATTGTTCTGAGTCCTCTTCTGCGTATCTTCCTCCGTATGAACTGAACAACTCTTGGGACATGGAGGCTCTATATGTACTGGTGTACTGATAGTCGTCAGCAATCAACTGGTCGGCTATCTTGTCCAGCCTAGAAAGAATTTTGTTTTCAGAGTCTATTTGATTATTAATCATGCTGATTTTGTATGCGTCGGCAGTTGCTGTCGGGACATCACCGTCACGGCGAGAGACTCCGAATAGGAGTCTTGCTCTTCCTCCTCTCCACGGGTTTTGGGGGTCGCTTCTACCTATCGCTTCAAAGTCAATAACACCATCTCGTTCAGCCTGTAGTTTCATTTCTTCTAAAATAGATAGGTCTCTTCTTGCGTCGTTACGCTTGCCTACTATAAATCTTGCTGTCTCTTCATTTACCCGACGAGTATTACCAGCGGCTACTGCTCCTAACTGTCCTCGTGAACGAGCGGGGTCTAGTTGCCCACCAACCAAGTTACTTGCGCCCCAGTGGAGAACATATATGTAACCTTCGTCATCTTTATATATGGCGTCACGCTCATTTGCGGTCATTGACTTAATCAGTGCGTGTCTTCTGCGAAGTTCGTCTGCTAATTCTTCGTCAGCGAGAAGTTCATCAATTGAGAAACTGTTATTGTTTTGCTCTCTTTTTTCAAGGAAATCAAGTTTTTGTTTCAGAGTGTCTAGTTCTCTCTCTGCTTCTTCAATCTGTGATTTTCTTGTAAAGCCAGCAGAGTTAATATCATTTATAAGTTTCTGCTTTAATTGCTCAAATGTTTGACCTTCTTCAAGGCTTGCTTCAAGTTCTTCTCTTGTGTATGTGGTTGGCGGGTGGTTGCCATTCATATCTATGCGTATGTTCCACTTTTGACCTTCCCAGTTACCTGTCTCCTCAAATTCAGCCCCTGCTGAACGGAGTCTGTTGTTAAGGTCTTCAAGCGCATCAATTTCTTCCTGCTTACTAGCAATAGAGGCACGCAATTTTGTTTTCGCTCTTTCTGGAATATCTGAGTCGCTTCTTCGCATTGGGGCACTTGTTGACGCAAGACCTGGCATTGAACGCTCATCCATTGAACGACGAACTGCTTGGTTGGCTAGTTCTTCTGTTGGGTAGTCACCGAGATAGTCACGACCACGGTAAGCGCCCCATGACGGCTTGCCACCAACCGTGTAGCGACGGACATGGTGCTCGTCACCGCTCTTCATCAGGTTGCGAAGGTTTTGTATCGCTGTTCTGCGAGCAAACGCAGTACCCGCATCAACATCTCTGTTCAGGTGCTCGTCTACTATTTGTGTGAATGCCTTGTAGACACCAACTAATTCCATGTGGTTCATCTTGACTGGTAGTTGCTTTGACCGCTCAAGGAAGTCGTCTATCCACGGCAAATCAATTGTCTGACCGTAAACATCATCTCTGATTGGGTTAACGAGCAGGTAATCCCTACTCTCGTTAACCAACTTCATGAAATCGTCTCTAATTTCTAGGGGGATATCTATGTTTCTATCAAAACTAGAGGCACTCACAAGACCAGTGCGAATACCTTCTGTTGTTGTTCTGTATGGTTCTGACGGGTTTGGCATTTCACCGAACTCTTTTGCGCCCATCTCTTTGCGCTTAGCGTCAATCTTCTTAATTAAGCGTTGATTGCGAACCCGTGATGCTTCTGCGAGCACAGCAAAACGCGGACCCAATACTGGGTCGTCAGCAAACGACTCCGCAAGCCAAGATGCGTGCCCGAATGCTATTGGGTATTCACCCCTTGAGAGTTCCTCAACATCAATCCAGTTGAATTGGCTGGCGTCGTCGCCTGCCCGTACAACACTTGATTGTTCGTCACTTATGTCAAAACGAATACCCGCAACACGACCACCCTCTACGAAGCGAGGGTCCCAGTCTCTAGCGTCTATCTGTCCGAGTATTCTTCTGTCGGTTGCGTCTGTTGGTGAGATATTTACTTCTTCAAGCATCTCTCGTTCCGCTGTGTCGTAGAGGTCTTCGTTTTCGTCTTGTAGACCGCCAGGTAATGATAGTGCGCCACGGAATGGTCCTCTTTTGCGCTCAATAGTGAGGATTTCTTTCTTTCCGTCATTGCGTGTGCGTACAACAACTACATCGCCAGCCATAACCTTGTCGGTTTTTGACAAAGACCACTCGTTTGTTGACCATTCAATGTCGTCATTATCCATACTTTCATCATTAAATGCTTCCAATGAGACCTCGTGACGCTTTGCTCTATCTTCTATCCGTGAAGACGAAGCAAGACCACCAATTCTTGTCGGAATGTCAAACTTGTCTATTGCGTCATTGTCTGAACGAAGTTGGCGTGTGATTGATGAATATCTGTGTGTCTCAAAAGCAATATCGTCAATTGCTCTAGTCTTTTCGCCATATGTAGTGGCTTGCTCAAGGTTTTGACGGGCTTGTTTCACGCTGTTTAGCGACTCCGTCATATTGGCTGTTAGTACGGCGTTGCGTTTGTTCTTTCTCACCAGAGCGTCACTACCATCAAAACTTGAACCCAATGTTGGGTGGATAACCCGTGATTGTTCCAATTCAATAACTTCTAGACCGTTTTTGGTCTTGACGCTCTTGACGGTGAATTCACCCGCAGTCAATGCCTCAATCGGCATATCTACTATTCTTCCGTCTCTGTCTTTGGCTGGCTTGGTCACGGGTGCGTTTGCTACAGCAACACCTTCACGCAGTTTAAGTACGACATTTTTCTTGGTAGATGACAGACCTGATGAAATAGCGTCTGGTAAAGAAACTAAATCATCGGTTTTTGAGTATTTTACAATGTCGTCGTAGTTAGGACTAAATGAGGTTAACGGCATTGAGATTACAGAACCAATTTGTGGTTCAAATAAACCAGAACCCGTGTCAACATTTCTCACCGAACGATACAGTGGTGCGTCAGAGGAGTATCCGCCCTCTGCGATTTCCTTCATTGCGGAAATGGTGAACATAGTAGAGCGTTGTACTTCTTCTTTTGATTGTTCGTTTGCGCTGTTTACTGAACCCGAAAGCAGGTATTGGTTCGTATCCGACCCGTAAGAGTTGTCCCTATCTTCTCTGTCAATGCCATCAATGCCCATTATTTGACTTGAAATAAAACGCATTCTCCAGTTTTCTACCCCATCAACCCATTGTTCGTAAACCTTATCCATAGCCAAAGGTTTTTCGTTCATTGAGAATGTGTAGTCGCCAATTGTTGCTGTGGTTAGTCCGTCTCGTACATACACTGAATCTTTTTGCGAGTGAGCCCGCTGAGCCTTCGGGAATGAGTCTTTATGAGAAGAAACTCTCTTATCAACACTAGATATCGCTATTTGTTTCTTTGCGCTACTTGAAGCGAGTCCTTGTCTTGCTTCCCACGGCTTTTGGTACGGAGAAATATCAGGACTTGATTTCAACCCGAAAACATATGCCATTGCGTGTTCAAGTTCTGGTGTTAGATACTGCGCTCTTATGTTTTGATTTGGTGTTGTAAAAAGTACATTTAGTTCCGCAAATTGTTCCTGACGGTTGAAGTTTCCGTACTGAACACGAAGCAAAGGCAATAGGTCGCTTGTTAAAAACGGATAAAGAGTATTTATTTCTTCAAGAAGGTCATCACCGAAACTTGGTCTCCACCTATCACGACCACTGCTTCTATCTATAAGCGTAGCGGTGTAGGTATTCATCATATCTTCAAAGTCTTGGGCTGCCTTATCACCTAGTGTGCGTTGAACTTGTTTTTTTGCGTTAGCAATGATGTAACCAGAACTTTTTGCTGATGAGTAAGGAATAAAAGATGTTTTATCAAAGGAATCTTTAATAAACTTTCCAATATTCATTGCTTCTGGGTTACCAGGAAATAGATACGACATTCTGTCGGCTCTACTTCCAAGAACTCCACTTTTCTTTGCGTAAGAAAGTCCGACCACCCGACTCCAGAAAGAGTGAGCCCATTCGTGATGAATAATTCCTTCTGGTGACAAATCAACATTGAGCAAATACGGAGTGCTACCTGGCTCTGGTACACCATAAGCAATGCGATTGTCAGCAGTTTCAAACATTGAAAGATATGGACTTACTTCTCCTGATTGTGAAGGACTCCTAAACGGGCTTGAATCAAAGTTTAAAAATATTCCGAAAGGACCCATTGACCACCCACCAGTTTCACCACTCCTAACAAGGGGTGACAAAACGGTAGGACCTAGTAATTTTTCTAACTCCCGTGCTTGCTCAATAGCATCAGGGTCTGTGCCAATGAAACCCGAAGAACCAAATGTTCTGATTTGCCAAGCGAATAATGGAGATGCGTCTAACGCTCTTTTCAAATACTCTCTTACCCTGTCAACACCTTTTGGTGAAAAATCAGGAAACAACATACCATTAGGAGAACCATATCCAAGAAATTGTTCTTCAAAAATATCTTTCAATACAGCAAGTTGAGTAGGCGTGAATTGCGAAGCGTCTTGACCGTAAAGAAGGTTCATCAAGAAAAGATTGAAGGCATCAGTCTCGCTTCTTACGGAAAGAATGTCTGAAATCTCATCATTTGTTGCGTCTTTCAGATAATCACGACCACCTATTGGGCTCAACTCTGATTCTGCGCTAAACAAGTTCGGTATTATTCTGTCGCCCGAACTGTCTCGTGGAATAGAGAATGACGCCAAGCCTGCCCGTGACTCGTCTATGCCACCTGCGATATCACGCTCATACGAGTACGGCTTACCGATAATGTCAAAAATGTCCTCCCGTAAGGCAGGGCTAACTTTGTCTCTGAAACTTGCGTCGTTAATAAGTATGCCCGAAACGCCCTCTGCGAACGCTTCTGCTGGCATTGTTTGACCGTATTGAGTCATTGCGTGTGGATAGCCGTTCCATCTTTGTTGTTTGCCGTCTGCGACTCTTTTGCCAAACTTTTTTGCGCCGATTAGGCGACTTGTGAACTTATCTTTTCCGACATCTACGCCTAAGTCGCCGAGAACTTTCCATACACCCGTGAGACCTGCGTCGTGTTCCCAAGTGTTTGAAAACCAGAATGTAGCAAGCCTTCTTACTTCTGGGTCTGGGTGATTGGTTATTGCGAGTCTATTTATGTAGTGCCCCCATTCGTGAGCAAGTAACGCATCTTCACGAGTGGACATCATAAACTGTTCGGTGTTTTTTAGTTTAGGAGAGTTAGGTTCTACGGCGTTTGTAATTCTGCCTGCGACAAGTTCTTGACGAACATCTTGGTTCACAATGATTGCTGGGAAGCCTTCTATCATTGACACTGCGTTAGTGTTGTCGCCGTCGTCCCATTCGGCACCACGCTTGGTAATCAGTAGCGGTGGAAATCCGTGACGCTCTACTGCTTCTCTAAATAGTCGGTTGTTTGCGAGAGCACCCGTGAGTGCTTGGCGCATTTCTTCCACAATTACTGGAGAAAAGTCAAGCGCCTCAACGCCGTCTTTTATGACACTCTTTATTGCGTCTGGTCTAACGCTCTTGTCGTCATCATCAAATGCCATAAGTGCTTGGTGTTCTTCTAACGCAAGCATTGCTTCCGCTATGTTTGACGGCACAATAAGGCTCGCCATTTCTGCTGGCTCAAGCCCTCTCATACCACTACCCGTGGTGCTCTGGCGATTTCCACTAGACGACGCTAGACCGCCACTGCGAACGCCTAAGAATACGCTCTCCACCATTTCAGCGCCTGCTGTATTCAGTAGTTCTCTAGTCTTTTTGTTTGGAGAGAAGTAGGCGGCGATTGACTCTCCTACAAACTCAACGGGTGAGGTCGTGCCATAACCTGTCTTGACAAACGGTATGTCATCAGTTGGTGGGTCTATCTTGTCATCACTAATAGAAGCGTCTGCGAAGTATCTGTAAAAGTCTCGCAGACCACCTGTACGAAGCGACTCCTCTGTTTGCCATTGTGGCGTAAGGTAAGACCACGAGTCGCCATACAGAAGGCTTGCTATCTGTCTTGTCTCTGCGTTGGGGTGATAGTCCGATGTGAGCCTATGTAGGTAGTGTCCCCATTCGTGCGTTACCGTATCCTCTGCGCTTTCACCTGTGACCCACCGCTTGACTCCCCTGATAGGCAGTGCGTTCATAGTGTTCATAAACCTATTGCCACCTACTGCGCCAATCAACTTTGACAGTTTCTTGTTTGTAGATTTTGAGTCAATAAGTATTGAGTCGGTCATAAAGATACCTGAGAAACTATTGTCACCTGTAACCATTGCTATTGGTGGCGCACCAAACCTGTCCCACGAAGCCCGTAAGGCAGGGCGGTCATCTAGCATTTTCTCAACTATCTGACGCAGTTCTTCAACATCATCAGCGTCAAACGATACGGCATCATAGAGGTCATCAATTCGCAGTTGTCCTCTACTGTGTTGTAGGCGTTGCTCTGTGAATGCGATTGGAGTATCAGGCACGACACGCTCTGCTACTTCTCTATTACTAAGACCTACTAGTTGTGACTTGCCATTAGAAAAGATACCCGTGGCACCTCCTGCGCTTGCGAGTCCTCCTCTAATTGTTGAGGCAATGTTAGATAATACTGCTGGTCTCTCAAACGGAGTTGAGTCTTGTACGAGACCGTCACCGTCGCCGTCTTCAGCGTTCGGGTCATAAACCGCTGCGCCTCTTGCTAGTGAACCAATGTTTGCGCCTAGTGCTTTGTACTGTACGCCTTTGTCGTTATCTCTTGACGAACGACGACGCATACGACTTGATTCATCAGGATTGATTTCATACGAGAAAGGCATTGACTTATTGTAGAACACCTATCACGATAGTGTATGAAGGTGTTACGAATGACTAGTGATTGTGTGTGTATTTGTTTGTGTGTGTGTTTTTGTTTGTGTCGTGAGCAGTGCCATACGAGCGTGTGCGGTTGCGATTACGAATCACTCTTAGCACATCTGTAATCGTTTGTCAAGTATTAGGTGAAACTATTTTTTGACCTCGTGAGCAGGTATCGTTATGCCACTGTCGTTGGCTTGACTTTATCCACAGACTTGTTCACAGCCTGTGGATAACTTTGTCCACACCCTTATACACAGCCTGTGGACAACCACACTGAGTGGCTGGCGGTCACTGTCCGTAACCCACATCTCGGGGCTTTTTCTGGACACATAGGGCGCGCGTGGGGGGACCAGTACAGGTTTTTGAGGTTCCCTCATCATCAGAAAGATTTATCTAAACCGCATGGGGTCTGGCGTGGTATTTAAGTCGTGTGTGCGGCGAGCGTGTATGACTCTCGTGTCGTAGTTGTTGTTCTCCACTACCGTATTCTTGCCGTTTTAGCGTACATGGTAGGGATTACAGGGCCGTTTATCCGTTTTCGCATTTTACAGGGACCCCCTAAAATACAAAATAGCGTTGTGTGGTGGTGGATAAATTTATCTAATGTGTTGTGAAAAAACATCATGAATGGTAGAGTATGTGAATGGCTATTAGAACTTTTGTTATTGCAGATACCCACTGGAGCCAAGAGAGCGTGTGCGAGTATTCAAAGAAGCACGACAACAAGATGCGTCCGTGGGATTCCGCCGAAGAGATGGACGAGGCGATGATTGAGTTGTGGAACGAAACTGTGCGCCCCAAGGATAAGGTGATTCATCTTGGTGATGTGTCGCCCTATGAGAGCGGTGTGCGGATTACTGGCTATTTACATGGTAGGCACACTCTAATAAAGGGCAACTACGACAGACTTTCTCTTTCACTGTATGCCGAGTACTTTGATGACATATTTGGCTGCTTGTCTCTGGATAGATTTATCTTAAGTCACATACCAGTATCCGACCATCAGAAGTACAGGTATAGAGGGAACATCCATGGACATCTTCACTGCGAGTCCTTAGAAGACCCTTGGTATCAGTGTGTAAGCGTTGAGCAGACAGAATTTAAACCAATCTTGCTTGATGAGGTAAAAGCACGATACGATGTCCGCAATGCCTGAATTAAACGCTAACACGCCACCCATTCACTGTTATGTGAGAGGGAACTTCCTGACAAACCAAAAACATAGTCACGACCTAAAGTTTCCTGTTGTTATCTTTGGTGTTGCGTCTATAACCGACAGGGCACCAGTTTTCCACTTCTTGATGGAAGATGGGGGGATTTGGTGGAGAGCGCCAATTAATGCTTTCTGCATGTACGAGGACAGCCCTATTGTGGACATTCATGACTTAGTAATGTGGAACTGCTTCTCTCCGTACATCACCGTTACAACATTTGAACATATGCGAGGTAGGTCAATGACTTATGTTGACCGCCACAGAAAAGATGTGAATGGTAAGTACATGTTCACTCTTGACTGGCACCACCCAGATAACAACATTGTTGACTCTAATTACTCAATAAATTCAGCCAACCACAAGTGCGGTCATGTTATTGAGCGTGAAGATGGCAACTTTGCTATCCAACCAAACAATCGTGTCCACCTTTGGGACCCCTCCCACACAACCAAGAAGGGCGTTCATCTAATTGACCGTGAAGTAAGTGACTATATTTGGGGCGTAGAAGACGGCTCTAAATGGCTCACCTCTGACGATAATTTGTATCACTACGACATTCAGGATGTGGAAAATGGCTGATTACGATTTTGGCTCCACTGGAATCCAAATTAAAGGCGGAGATTCCTACCATGTTGTTAAAGTCTTCAACAAAGATGAGTGGCTTCTTCTTCGTAAGCGAGATGGGCAGTTCTATCAGGCTGCATCCTTTGTTTCCCCAGATGAGGCTCGTGCATTTATAAATGCATGCGATTTGACTCTGGATAAAATTAAATGAAATACGCTGTTTATGTGTATTCAAAAAAAAAAATCTTACAATAGATAAGGAAAATAAAAAATGAAAAAATTACTTGCAGTTGCTCTTATTACATTAAGTGTTTCCGCTTGTGGAACCAGAACGGTTGTCGTTGAAAAGGAGCCAGAAATTACTACGGCACCTGTTCAGGATGTGCCGCAAAGCAGTTCAGAGAGAGAGCAAAACTTTCTTAATGGATTAACCTCTAGCCACCCAACACAGGTGTCACGACTTGGTAAAGCAGGTGTGCTGAATCTCGGTCTCTTGACATGCGAGACAATTGATGAAGGCTCTACGCTCGCAGATTTTGTTCAAATGGCTGAGGACACTGGTGTTGATGCTGGATTTATTGGTGCACTAATTCGTGAAGCGGTTGAAAACTTTTGCCCCCAAAACCAATGGTTTATTGATTCCGCACTAAATAGCGGAGCCTAAAAACTGGGAGAGGTGACCGAGTGGCCGAAGGTACTTGTCTTGAAAACAAGCGTAGGTTTACGCCTACCGTGGGTTCAAATCCCACTCTCTCCGCATTATGAACAAAGAATACGAACAAGCATTAAAAATGATTGCAGACGCAATCACCAATAAAGAATTAACTCCTAAGCAACACAAGATGATGGACGACAAACTTAGGTCTGGATGGCCAGAGTTGTGGCGTGCAGTTCACTATGCTGCTGATGTTTATAAGGAAAACAATGATTAGTATTCTTGTAGACCTTGAGCCCGTAATCCAAATTTGGGTTTTGGGTACTTTAATATTCTATAAATACATGAAATTTACTGGCATTTTTTCAACTGCAAACCAAGCAAATAGGTAACGAGTTCATCCATGCTACGCAAATCAGACTTACTGACAATATAAAAATTGTCGGTCAGTTTCTGTTTTTTATCATACAGACTTTTTTTAGCCCATCTATTTTTTGATGATGGTCCAACTGCAAGCATCGCTCCAGTCGGTTTGCTTCTGAGTATGTAGGCAACTGGCTTAGTTATCTTGTCTTCATAACTACTAACTGTGTCAACAATTGTTGTTGGAAACGGAAACTCTTTTGGTTCCCAGGAAAAATTAATGCTGACATTTTTTACTTCAAGAACATGTGGGATAAGGTTCAAGATTATGTCCTGCTCCTCAAGTGTCAATTTTCTACGCTCTTCTGCTGTTTTTGCAATTTGAAGTTCTGGAACCGTACATGGAATACCTCTATCGGTTAAGTATTTGGCAACAATTTTATTGTAAGAGTGACCTTCCGTAAAGGCTTTTATATAGTCGTAAGTCATGTTTCTGTCCTTGATTCCTGACACAGTTTATGTGTATTGTTTCATACATGCCCTCGTGGCGCAATGGATAGCGCAACGGACTTCTAATCCGCAGGTTGTAGGTTCAAATCCTGCCGAGGGCGCGAATATCACTTAGAAAGAAGTTTCTTGCCTATTGGTGTAACCTTTATACCTCTAGAGATACCTTCGGTAATAACTATGATTCCATCGTCATGATATTTACGAAGAATCTTATAAATGGTTGAAGATGAAGAAACACCAACAAAAGAACCTATTTCCCGCATAGTGGGAGGATATCCATTTTCTTTTGTGTATTTACCAATGAATTCAACTACCTGTTTTTGCCGATTGTTTTGCACTTTGTAATTCCTTTCTAAGGTTTTCTCGTTTTATTGTTCTACGAATAGATGCTCTTTTTGAGCGTAGATTGTCAACAAACTTTTCACGATGTTCATTCATGTAAACGGCAATATGGTATTCAGGTCCCCATATGTATGCTGGATGAAGACCAAGTTTTGCTGAAAGATTTTCGGCATGATAGAGAGTTATTCCCTCTTGCATCCATCTATATATTGACTTTCTGGGTACGGAAATAGTTAGGGCTAAATGCGCTATTGCATGCTCAGTGTCTTGTAGTTGTTCTTCTCTCAGAAGTCTAAACATAGGTTCAATAGATAAAAGTATTTGTGGGGGGACTGGGGGTAGATGTTTGTATATGTCTTTCACTATTTTCCTAAATCTATGCCATATATTTTGCGAAAATCAGACTTGATTGGTTTGATTGCTTTTGGAGTTCCGTGCGTGGTATAGATGCGCCCACCTATATTGGAAGGTGGATAAATTCGGTAAACATTAGATTTTGTAACTTCAACACGAAATCCAATGCTTTCAATCTCTTTTAGAAGGGCTTTAAATTCTTTATTCCCGTGAGTTCTTGCCATTTTCTTTCCTTTACGCAGTAAAAAGAAGGGTACAAACGGGGGCAATAAAAAACAACCCTCAAGCGAACAAATTTTCGCCTAAGGGTTGTTTTTGTTGAGATATTTACTTTTTAAGCCAAGAAAACAGTTTCTTGAGAAGTCCCTTTTTGTTCTTTGCAATCTCTTTTGAAATTTTTTCTGCAATTTCGTTCACGACTTCTTCGGCCTTGTCTGCAGCATCTTCAATGATTTCAATAGCCTTATCTTCGTAGGCGTCAACATCAATACCGTGCTCTTCGGCAATCGCTTCCACTTTCGCATAAGCCTTCTTGACTGCATCCTTTTTAGGTGCAGTCTTCTTTGCTGTTGGCTTCTTCTTGGGGGCAGCCTTCTTTGCTGAAGTCTTCTTCTTCGCTGGAGCCTTCTTGGCTGCCTTCTTCTTTTCGGTTGGTTTTTGTACTGCCATTTTCCTGTCCTGTGATGTTGAAATTTTTACACTTATGTATCACAAACTATAGCATGTTCATGAACTAGTGTATGTACATGGACGACACCTATCCAGATGAATTTTCAAAAATTGCACTAGCATTGACATCCGCTCAATTAGCCAAACAAGACTTTGTTGGCGAATCGGGAATCGGTGAAGATTTGGCATTTAATTTCATAGGCTGGAAAAGCGGAAAAATATTAACTATCGCTCAATTGGGTAAAGACCACATGAAAGAACCGCCAATTGACAGACTTCAAAGATGCGCTGGCATGTTAAGAGTTATGAAAGGTTTTTGGGAGATAGATAGCATCTCAATGGTGGCCGAAGGTTACTGTTCGCCAGATATTGAGAAAACAAGAGGTTTAGATTTGCAGAAAGCATATCTTGATGATTCAACTGGTGTTGCGGAATGCATAACCATAACCCATGCTGAACCAGATGATTTTGGTGATGTTGAACTCACTCTTGTGTCAACAAGTTATGAGTACAGGGCTAATAGTAAAATGCACTTTAAGCCAATAACGGTTTATCCAAATGGAGCAGTAAAAACACTTCGTGACAAGAGTTATCCAGCATTACTGTACAAAACAGTACTAGAGGATTATGTGGTTAACGAAAAAGACGAAGATGAAGCAGCGGAATCAATAAATAAAATGGGATTTCATCTTCAAGTGTTTTATTAGTACCCCTGGGTGGAATTGAACCACCTTAACGACCTTATAAGAGTCGCGTCTTAACCAGTAGACGACAGGGGCGTGTTAAAATTGGCTATGTTTAGAGATTCATCTGTGGAAAAACTTGGGGATAACATTTCCATTTTAAGAGCAACTCGTGAGGCTTGTCCAGTGTGTGGACATCCTACTGGTGATTGCGATGGAGACAGTGGGCCACCACAGAAAATTGTTGGTCTTGGAAATGTTATTGAATCATTAAAAGAGTCACAGACAGTTCTTGTTGAAGAAAATATTTATGAAGACCGCCAAATTACACCGTTTACAAAAGCAAAAGTAATAATTCATCACAAGGGTTCCTACATAACCCTTGAGCAAGCAAAAAATTTGGGCATTGCTTAGACAGGGGCAATTGCTCATCTACCTGTATCATATACTTCTCGCAAGTTTAAAAAACAGAAAGTGGAGTATCAAGGTGTCTTCCTTTTTTTCATTCCGTCTATCAGAAGATTTCATAAACAGTTACAAAGATAAGAAATCTCCATTTGGTTATGTTGATGCGGGTGGAAATTCCGTTGGGGAAATTACTTTTCTTCGCACATACTCACGCTTAAAAGAAGATGGCACAAAAGAAACATGGGTTGATGTTTGTGAGCGTGTTATTAACGGCATGTACTCACTTCAAAAAGACCATTGCAAATCAAATCGTCTTCCGTGGAATGATTCAAAAGCGCAAGCCAGCGCAAAAGAAGCCTTTGAACGCCTCTTTCAGTTGAAGTGGACTCCACCAGGTCGTGGTCTTTGGGTTATGGGAACACCTTTGGTGAATGTTCAAAAGAACTCCGCTGCTCTTCAGAACTGTGCGTTTGTTTCAACTACCGAAATGACAAAGAACAACCCTGCAAAACCTTTTGCTTTTCTCATGGAAGCATCAATGCTTGGTGTTGGCGTTGGGTTTGACAATAAGGGCGCAGACAAAGACTTCACCATCTACGAACCAACAAAGCCAGCAGTTACCGAGGTGATTGAAGATAGCCGTGAAGGATGGGTTGCTTCACTTGTATCCATCATTAACTCATATTTAAAGGCCGACCAGAGTCCTGTTGAATTTGATTACTCTCTTATCCGTCCTGCTGGAACACCAATCAAAACATTTGGTGGAACAGCCGCAGGGCATGCGTCTCTTGAGCGCTTACATAACCACATTCGTTCAATGTTTAAGGGTCGCAACGGAGAAAAGTTAACACGAGTAGATATTGCTGATATCGGAAACATGATTGGTGTTTGTGTTGTTTCTGGAAATGTTCGTCGCTCTGCTGAATTACTAATTGGAAGTCTTGACGATAAAGATTTCTTAAACCTCAAAAACTCTGCAGTATTTCCTGAACGCAATTCATATGACGCAGATGCTCCAGGCTGGGGATGGATGTCAAACAACTCTGTAGAAACATCTGTCGGGAAAGACCTTTCTGGAATTGTTGAAGGGATTGCACTTAATGGAGAGCCTGGAGTTATTTGGCTTGACATGTCTCGCAAGTACGGTCGTTTGGTTGACCCAGTAAACAACAAGGACTGGCGTGTTGCTGGTTACAATCCATGTGCAGAGCAGTCTCTTGAGTCTTACGAATGTTGCACTCTTGTTGAAACATATCTGAACCGACATGAATCTTTGGACGACTACAAGCGCACACTCAAGTTTGCTTACTTGTACGCAAAGACCGTGACTCTTCTTCCTACACACTGGGAGGAGACAAACGCAATCATGCAGCGCAACCGTCGCATCGGTGCGTCAATGTCTGGTGTTGCAAACTTTGCTGACCGTGTAGGTATGCCAGTTCTTCGTGAATGGATGGATACTGGATACAACACGGTGAAAGCATACGATGTTTCTTACTCTGAGTGGCTTGGGATTCGTGAGTCAATCAAGATGACGACAGTAAAGCCTTCAGGGACTGTTTCAATCCTTGCTGGTGAGTCTCCTGGAGTTCACTGGACACCAGGCGGAAAGTTCTTCAACCGAGCAATCCGCTTCGCAAATGATGACCCAATGCTTCCTTTGTTCAAGATGGCTAACTACCGTGTTGAGCCAGCATCAGAGTCTCCAGATACAACCTCTGTCGTATTTTTTCCAATCAAGTCAGATGCGGAACGAGCAGAGAACGATGTAACTATCTTTGAGAAGATGTCTCTTGCTGCAGTTGCTCAGCGTTACTGGTCAGATAATTCGGTGTCGGTTACTATTTCTTTTGATGCAGAAAAAGAAAAAGAACATATAGGCACTGTTCTTCATATGTATGACGGTCAACTTAAGACTGTTTCATTTTTACCTCAAGGTAATTTCACTTATCCGCAAATGCCTTATACGCAGATAACTGAAGAGGAATATCTTGAAGAAACCAATAATCTTTTCCCTATTGACTTTACAGGTGTATACGCTGGAATGGCTGCCGATGCAATTGGGGAGTCTTATTGCACTACGGACTCCTGTGAGATAAAATTAATCAAGGACAATCAGGGGTAATTACGCATCCTGACCCCGTGTTGATGTATTATTTACAGAGAGCGCCGAAAGGCTAAAAAGAGAACATTAGGAGTTCAAATGTCAGCAATTATTGCACCACAAACCATTACCCTTACCATCCCAGGAACGCTTAGCACCAGCAGCATCGTTTCAGCAGTAATGCCTTTTAAGGGTGTTATTCTTGACGCTTATGTGGCTGTTACTACTGCTCCAGTAGGTTCCGCCTTGACTGCAGACCTCAAGGTTGGCAACGATGTGGCAGCAGCGTTTTCAATCGCAGCCGCTGGAACATCTGACCAAGGAACGCTTACTGCAGCAAATGTTGACTTCGCAAAGGGCGATATTGTGAGCCTTGATGTGTCAGCGGTTGGCTCAAGCACCGCAGGCGCAAACATGACTGTCACATTTACTGTTACCGAGGCTTCAGAGGCAACAAAGACCGCTGACCCTTCATACAACGACTAATAATCAAAACTAAAGAAAAACCCCGCCCTCTTAATTGAGTGGCGGGTTTTTTTTTATTATTTCTTTTTCTTAGAGTTTTCGTATCTCTCTAAAAGTCTTCTTCCTTTAGCGGCTAACGCTGCTGCGTCCGACCTGTCCTGAGGCACTGGTTCGCCCCATGCTGCGGCTGAAAGTGCAAGGCGCGTAGGACGACCCTTTTCGTCTTTCATGGGCCCAGAAGGGTTTGTGAAGAATCTGGTGAGGAATGAGCCTTTTCTGCGCAACTTCTCTGGCGTATCCGCTCTTCCTTTTACCCCAGGCTTAAGGTTTGCACCTTCTTTTCTCTTGAAGTATCTTCTACCAGCGGCAGTAAGGCCACCCTTGGGATTTTTTAATTTTGCCGATTTTGTCCCTAGTCCCATTTTTTGTCTTGCGTGCAGTTTGGAGACCTCATTATTAATGCTCTTTTTTTGAAATGCTTCACCATCAAATGACTCAACCAACCATTTGACTTGAGCAATATTTCCTATTGCTGTTCTGTCTTCAAAATGTCTATTAGCCCAAGACTCGCGAAGATTCAATACTTCAACCTGTTCTGGCGTTAATGCATAACCATCATTTCCTAGAATTTCCATTAAAATCTCATGGGCTTCGTCAGATTTTTGTCCGCCAGACATTGACCAAACTTCTGGATATTGATGCTTTAAGTCAAGGGAATAGTTAATGTCAAAAAAGGCCCACTTGCTTTCCGATACATGGTAGATGTCTTGCATTATTTACCTTCTCCATAAACGGCTTTTTTGGCTTCTTCAAAAGAATTTTCTGAATCCGAATTAAGAGCAATAGTCATAAAGTCGTGAAAGTCTTGTTGCCTTTTTCTGTCTGCTTGTATTGCTTTTTCAAACTCTTCAGGGCTTGCGTTAGGCGAAATCTTCATTACCCGACTCCCTGTCTTCCTGCTCTTTTTTTAGTTGATTCCACGGGTTATTGGGCGATTCGTGAAATGGCTTTGAAGGGCGTTTCAGGGATTCCATCATCTGTTCCCGACTAAACCCTATTGAGTTCTTTTTTACAAACTTAGCAAAACTATCTTTGTCTTTGAATGCGTCTCTATTCGGAGTCGTCATATCCATCCTCGTGTTTTATCGTTTTTCTTTTTGTCGGCAATTTTATATTATTGTCAACAGCCCAATCTTCAAAATCTTCAGGCGTTCCTCTTAGTTTACTAGCGTACTTAATGTACTCGTCAAGAGGCTCTTCTTCGTCTTTTCTAGGCATAACAATTCCTATTTGTCATAAACAAATTGTAGTCCATAAATGCGAAAGGCTCGGGTACTACTCTTTTCAGAGTTTCCCCGAGCCCACGCCTAAGGTAGCGTTAGGTCGCTGTTATTGATTATGCCGATGGGGCAGCGTCAAAGTCAACTTTCACGAACGACTCTGGACGCTTCACTGCAAGTGCCAAGCGCTGCTCTGCGAGCACCACGATGGCGTTGCGTACGAAGAAGTCTGAGTGCTGTTCCGAAATGCGGATTGAAGCCTGCTCGCGGTCGTACAACTGGGCACCTGTACCGAATGCGCCGACAAGTGCGGTGCCTTCTGGGATTGCAGGGGTCTCAACGACTGGCAAACGCCAAACCTTTGGCTCGCCACCCATTGCAACTGAAACTGCAACGAGGTACTGGCCATTGCCATCCTTGGTCAACTCAATGTCTTCCCAGTCGTTCGGGTGCAACACGACGCCTGATGGCTCGTAGTAAGCAAGGAATGAAAGGGTTGCTGCACGGCGGATTGCGTCTGCCTTGGTGTCTGACATGCCTGCTGTTGGTGAGTAGAAACCATCTGACCATGCGTATTCCTGGATACCAGTGGTCTGAAGAACACCAGTCAAGTTTTCGCCTGTGCCGTCGCCGTTAAGGATTTGAGCATCTTCCTGAAGACGGAGACCGTACATCAGTTCGTTGTCAATGATTGAACGCAACTGTGGCTCGTCTGCGAGCACATTGCGGTGTGCTGCTTCCCAGTGAGCGATGGTGCGAACTGGAGCCTGGTGGCCTTCAAACACCATTGACGACTGTGGCTTAGCAGCGAATGCTGTATTGCCAGAGTTACGCTCAGCAACGGTACCTGCGTTGTTCGTGCCACCACCAGCAGTGGTGAAGCCGAGCATGCGGAAGTATTCAATAACTGCAGCGGTTGTCGTACGGGTTGGGAAAAGGTCACGGACTCGCTTCACACGCTGTGGTGGGATAACGATTGGGTCACGCTGGATTGTTCCGAATTGTGCGTCTGCACCACGGCCCATTGTGCCTGATGGAAGGGCTGAGTAAACATCCTTCACATTAAATGCACCGTGTGTGGTGAGTGATGAGCCCAATTGGAATGGCGATGGCATGTTTGCACCATTGCGTCCACCTGCGAGGGCCTTGAATTCTGCTGAATCAAGGAACAATTGGCCGATTGAGTTTGAAGAACCAAGGCTCTTCACTGAGTATCCAGCGGCTGCTGCTGCTGCGATTGACTCTGCTGGTGCCTGTGAGCCCCAGTTGTCAACGGTGTTCATTGCCTCAAGACCCTCAATGAGGCCCTTGATTTCCTTGATGTCTTGCATGTTCTTGTCAAATGCGCTCTTTTGCTGAGCGTTGACAACAACAGTTCCATCTTCAATACGGAATGAGTCTGCAATTGCCTTGTTGTCGGCCATCTTGGCACGAAGGGCGGATTGCAATTCTGTAAGTCTTGCTTGGTCTGACATTATATTTTTTTCTCCTGGTAAAGGTTGTTTTTTTGGATATAGGAACGGCCCAGGTAAGCACCAAGCCCTGTATTAAAAATGATAACGCTAATTATGGTTGAGTAGTGGAAGTATGGTGTCTTTATTGTTGTTTTTTACTATTATGACATTAAGGGTAAAAATATAGTTTTGCTATACTTTTGTTAAAGAATTGTGTTAATTTTTATTCTTCATCTTCAATTGCATCTAGTAATTCTTTTATTTCTTCCTCTGACATTTTTGCAATTTCTTCTAGAGTAAACCCCTCGTTTGTTAGTTTTGAAATTTCCATTTCTGAAAATCCAATTTTTTTAGCAATTTCTTCTATTGTTACTTTGTCAGTTTCAATGCTAAATCTTCCAGATGTTAACTCTTCAAATCTTGATTCACCATTTGGTCCGTCAATCGGCGCTTTGGCAAACAATTTTTCTAAAACTTTAGGGTCGCTTGACAAAACCAGTTGTCTTAAATTTTTTGTATATCTTTTATCTGTTATTTTCTTTTTGTCAACATCTACGCCAAGAATCCATAATATGTCACCAACAATAGGGATGCCAGGCTTTCCTAGCCTTGATTGATGTGTATTTGTTCTACCAGATTTATACTTCATAAATGGCAAAACTTTTTCCTTAAAGAACTTTTGTATTTCGCTTCCTTCTGGAAAAGAAACCTTTATAACAGGACCGTATTCAACTGTGAACCCAGCGTTTTCTAGTCCCTTATATGCTTCGGCACCTGTGTAGGTGGAGGCGAGACCGCTACGACTATTTCCGTTTGCTGTTTCAACCCATCTATCTGCCCATTTTTTACCACCAGCAAACTCTTCAAACTTTCTGCTGTCAAATACCTCAAAATCTTCATCTCTTACTTTTTTGGCAATAAGTTTTGGTGAAGAGCCTTCTGGTATATCGTTATCCCAGAGATAAAATTCATCAAGTAAATCTTCTTCAAAAGCAGAACTTATAATTCTTGGAAGTGTGGCAGCCATATGGGATGTGTTATCTGGTATGTATCTACCTGTTTCTTCTGTTCTTTTTCTTATTCTTTGTGAGGCAACTCTTTGTGGAACATGAACCCAATGACCTCTTACCGACTCGCCTCGCGACCTGGCTTCTCTCATATGTTGAATTTGACGACGCGCTCCAGCACCCATGATTACCATGTTTAAATTATCGGCTGCTGAGTCGGATATAACTTTGTCTGTAACTACCTGAGACTCCCTGTGTACGGCACCTGCGCCAGCACCATCGTTGTATCCAACAAGTCCTTTTTTAATAAAATCAGGGTCAATAACCGCCGCTTCTTCGGAAGAAGGAACTAAACCTTTAGGAACCAGGTGTCCATCAAAGACAGTGCTTTTACCAGAACCTGTGTTTCCACCAATAATGTAGGTCACTCTCTGTTCGCTGCCATCATTCTTGGATTTAACCATGCTTCTGATAATTTTACCCATTGCTCTTCCACCTAGATTTCTAAATGGATTTGTTGGGCTTGCTTCTGGATTGTTTAGCCCATCAATGGTTACAGATTTTTGCGGTTTCGTCATTCGTTGTGGGCCTCTTCTTTGGCCTGCAACAGTTGTTCCAGTTCTTGATGCTAAGCCAGAAGCATTCCCAGGACCATCATATGCCCCAATTGGTTCTGCCCTAAAGTCATCAATTTCCGAAGGAGACATTGATGACATCCACTTTCTAATGGCGGAAATTTCTGAATTATCAAATTCTCTGTCTTGCACTTTCGGTTGACCAGAGGGGGGCTTTGGCGCGCCAGGAACATTAGGTCTTTCAAATGGCGTTCCATCTTGCAGTAAGCCGTCTTCATCTCCGTCAAAAGCATTAGGGTCAAATCGTGCAGAAACAAATCTTGCGGTATTACGCAGTTTGGGGCCTAGAGATTTTCCAAGCAGTTCTTCTGGAATGCTTTTTTTTCTTCTTTTTAATTCTTCGCGAACAACAGTTCTTACAACAGTGTTTCTTTTTTTTCCTTGATTTAATCTGCCAAGTGCAGTCATTCCCGTAAGATTGTTGTAATCACTCAAGTTTGTGCATGGCATCCAAACGGTTTTGCCACCTTTTGACATCCTTCTGCTAACACCAATACATCCAAGTTGTCGTGACCTTTTGCGAGCAGATTCAATATCAACAAAAACATCTGGGTCATTGTCTCTAGGCATATAAGCAGGCTGAATGCTCTTTGTTGACATATTGGGAGGAGTAGTGTTCCCGTATGTCATTGGTGGAATACTTCCTCCGCTTATTGCGTTTGCAGATGTCCTTGAGTTCCCAGAAACAAGCCCACCGCCTTCAAGAGTGTCAATACCGAGAATTCTTCGTTCTCTTAATTTTTCCCATCTTTTTTTGCGCTTCTTGCCTTTTGCTTTTCTTGCCGAAGACCATTTTTGAACATCGTCAAGAGACATTCTTGACTTTATTTCATTTGTCAGAATTAAAAATTGCTTAGTTGAAGAGCATGGCATCCATTCTCCAGTAGGCAATCTATGGGCACCAAAACATCCAAGTTCAGCAGATGCTCTTACTGCTGCAATCTGTTTAGAAAGTTCGCTTTCCATTACAGGACACCAAATGGGACTCCAGGAGAATCTTCGTCAAGTCCTTCTAACTCAAGAGCCTTTTCAAATGCTTCTACTTTTCCCTCATAGTCTTTTCCGTATCTTTTTTGATACAAACGAGCCTCTTCTATGTCATCTTCCCATTTGACATTAACAGTAGAAAACATTCTTTCAAATGCGTCTTCGTCTCCAGAACGCATCTTTGAAATGATTCTTTGTTCTTCTTTTAAAACATCATCCATAAACCCGTCACGCTTTTTGCGCGAGATGGTAAAAGGAGGAAAATCCATATATGAACTGTATTCTTCATGCTTTGTTTTCCACAAATCAAGTTGTTCTTTTGAGTATTTATTTTCCATTTTAACTACTTCTTAACTCCAGTTCCCCATGTTTGGACCAGATAGTCTCTTCTTGCTATAAGAGTATCTGCCAAATTCTTTGCTTCCGCACTGTCTGTTACGACATCGTTAACCATTTTTCTAATATCTGCGTCAGAAAGTGCTCCAATTGATGCTACTTGTCTAGCGATTTCTTGCGCTGGAATATCGCTAAAGTACATGGCACCCAAAGAATTAATGCCTGGAGCACGCAATGACTCCATTTCTCCAACTATTGGTCCAAACGCTGAGCCCTTTGAATCACCTCTTGCTCGGAAAAGACCAGCACCACCAGTATCAATGATGTACGCCTCCCCATCTGCGCCCATCTTAATATTGTCGCCATTGCCAGTACCGTCCCAGTTAGCCAACCATGCGCTTGCTACAAAAGTATCTTGAACAGACTTCTTCCACTTAGGATTTCTAACCTCGGCGCTATGATTAACGCTCCTTGAACCATCAAGCCATTCACTAAATACGCCTGGTCCAGATGATTGACCCGAAATGTGTGCAGTTCCTCCGCTATTTTTCGCAGCGCGGACACCTAGTCTTTCGTAAAGTTTTGACATCAGAACCTCGTTTTCAGCATGAAGTTGTGATTTTTGTTTCTTTACATAGAATTTTTTTCCATTTGGGTCTTCAAATTCTGCCCCAGGCTGAGAACCGCCTTGAGGCCCTACCTGTTTCCATGACTTGTTGTCAAGACTGCCAGAAGAACCGCCACCTTTGCGACTAGATTTTTTCACCTTGGTCTTTTTATCAGTTGCTTTAACACGCTCGCCCTTGCCAACCTTCTTGATATCAGCAAGAATCATTGGCTGATTTACTGCAACCATTGCGCCTCTGTTGTGCATAACAATTCTTCCATCTCCAAACCCAAAGTCAATTCCATCGTATCCCAGAAATCCAGCATGAACAGTTGCGTCAGCATCGGCCATTCTGTTTAAAAATTTCAAAGTCTCAATCGCTTGGTCTTTTTTAGCCGTTTCCTTGGGGCCAACTGTTTTCATCCAACTGAATACGCCTTGGTAAAGTTTGCCCCATTCCGTATTCCACACATCACTATCTGCTGGAATCATTTTACTAAGCGTCTCTTCAATTTCTTGAGCAAGTTCTTGAGCGTTGAGTTCTTTGTCCCATCTTCCGCCGCTTCCAGGCCCAGTTATATATGCATCAACAGCATTGTTTAAGATTCTATGGTGCTCTCTGAAAGAATTTGCTTGAGCGCTTGTTGCTATTCTGTCTTTTTTAACCATTCCTATAACGCCGTCAGCCTGTTTTCCGTCTTTACCACCGAAGTATGATTCCCATCCGCCGTCTTGATATGACCAGTATTCTCCAGCGCCAACAACTGCCATTCCTTGCCCTGGAACATGTCTTTTAGGACTGTTTAGCCAAATATCTGCGTAGGCTTCTTTTTCAAAGCCTCTTTTAATTGGAATCCATCCTTGTTCAATTAAGTCTGGAATTTCATCTTCTCTAATCCATGTTGGCAGCGCATTGTATGCGTTTCCGTTCCATAAACCCTTAAGTACTTTTTTGGCTCCCTCGTTTGTTACTACTGCTTCGCCTTTTGCACCCTTTCTCTTGGAAACTTTAAATTTTCCTGACATTCCAGCAAGAATTGAAACTGCTTTATCATCAATAACAATAGAACCATCTGGTTTTCTAAATGCGTGAAAATTCTTATTAAGCGTTGAGTTTACTTTTGACTCAATTGCTTCAGCATCTCGTCTTTTCTTAACATTGAGAAGGAATTGGTTTTTGGCTCTTCTTATTCTTCTCTTTAATGGAGAAGCCTTATCTGATGCCTCTTCAATGTCTTCAACAGCAACACCTCTACCAGTCTTGCGAAGTCTTCTTCTTTCGGCTCTTTCTGGATTTGGTCGGGTAATTCTTCTTGCAAAGTCGGCAAGTTTAGTATCGGCTTTTTTTCCGAGTCTTGCTTTTTGTCTTTTTGCTCCGCCAACTTCTTCAAAAATTGTTGAAGGTTCACCAGTTGGCAATGCTTGCTTTACCTCTTCATAATTGCCTTTTTTGGCTGTTGGTATCTTTTTGCCAAAAGATTTTTGTCTAGTTTCTGGATGCAAGTGCTCAAGCAATGACCAGTCATCACTTTTTTGCATTTGGTCAAATGTTCTTAAATCATCAAGAGCCTTTTGTTCTCTTTCAAAATCTTTTTTAAGTTTATCTATTTTTTTCTGAATCTTTGGTGCTTCTTCAGGGCTTGCGCTTGAAAGAGTACCTTCAAGTCTTGATACTTCAAGACGCACATCATCTGAGGCATCTTCAATTGCTAAAGTTAAAGAAGTAAGAGCCTCTCCAGCGATTCTTGAATCTTGTGACCATTCTTTTCCATCAGCATCTATTGCCGCAGTTTTCTTTTGTTTAGTGTTTTGCGAAAGAAAAGAAGACCACCAATCACCGTTTCTCTTCTTGATATCTTCCATCAGGTCTTGATATGCCTGTTTTGTGTTTTTTTCTACAACATCTTTTTGTTCTGGTGTCAAAGATTCCCACAACTGGCCATCTTTGTCATCAACTCTGTCACGACCAGGAGTGCCTTTTAATTTTGACTTCTTCTTTGCTTTTGAACTTCTTGAAGCAAGACCGTCTACTTGTCTTTGTGTTCTTGCGGTTGAAACACGGGAACGCATACCAGACTGACCAGGCTTTTTTGCGCCAGAAGGTCTATTCTGAAGAACATTGACAACATCCGACATGAAATCTTCCATGTTTTCGTATTCACCATTATCAAAATCGTCAATATGTTCGTTGATTCTATCTTTCTGGTTTTTAGTTAATTTTGTTGACCCATCAGAACCACGGGAATTAACTAGAGAACGCAAGTCATCTGATGTTGATTTTTTGGACAGGACATCCCTGACCATATCTGTAATTTCTTTATTTGCTTGTGTTCTTGATGCAAGACCAGACCTGTTGGCATCAGAAGGGCTAGATGTTACGGTTCTTTGGGCGTTCTGTCCTCTGGTTCTTTTCGCAGCACCTGCACCAGCCTCCCTCAGTACACTGCGAACATCAACACGACCACCAGTAGAGCGGTCATTTACGCCAGGAATAGCGGGTCTTTGGTATGGGGTTCCTTCTTGAACTAGGCCGTCACCGTCTCCGTCCCATGCTTTGGGGTCAAAATTACCTGCCCTTCTTGCAAGCCTTGCAGCGCCACCAATTCTTTGGCCAATACCTTTTTGCTCAAGGGATTCTCCAAGGCTCTTCGTTTCAAGACCGTAGATAACTCCAATGTTTTTTCTTTCATCAGTTTGAATAATTGCGTTCTTTAACTTAATGCCCAATCTTCTTTCTGTTGAGCGACCTAAGTTGTTGTCAATTCTTTGTCTAAGTGATTTAATTTCCGCTTTTGAAGGCATTGAGTTATACATTGATTTTTCAAAGTTGAATGCGTAATTATTCGCTCTTGCCTCAAAAAGAAAACTACCTTCTTTGATTTGAGTTCTCATAGTAAGCGCCTTGTAATCAACTGCGCTTGAGTATTGAGTTGTTGTAAAATGACTTATCGGTGTGTCCATTACTGCTGGAACACGAGCACTATTATCTACTGAAAAAAAACCTTTATACAAATATGACTTTGATGAAAAAATGTCATTAGATGTAGATTCTTGATAACCAAGGGAATTAATTAAAGATTTTAATGAAATTTCGTTAATATTTTTAAATGGTCCTTGAATAACTCCAGCAGGAATTTGTGATGATTCAAGACTTTTTGTATCAACAGAGTTTGCCCACTGTGCCCATTCTCTTCCAGCACCTTCAACTCCGTAGTGCCTAATGGACATACCATCTTTGACAACGATGGCAAATTTTTCATTACGCAGAGCGTCAAATAGTATAGATACTTGTTTCATTTTTTGGCTCCAAGAATGTCCATGAGTGTGTCTCTGCTGTCTGCGTATTTACGAATTCTCATATCAAGAATTCTCCCAATAATATTTAAGTGGGCTTTTTCTGCGTCTGTTAATTTTCCATCGCTGTAAAGGCGATTTTTGAATTGTGTAAAATTAAATTGTCTAGCCCTTAATAGTAGAGCGTCAATCTCTCTTCTAAAGGCAAATCTTTGCTCTTGTTTTAATTTTTGAAAATATGCGGCATATGTATCGCCGTTCGGTCCATCAAGAAATTCAGAAATTGCCAACTTTTGTCTCTCCACTATTTTTACATTGTCAAGGTCAGTAAGTCCAGATGTAAAGTTGTTGGTTACGACTGGTTTTGTTTCCGAGCCATTAGAGAGTGAAATTATTGAACCTGGGTCTCTGACTCTTTGGTCCGTAAGCCAATCAGAAACAAGCATTTTTGCCACATCTTGAGGTTTATAGTCTGACATGGTTTTTTTTCTATCAACATTAAAACCTCTAATAAGTGTTGACGGGTCCTCAACTAAATATTTTCTTTTTTCACCAGTTCCAACAAAAAAGACATCTGGAGAATCAAGACCAAGATGCTGCTGCATATCTGATGCAAACTTTTGTCCAATATGTTCATACTTCATGGCTGGTGTGTAAAGAGTAAAACGAGACTTTGAAGGTGTTTCAAGTATTTCTCTTCTATTGTCAAGTTTTTGTTTTTTAAATACATTTGCTTTAGTTATTGCCTGCTGGAGGATTGCGGGGTCAATATCTGCCAACGAGCGACCAGCAGTAATGTGCTCAATTGCTTCCGCAATACTTGTAATTTCCTTGCCAATTGCAGAATCTGAATCTGTTTCTCTGTCTGCATTTGTTTTTGGCTTGGCTTTTCTTCCTTTCCCAAATAATTCATCAGCCCATTTTGGAATGGCTTTTCCGCCTGGTTTTGAAACAACATCATTTGGATTTTTGATATTTGTAAAGTTTTCTGAGTACCCAATACCATCGCCAGTTTGAAGAACAACTTCTTTTAACCTTGCTGTTGGGTCTTTAGAAATATCAATTTGTGCAGCAGAGTTTACTGTTCTTCCAAGTTTTCTTCTTTCACCAACTGTTAACTGTCTTTTTTTCTCAAGAGATAGCGTGGAGCCACCAGGTAAAACATATGTAAGTTTTGTTACTCCAGTATTTGAAAGAAGACCAAGTTCCTGACCTCCAAGTTGAGGTAAATCTTGAACAGTTAAGATAAAGTCGGCACCTTCCATATCCCTGTTGTCTGGAATCGCTCTGAGAACTTGCGCTGGAACTACTGGTTCCAGAACAAAGCCGTCTCTTCTAACCATTCTTGTAATTGGTTCACTAACTTGACCCATTTGAGAAACAATATTTTTTGCTGCGCTTGCTTTCGCTGCTGGGTTTGGGTTTCCAACTCTTGGAATCTGCGGTCTTCTTGACTGCACTATTGACTCTGGCGCAGTTTCTCCCGTAATTGGCGTTGAAGCACCAGCAGTTACTGCACGAGCACCACGAGCAAGCCTTCTTAAAGCACCGATAGCGGCTCCGAGTGGCGAAGGAATGTCAAACAATTTTTGTCCACACGACGAATATCTACTATCAGTAAATCTTCCACCGTACTGATAACCCTCTGGACATCTGTGTGTTCTATTTGTCCCCCCAGTGCCGCCAGGAATTCTTGGTTTACCAGGAGTAATTGCGCCCCACAAACCAGAACGAATCGGACTTCTAATTGGACTCAGGTTTCCTGGTGTGGCAGCAGAAACAACAGATTGCGCCGCTTGTCCTATGGTGGAGTGGGTTCCAAGAAGACCAACTTTTACTTCATAATTTCTTGTTAAACCTGAACGCTTTGCTAACGCTTTAAATTCAATAATGTTTTGATTTCCATTTAAGCGCATGCGGATTACAGGGTTTGCCCTTTGAGCACTTTTAGAAGATAGTAAAGTCACCCTTCTTCTAATAAAAGAAATTTCAGAACCGTTCAACAGCATTCTCCGTCATTGCTTGTGTAGGGAAGAGATTTTGTCTCGCCATTATTATCTTCGCCAACTATTTCCCAGTTTGAATCTTCTGATATAACTTTACAAAAGTTTGGTTCCATGTCTGAGAAATCTCTCATAACAAGTATTGCATGCTTTTCGTCTTCGTTTGTGACTACAGAATTTTCGTATTGTTCAACTTCTTCGGCTAATGATTTCTTTTTTGAACCAGACATTTTGCGAACTCTTTTACCGAATTCAGCATCAGACCAAATAGAACCACCCTTTACTCCTTTTAACTTTTTCTTACAATTCTTCATACCAGGATGGTGACAGCCTTCGTTGGGCCACAAGCCAGTAGTTTCATGATGCAACCATGCGCAGATATTATTGAGTGGATAAAGTTCTGGGTGGTCCGCAAGAATGACTTTACATCTGCGAAATCCACCTGGTTTTTTCATGATTGGACGCCAGTAGCGAAGAAGTCTTTCAAGATTTCCTCTTCTGGGGCCACGGCCTTTAAGAACATCGCCAGTGAATTTTTCTTGCGGTAGGTCAAGCAGGATATCCTGTGGCGCTTTGTATTCATATTCGCTCACTGCCTACCAACCTTATTTCTAATAATGTTTAAATTCTGTGTATGTTTTAGAGTTTTGAATTCCATGGCTCTATGATTTATTGATTTTTCTTTTGCTTTAGATTTCATAACATCTCTTGAAATCGTTAAACCCGATGTCATTGACTTTTCTATTTCTTGATTTTTTCTCAAGAATATACGCTCCCATGTTTCTGGGTCTTCGCCAGAAGCCCCATCCCACAAGTAGTCATGAAATTTCCCTAAACGCAATGGTACTAGATTATTGGCTTTCATGGCGGTTCGCCAAAAACTAACCACCCTTGGCTTAACTCCGTCGTCAAGAACTCCGTCTTTTTGTTCGTCTTTTGAATCAAGCAAATAGTAAAGATTTTTTTCACCGTCAATAGTTGCAACTAAAACAGCCTTCATTATCCCTCCTTCTTTTTAGGAAGTTTTTTTAGAACTGGCTTGGGTGCGTATTTGTCAATAATTGACTCTATTTCTTTTCTTGCTATTTCTTTTAGCGCATCAAGTCCGTACTTTTTCTTTGGTCCTGGTGTTTGCCATGTGTTTTCAGTCATTATGTCAATGCCTTCCCTGTTGGTAAACACGACATCTTGAACACCAAAAGAGACAAGTCTTTTCTTGAGTTCAATCGCTGCCTCATATTCAAGAAGATATGACAAATACTTGGGCGTATGGCCACCGCCTATTGTTCCATCTTTTTCAAAAAAATCTCTTATTTTGTCTTCGCTAAGTTTTCTTGAACGCATCATTAGTGTCAGTCGTGACTGACCACCAATTCTATTCCCATCAGACACTTTCTTTTTTCTTATATTAAATATTGATAAAGGTATTTTTATATGCTCAATATCGTTGAGTGATATTTCTCCAACAATAAACGCCTCAATAGAATCATCATCGTTTCTTACCAAAAGACTTGAAGGGTCTCCGCTTATGTAGGCATCCAATATCTCTATGAGGCCTGATTGACCAATATTTCCATCTCCACCAAATATTGCTAATTCAATTATTCTTTCGTCTTCTTCCGTTATGAACGAGAATACTCCACCATCTTCGTATGAGTTTTTCTTTCCGTAACCTATTCGTGGTGCATTTTCTGCTCTTAAAACAATTTCAATACCGCGACCCGAATCCGTGAACTCTTCCGAACCGACTCTTGTTCCATAAGAGTAAAGCATTTCTTCTGTTTTTCTTACAAATGTTCCATGCATCAATTCAACTGGCACAAGAGAAAATCTAGATATTTCTCTTTTGTTACCCAATCTTCTATCTCTTTGTTTTTTTAACAATTCCAAAGACTGACTATTTACATTAATATTTAATATGGTGCCATTGTCCAAAAAATCTTCAAGAGAAGACTTGGTCATGCTTACCCTGGCTCTCCTGTCAATATCTTGATGAATAAGTAGTGCAACGGCCTTAACTGCGAGTCTTATTTCATTTTCTGAACTAGAAGAAATAAGTTTTCTGACCTTAGGGTTAATGTCTTCAAAAATTTTTGTTCTAATATCTGTTTTTATCTCTTTAATTGATTCTTTCAAATTAAATTCGTAATTACTGTAATACTCTTGAATTGGTATTCTTTTTTCGTTATATTTAACATATTCTGGTGTAAACATAGACAGGCCAGCATCTCTTGCTGCCTCAATTATTGACTCGGATTTTTCAAGAGTCATTTTTCCTATTTCGCTTTGTGAATTTGATGTACCAGAAGAAAGTAGTATGTTTTTTCTTTCTTTTCTTGCTTTGTCTGCTCTTTGTTTTGCAGCAAGTGAAATTTTCTTATCACCTGTAGTTTTTTCAATGCCTCTAGCAGTATCTTCTATTGCCTTCATGTAATCAGATGCGGACATTTGACTAACAAGTTCTGCTTCAAGTTGACCGTCTTCACTAACACCAGTAAATTTTATTTTTCCTGGTGGTATAACTAATTCGCTTGATGAAGATTTTCCATCTTTAAATTTTCCTTTAGAGCCAGCAGGAATAGCGACTCTAACTTTTGATTTTTTCTTAACCTCTGGCTTTTGGCCGCCCAATGTTTGACCTAATTGTTTTACAAAAACACCATCAGAAAGTCTGTTTATTGATTTTACTGCTGGTTCTTTGTTCTCTTTTTGTTCAGCATTTATTCTTGTAAGTTTTTTAATTAAAAGCAATATTCTTTCAATCATTTCTTGGTCTTCAGTAGATGAAAGCATTGTTTTTAATTCGTTTATTTGAATTAAAATTTGGTCTTCTGGTGAATTGGGTATCATTTTGAAATCCTATAAAAACTTAATGTCTGATGACTTGTAGTGTAATTGTTTTAATTGCTCAATTGGAACATCAAGAAATTCTGAAAGCATTTTAAAGTGCTCCTCTTTAGGCATAAAAAACTTTGTTTTTTTGCCAGGAAACATATATGTCATCAGTTCTGCAATATATTCACTTTTCTTTGTCATTGCGTATCTGCTAATTTCTCCAGCCAATTCCTGGTCTTCTGCGCTTAGCGAATAATTAATCAAATCAATTTTTTCAATGCCATTTCTCTCTGCATAAGAAATTGCTTCTTCTAGCCTGTCAATTTGTTCAGCAGTATCTTGTTCATACTTTTTTCTTGCTTTTCGGTTTTTACCCATAGCCATTGCATGAATAGTGTGACTGAGTTCGTGTCTCAAGATGTCATCTGTAGGGATGGGCCAGTCAACGGCTTTTGATACAACCTCTTCTTGGTTCACCACTCTTGGTGGAAAAGCCAAAAATCCATATTCTGGGAAATACTCTCCTTCAATAGATTCCCACCTGTAAGGGTCTTGATACATTTGTTCCCTATTAAATCTTCCAGGTGCGGCTCCATTTTTTGTAACAATCATTGGAGGTATGTCAAATTCTCCAAGAAGTTCTTCAAAACCTGGAGAATCATTTAATGTTTTGTCCAACTTGGCGTTCAATCTGGATTGAGCCTCCCAGTCAATTTCCATAATATTTATTAAATCAAGTATCTCTTGTTCACTCTTTTTGCCTTGAGTAAATGGAGATTCCTTGAGAATACTGAGCAACTCTGAGGTGTTTGTTGGTATTGCTCTTGAAATAAGTTCTTGCCTTGTTTTAGGTTTTTCGCGAGGCTTACTATCTACTCTAAATTTTTTTGTAATTTTTTTACCAGAGCGTCTTGCTGCCGAAGATGACGCAAGACCAGTTCTTCCTGATTCTTCAAACATGTCTTCAAACGGGTCGCTGTATGGAACAGATGGAACACTTGGCGCTTCTGGTGAATAATCTTCAAATGGGTCAGAAATAGATGGACTAGAAAATGCGGCAGGTACTGTCTCTTCAGCAAATGGGTCATTGAGTGAACCCCCAGACCTTGACGCTAAAAGACCAGTCTGATATTCGGACCACCCTGGCTGATTTGCTAAAGCAGGATTATTGTCAACCGACTGGTTGCCCGAAGAATCACTTACATGTTCAGTCCATACTTGACCGTTAAAGTACCTAAACTGACCTGGCTTAGATGGGTCTGGACTCCACCCTGCTGAAGCACCAGGTCCAACTGCATCTGGTTTTTCTCTTCCCTCTCTCCGACGCCTAAGGCGCTCTCTAGCGCTTCCAGCAATTTCAAAAGCCTGTCCTCTTGCCGATTCTGTTAGTTCTGATACTTTTTCTCTAGTTGCTTCCGCTAGTTCTAAAGAACGCTCCTGAAATGCGGAACCCATTTCAAGTGCTTTTCTTCTGTTTTCTTCTGTCAGTAGTCTGTCTCTGGTTGCTTCTGCTGCTTGAATAATTTCATCTGGCAAACCTTCTGATGCAATCCTATTTAATCCATGCTTTATTATTTTGTCCGCAACAGATTGGTCAATCATTCCACGCTCAACCATTACCTCTAGTGCTTTTTCTCCCGCATCTCTACCACCTCTTCTTGCGAGTGGGACTATTGCTCCAGCAGGTCCACCAGCGGAAAATCCAATTGCCATTTCTCCAATTAGTTGAACAACATCTGCTTGTTCTGGGTTGACCCCAACTCTTTCAATAAGTTTTCTTCCAGTCCTACTTCCAAGCATTCTGCCCACCGCAGTGGCGGTCATGCTTCCACTAGGTGTAAAACTCGCAAGACCACCTCTGTCGTCTTGTTCCTCACCCATGATTTTTGCAGACTGAATTGAAGGAATGGAATACATGGAGCCAGGTTCGGTGTCTGCGATTGAATCAATTTCAATTTCTACAACAATGTCTTCCTCTATAACCGTTTTTTCAAGCGCTTGCATTGCTGGGGATGCAGAATCAATATCGCTATCAGTTACAGAATCAGGAGGGGTAATGCCATGCCTTCTAAATGCACTCAAAACTTCTGCATTTGATTCAAGTTCAAACTCTAAATCTGGAGCAGAACGAGAAGCCAGATAAGAAATGGGAGGATTATCGGAAACAAAATCAATTGCTTCTATTTCTTCTGCGCTTAATCTTGCTTCTTGAGAAGATTTTCTTAATGCATTTCTTCCTACTGAAGCACCAAGCCTGTCAGGATATGGCCCATTTTCTACAATCGTAAGAATGTCATGAACTGCTGGTGCAAAACCACGACCTACTCTCTGAAAGAGTGATTCATACATTTCAATTTCTTCTTGGATTTGTTCAAGGTCTGCTCGGAATTCACTAATATCATCATATGTGTCTGTAGTGCTTGTGTTTCCTTGTTGTCTTCTTTCTTCGTATCTTCTTCTTGCTTCTTCTGACTTTATTTTAAACTCATTTGCCCCATTACGAAGATGAGTAATAGCAGACATAAGTTTTCTTTTTTCTTCTGGGGTTATGTTTTCCCCTCTTTGTGCCTTTTGTCCAATTTCTTCAAGTTCCTCAAAAGACATACCCATTGTGTCTACAAGGTTGTTTAAAAGTTCTTTTTTCTGCGTATCTCTAAGGCGGTGTCCTTTTCTGATGCGCATATTTCTCGCACTTCTAAACATTCCCCACAAGCCACCTTTGCCATCTTCTCCGTAAAGATGCTCCTCAATGTCTTGGTTGGTAAATCTTTCTTCCTTAATCATTCGTGGAACTTTGCCGTGTCTATCCTTTTCAAATGGGTCAACAGGACCACGGGGTGTTCTTCCTGTGGGTGCCGAAGGACGACGGGGTGTCTTTATTACTCCTGCGCCTTCGGGAAGCGTCGGCTCAACCAACACTCCTGGAGTGATTGGTCTCTTAGGTTTAACTGGCTTAGGTGAATCAATCGGAGCATCTGGTCTTCTCCCAGGAATAATTAAATCACCATCTGGCACTGGTGGTGCTCCAGGAACTATTAATGGACCCCAGTGAGGAGATGTTGAGCCAGGAATAATAAGCCCACTTGGTGAGGGCGGTACAGAATCTATTATTTCTATTTCTTTTTCTGGCAAGAAAGCGTCAAGGACTTCATCAACTTCTGGATTATCTCCTATTAATCCAACTTCTCTGTTTGCAACAAGTTCTGCGTGCGTTTCAAAAAACGCCAAATTTCTAGCCTGATTAAACGCACGAGGGTTTCTTGTGTCCGCAAGTACACCGAGAGCCTCTTGTTGCTTGACTTGAGAATATTGGCCTGCAAGAGCATCAAGTCTTCTATCAATTAAATCATTAAAACTTATTCCAAAAACTTGAGCAATGTTTTCATCAGAAGCAGTGTCAATAAATTCTTGCACTACAGACATGAGTTCACTGTTAGTTAATGCGTCAAAGTTTTCATCAGGATAAGAAAGTTTGAACCATTCAAATACTGCGTCGTATTGTTTTTTGTGGGTCATTTCGTGTGCGCCAACTTGGGCACCAAAGTCTTCCCATCCGTTCCCAGCCTCAGCCGCAAGGTCTGTTGAATATGTTTCAACCCACCTTCTTGATTTTTCGTCACCACTCATGGCTTCCGTGATTGCTCTCCATTGGTCATCAATGTCGCCACCAGTAGCCTCATAAAGGTCCATGTATCCAGGACCTGGACCTTCTCTGTACCCCTGTATTGCTGGACCAGAACCTATGTAGATATCTGTCGGGCGAGCGACACCGCCTAACCCTTCAAAATCAAAGTTGCTCCTCCCTTTACTATCAACAAAGTAACCGAAGTCAACATATATTTCAAAAGGCTTACCGTTTTCAGTTTTAAAAGTTTCTGGATTTTTTGATGCTTCAACAAGTATTTGTTTAAAAGCACCAATTCTGAATTTTTTTTCTCTTTCAATTGCTGCGTCAATAAAATTTGTTATGGTGTCGGGTATTCCATCTCTCTTTGCTTCTTCATATGCTGCAATAATTGCATCTTTGTCTAGCAAGCCAGTTTTTCTTCTTATGGCATCAAGATGCATTTCTACCGTTGTATCAATTACCCACTTTTCATGTTCTTCTGGGGACCCGCCCATAAATAATTTTTCAAATTGACCAGGAAGAGATGGCGCATCTGGGTCTTCGCTTTGACCAGAACTAAATGGCGCATCTGGGTCTTCGCTCATCGCTCTAAAAATTTCACCTAAAGCAAGGTATTCGTCTGGCTCCGTAATGCCGTATTTTGTTTTTAAGTCGTTGATGACTTTGTTTTTTTCATCCCTAACCCTGTTCATTCTTGCTTCTGCGCCTCTTGTTGCATCCATGACATCTCTCACTCTTGCAACCACGCTTGAAACATAGGAAGGGTCATCTTCTCCTGCGTCGCCAACTAGTCCTTCCCCTATTCCAGCCCTTGATGCAAGACTCCTCAAGCCATCAATACCGTTCTCCTTGTAGGCTTTTCTAATCTCATAAGCAGACACACCTATATTCATAAGCGATTCTGTGACACGAGACCTATTGCCTGGAGCGCTCATGATATTGCTTAAAGAACTGGCAATGTTTTGTATTTGGCTCGCAGAAATACCAAAGCAACCCTCTCCTCTTTCGTTGGTAAACCTGTTTGCGGCAGGCGTTCCTGGTGGACACCTAAACTTACCGAGTGAGTCAATAACTAACCCCATGGCTCTTGCCGCTCTTGCCGCAAGTTTTCCTGCAGGGTTTCTTTCACCAATAGTTTTTCCCAAAGATTTTATTTCTGGCTCAAAACCCTGAGACTTCATTGGTTCTCCAGTTTTTGGATTTACTGGATATCTAGTAACTTTTGCTACTGCTGTTTTTGGTTTTGGAAGACTATTTGTTGGTGCATTGCGGTCCATCCAACCCCAGTTTGGTACTGGGTCTGGAGAACGAAGCGCTTCAATTCTTTCTGACTCTGTTACATAGTGTTTAAAATACTGACCTTCTTTTTTAGTTGCGTCAGGGTCATAAACAACGCCATTAATATTTTTGTAATTTGTTCCCTTTTCTAGTCCACGCTTTTTTCCGTCAGTATTGGGACTAGTAGGCATGGCGACCTTGACTGATACATCGGCAATTAATCTCTCTGATGTAGAGATAATTTTATTGCCAGCCTTGAATGTCAATGCAGCAGCGTCTGCGTCAAGGCGTGTTGTTCTGCTATTGAACCCAGGTGCGTAATGGCGAATTTTATTGATGTTCACCCCCGTCATAGCGGGCCACGCTTTCTCTAGATTGTTGGGTCTGTATCTTTGACCTCTGCCTCAAGAAGTTCAAACTCAATGAGTGATGCCATAAGGTCTGAATCTACTTCACCAGACTTTTCTTCAACTACTTTTGCTCCACCAGTAACCCAGTTGGCAGGAATCAACTTCTCTTGTCCAAGAGCCTTTGCTCTCTTCATGATGTGCTTTTTGGCTGCTTCTTTGTCTTTGGCGCGACCAAATGCGCTAATTGCATTCTTTAGGTCGTCAGTGTTGGAAATTGGATAAGAACCGTCTGGAAGAGCAGTTCCTTCTTTTGCCATCTGTGTACGAACATCCTCACTGAATGCTCTCTTAAGGGCGATTTCTGCGGCTTCTGCCTCAATTGCTTCTGCCTCTTCTGGCTCGTACTTGTCGTATCCAAGAACTTCGCCATCAAGTGAAACGAAAACATCGTAGGACTTTCCGTCAACGCCTTCAATTTCAACGGCGTATGAATCAAATCCTTCAAAAATGTCTGGCTCAACAGCGATTACTTCACCCTCAATTGACTTAACAGCAATTTCTGCTGCTTCATGGAAATCAATAACCATCATTGAGTCAAGAGCGGACTTTTGTTCAAAAGCGTTGTCATCAAGTTTATGGAAACCAAGAACTTCTGCAGTTGTTCCATCAATGTAAACCTCAACGGCTCTTCCGTCTTTTGCCTGAACATCAACAACAAACATGTCCGCATCAGACGAGTAGCCAGAGTCAAGAACCTTGCCCTTAAACATCTGCTCTGCAATACCCTCTACTGAAAGCAAGCCTGGCATTCCACGCTCTGGAACACATCCACCAGGACAATCGTCACAAACTCCCGAACCACCAGGGTAAACCTTGCGCTCAATTGCACACATGTAGGCGTTTCTTCCGAGTTCAGCAGACTTTTCCCCAAGGCTCATCAGACGCTTTTTTCTGGCTGCCTCAAGGTCTGTGCCACCCATGTCCGACATATCGTCGTCTTCTTCCTCTTCTTCGTCCTCTTCTTCCTCTTCGTCGTCATCTTCGTCGTCTGCATCCATATCAACAGGCATTTTTTTCTTAGAGGTTGGCATTGAGGTCATTTCCTCATCGTCTTCATCTTCTTCTTCGTCGTCGCCAGGCATTCCCATTCCCATGCCCTTTTGGCGCTTTTTCATCTCTTCCATCATCATGCCGTCGTCCCAGTCTTTACCACCTTTTTCGTAGTAATCGTCGGACTCCGTGACGGGAACCATTTTCATTTGCACTGGCATTGCACCGCACTTGCCGCAAACCTTTGCTCCTGGCGTATAACCGCAGTCGGCAGCGTTTGCGCCTTTTGCGCACTTGAGAACATTGCCGTCTGCATCAACGCTGACTTCAACTTTTTCGTCCATTATGAACTCCTGTTGTCGGTGAGTAAGGACACGAATGTCAATACCAAGTGTGAATCTGTTTGTAAAAGTATAACTTAGCACGCCGTTCCCCGAGAGGACGGCTACTAATTTGACTATAAAATGATGTTATTCCTGTTGTGTTCTATGTTTCTAATTTTTATTAATAAATGTAGACATTGCGGCTTCGGAAACTTTTTCAAGCAGTTTTGAATACCAATCAATTCTCTTGTCTCCGCCTATTTCAATTTGGTTATCAAGAGCAAACATCAAACCTTCAAGAACAAGGTCTGCTTCATCGTCTGTCAAGTAGATACTTCCAACATTGGTTCTTCTGCTGCCAGTCTTTGATGCTTCATTTCTTCTAATAACTTCTTGAAGTTTGCTTAGACCATCTTCAGCCTTTTTGTTCTTTGCTTTTTGTGCTGCTCTAATTTCTTTTTGTAAAGAAGTTTCAATATCTTTAAAGAATGTGGCTTCATCGGTAATCATTGCTTTTGGTCTTGATGTGGAAGCAAGTCCAACTCTTGACCTCTTACCTTTGTCTGCCTCCTGCTTGCTTCTCATTTCTTCAATAACTTGACGAGCAACTTCGCTGATTTTCCTCATCTCGTTATCGCGTCTGGCGTTAGATTGAGGCATTTCTCTAGTTCCAGGTCTTGGTCTGTCAGCATCTCTTGAGCGTGAGCGCGAGGCGAGACCACCAGAACGAGGTAAGTCATCAATAATCCATGGGTCCTCGGCATACTTGGCTTGCGTTTTGGAAAGTTGTCCAAGAAGTCTATTTGCTGAAGAAACACTAAGTTTTTCGTACTTATTTTCGCCAGGAGAGTTTGTCTCAATGTAATCCTCAAGTGCTTCAATTGCGTCATTAATTGACTTCTTTGTCATATCCCTATCGCCAAGTAAGTCGTTAACTGTTTCCCAAATATCTTCAGAAACAATGTCAATTTCGCCATCAAAATCAAGTTCATTAAGTTTATTTTTAATGTCTTGAATTTTTTCTTGGTAAGACTGTAACTCTTCTTCTCTTTGTTCTTTGCCTTCTTTGGCGCTTGCTTTTGGCTTGTATGTTTTTTGTGAACCTTGAGTTTTTTCTTTTTCTTGTTGACGCTTTTTTCTTGCGTCACCTTGTCTTTCAATCTCTCTTGGGGAAATTTCTCTTGCCTGCTCTTCTCTTTCTTCGTTTCTCCGAGCACGACGCTGTTCTGGAGTCATAGAGCGTCTTTCTTCACGCTCCATGTCTTCCATAACTTTTTTAATTGCTCCCTGATATGCGGCTTGAGACATCTTTTCGTTTTTGTCTTTAACTTTTTCTGGGTTACCTTCGTACATTAACCATTCAAATTTTTCATCATTTGTCAATTCATCCCAGTTATCTGGTTTTGCATCATCAAGGGAAAGTCCATCAAATTTAGTATTTTCTGCACCCCTAGTTGAGCCCCTGCCAGTGCCAAAATTGCCTCTTTCGTTGGCTGAAAGACCAACATCTCCGAGCCCTCTTGCACCAATTCCTCCTGGTCGCGCAGTTCTTCTCTCTTTATCGTTGTCACCAAATCCACCAGAAGATTCAAGACCAACTCTTCCCCTTCTTCCAGAACCACTGGCAGAACCAGGCCCAAAGTTTTGGTACATGGTGCGGAGTCGTTTCCACTTTGATGCTGCCAATTGACCATCGTTTGCTTCAAAATCCCTAAGAGCATCTTGTACGAGTTGTAGATTGTTCGCTCTACCACTTCTTGCCCAGAAAATATAATCTTTCTGCATTGCTTCAGTTATGTCTGCTGGTGCACCGTTATTGGGTTTTCTTCCTTTATTGGTTGATGCAAGCCCTCCGCCCCTAATATTGAGGCTGGAGTATTCACCGTCATTGGATTCTGCTGCCTGTTCAAGAACACCAAGAAGGTCTGATGAAACCATTCCGCTTCTTGACTTTGATTGCTCAATTGCTTTAATCAAATCTTCGTACTCGTTATCATCAATTGAGAATTTGCCATTATTTGATTTTTCAAGTTTTTCAGAAACCGCTTTAAGAATATTTTTGTTTTCAGCAGTACGAGAAAGAAGTTCAACCTCGTCCCTGAGTGAACCGATTTCGTCTTCCGTAAGTTCAATATCAAGTTTCTTGTGAGGATTTATTGTTCCACTTTGACTGGAGAATGCTCTTGTTTTTTTAATACGCCTTGCCCCTGCTTGTCCTGAAAGCCTTGTTCCAGACCTCTCAAGTGCTTCAGTGCTGTAATAACCATCTTTTGATTTCTTTGTTTTCTTCAAAGAATCAATCAGTTCGTCAATCGCTTTTTTATCGCCTTCATTATCAACTGCACCAAAGTTATTCATTCTGGTCAAAGTGTCAACATAATTATCAATTTCATCATCAGTCATTGGGATTGCATCATTTGCAACACTACTGTCATCAATTTTGTCAATTATATTTTTAAGGATTTCCATATCCTCATCTGAGCCAACACCGCCAACTTGCGAATCATCAAGATATTTTTCTAAAACATTTTGAAGTTCGCCATACTCTTCAAGAGTCATATCCATCTGTCGGTTTTCGGAAGCCAAACCTTCTCTTACCGCACGAGCATTTCTTCCTCTGTCTATGTTTTCGGATGCTGCATCGCCGACTGGGTCGTCAGCCATTCCTCTTCGTGCGCCTGGATTTCTTGGTCCAAATGCTTCGTCATAGTCTGTGTCGTCATCAAAATTTGAACTAGAGGCAAGACCTGAACGACCTTCTCTATCTTGTCGCTCTTGTCTTTTCTTTCTAGTAATTCCAATTTCACGCTGACGAAGTTTTGATGGCTCCATCTTGAGTAATTCTCCAGTTTGCTCAAGCGTTAGTCCACTTCTTAAATAAAGAAGGTCATCTTCATCGTTTTCTTTTCTTAATTTTGCTGTCAATCTTCTCTCTGTTCTGCGAACTTCTCTCGGCGACATTCCAAATAGTTCAGCAGTATCACGAACACTCAAGCCAGAGGCTCTGTACATGAGAAGGTCCATGTCTGAATTTGCCCCAGACTCAGAGTTTTGACTTAGTCTTCTAAATTCTCTATTTGCAGAAGATTTTGCAACCCTTGCACCACTCAGGTTGTACTTTTCAGCAATTTCTTTTGCTGACATTCCAGATAGAAAATCTCTAAAAATATCATTATCAGGAATTTGAGTACCGTCTTCTGAAACGGTGCGAACTGGTCTTTGCAGGTTTCTTTCACCCCGTGTAGATGCTCTACTCTGTGAAGCCAATCCACCTCTACGGATATCATCTGGAACATATTGAGCAGGTTTTCCGCCTTCTCTAATAACACCACCGTCAGGAACGCCAGTTAGTTGTTCAATTTCATCATCGCTTAAACCAAGTTCTCTAAGTTTTTTGAAAACATTTTGGTCAAATTGCGCTCTTCTTTCGCGAGCCTCAGTTGGGTCAACATTTCCTCTTTCATCTCTCTGAATCTGACCATCTCGGCCAAGCATTGTGCCGTCTCCACGGCGAGATGTTGAAGCAAGACCTCCAGTAAGTGTCCGTTTTGCTCTTACTCTTTCTTGTAAGAATTCAGAATTTAGCCTTGCATCTTCAAGTTCATCCATAACCCCCTCATTTAGCCCGTTTTTAAAATAATCTTCCCAAAGCGAATTGATTTGTGGGTCGTTTGGATTTTCTTCAAATCCTTTTTTAGTTGCTCTTTGCAACTCTTTAGAAAAATCCTCTAAATCAATTGATGGGTCTAGTTCTATTATGTTTTCAACTTCAAACCAAAAATCCGCTTCGCTCATATCTGGCTCTCCGCTTTGAAGTGCCTGAATTAAATTTTCTTTTTTCTGAGACGATTCTTTTTTAGCGTCTTGAATTTCCTTATCAGTTGGTGGTTTGTTTGCCGACAGGCGACGAGCAGTTTTAAATACCGAATCTGACCATTCATCAACCGTTTCTTCAATCAGTTCATTAATTTTGTCTTCTTGTTTTCTAGAAGCGTTTTTAGGCATCATTCTTTCTGCAAGCATGCCTCTAACTGCGTCTGTTAAAGCCCTACCAACATCTTCGGATATATATCTATCAAAATTTCTTTCGCTGCTTTGCAGATTGAGATAATCATCAAAATCTCCGTTTTTTATTGCATCAAGGAAATTTTTTTTAGTTTCAGACAGCATTTCTTCGTCGTCATCAAGATTTGAAATTATGTTTTTAAGTATGTCTGCATGTTTATCTGGGATACCGCTTCTATCAATAAATTTGTCCGACACGGGCTTTGAACCAGGACCGCTAACAATTTCTCCCCTAAGAACTTCTGGTTTTTTTTCTACAGAAGTTGAAGCAAGTCCGCTTCTTCTCTTTTTTGCGAAGATGGATTCTGGATTCCATGAATCTGGGTTTTCCCAAGTTCTTTCGCTAAAAAAATCATAAACTTCGTCGTCAAATACTTTTTCTAAGCCCGCCTTACTGACAACCCCTTCATATTTTTCGTTAACCGCTACACCATATTGTTCTAGCAATCCAGCAAGAATATCTGAATCTTTTTCGGTGCCGTTTGCTAATTCAGTAAGTTTTTCTTTCATCTTTGTTTTGTCTTTAAGATTTAAGATGTCTAAAACTTCTTTTGAATTTTCTAAATCAAACTCTAAATCGTCTTGATAAAACTTACGAAGACCTTCAGCACTTTCAACGATGTCGTCAAGAAGTTTTTCATCAGAGCGAACAGCGTCAAGCATCGTTGTGCCCACTCTGCTTCCTGGTTCTCCCCCTGAATAATGAAAAAACGCTCTAGCCAACTCTTCGTTAGTTCTGTCTTCAAACCATTCTTCGTGGTCTTGTTCACGGGGGGTTAAACCTCTATATGAGGCTAGACCTTGTCTTTTTGGCTCTTTGGGAGTAGGGGTTTGTCTTCCTTGATTAAATGCACGAGTTGCTGCTTCAGCATCTACTCGGCCACCAGTGGACCTGTCGTTAACACCTGGGATTGCAGGGCGCTTAAATGGTGTTCCTTCTTGGACTACACCGTCTCCGTCACCATCCCATGCGTTTGGGTCAAACCTTGCCGCCCCTCTGGCGGCTCTGCCCAATTTTCCCAAGCCTCCGCTTAGCGTGCGCCCCAGGGCTTTTTCGGCCACGCTAATGGCCTCTATAAATTCGCTAGTGACACCAGATGTAACCACGATTCCGTCTTCTGTTACATGCGATTCAACTCTGTGGTAATCAAAAATTGGGTCAAGAAGTTGTTTTGTTTGAAAAGCGTTCTCAATAGGAACTGGGATTATATAGTCGCTCTTAACTTCAACATCTTTTTCTGCGGACGCAATTACTTCTTGCAGGTTTTCAAGAATGGCCTTGAGTCTTGACATGTTCTTACCACTAAGGGCACGCCCAACTTTTACATCAAGTGAGTCAGAAATAATATTTGCTAGGTCTGCAAAATCTTCATCAAAAGACCATTTTTCGTCATTCTCGTAAGACTTTGGCATAATTATGCCATTCTCACCCATGTCGTCGCCCATATAGGCATTTCCTTGAGGTTTTACCTGCATTGGCATTGAAGGCATTTGTGAAGGAACAACGACTCGTGAGCCAGATTCTTCCGAAGATGGCATGTAAACGGTTTGCACAGAAACCTTTTCTGGCTTACCAAACATGAACTCTCTACCTGTGTAGTGGTACGCAACTCTGTAGGTTGTAGGCGCACCGTCTGGTGTCATTCTGTCAAAAATTACTGTATTTTCTTCTGCGAGACGAACTTTTACTGGAGCACCAGCACGGACAGCCAATTCAATCTCTAATTGATTCTTGCGCTCATCTCCCACTCTTGGCTTATTTGCTTCAAGAATGTTAGGGGTTGGCCTTTGGTGTCTGTGCGGTATTCCACGGTTGCTTTGCAACATCAACATTCCGCCCTTGGAATCATCAATCATGGTTGAATCATCTGACTTTACTGAAATTGTTCCAGTCAACTGGTTGGCACCATGTAGAACTGGCGAAACTTCGTAAAGTTCTACTTCTTTTAAGATGTTGGCCTGAAGATTGGGGTCAAAAATTGAATCAAGAGTCTTATAGCCGATTGACCATTCTTGTTCTTGTCCAAAAAAAGCCACATTGGCAAATGCTTCTCGTCCTTTTTCGGAACCTAAATTAAATTGAACTTTCGCATAAAGTCCACCAATTCCAGCCGTAAGCATTTTTGAAGGAAGTCTTCTGTCTCCAGGAGCAACTTCGTAGATTTCTAGCACCTTACCAATAGGGTCATTCCAGTTGTGCCCCCAAACAACACGAGGCTTTCTTCTTGTAAGGCTCTTTGTGAAGGCTCCAGAAACAAGAACATCTCCAACAGAATCTTTATTTCCAATACCAGCCACAAAGCATTCAACCATACCCTGTGCTTCGTCAATGTTGAACTGGCCTGGAATAGCCTTGAATTCAATGTTCTGGTTCATTATGCTCCTAATGTTCTTAGACGATAATAAAGCATCAAGGACTGATGTTTATGCAAGTATTAAATACAGATATTGAGTTTCTGTAAATTCAATGCAATTAGTTTAAAGAAACTAAATTATATGAGACCCCATCGCCCATGCTCTCCTGGTCTCATCTTCTGCTATTTGTGATTTCTTTTTAGCAAGGAGGTTTGTAAATGTACCAACAAGCGATGTTCTCAAAGTCGTTGCTTTGTCTTCCTCGCCAACGACGCCAAGTGTTGCAAAAATTGCGTTATTAATTTCTTGAGCAGTTTCTTCGTTTATTGACTTAATTCTTAACATTTGAGAGTTAATATGAGCAATAATGTCCTCTTTTTCAAGAGAGGTCTTAATAAGAGACTTTTCAGAATATGTACTTTGAGCATCATTGATAATTGCATTCAAGACTGGCCTGATGTCTTCATCCATTTGTTTGGCCCAAATATCTGAACTAAATATAGATTCAACATCAAGTGCTCCAATAGCCAACTGCTTTCTTGCTTTTACGCCAGATGCTTTTTCAAGAACAACACGCTGTTGTCTTTCAAAGATTCTTTCAAGACTTCTGTCAAGAATCTCAGTCCATCTATTAAATGTTGTTTCAACTCGCAATTCCCAATCCTTATTGGATTTTGTAGAAACAACCGAGTAGTTGGCGGAGGCCTGTGCTGGCGCTGTAGGCATGGCTGCTTGTTCTGGGGGCCCAACATTCGGCAACCCAGCACCTTGAGCCATTTCTTGCCCTTGCTGAGCCAAGGCCATTGCGCCTTCCATTGTGGTTGGGTCTGGGGGCATTGCTCCAGCATCTGCTCCTGGAGGCATTCCTGGGTCTCCTGGAGGCATTCCTGGCATCCCTGGTGCTCCGCCCATCACTCCAGCCTGAGGTGGTTCTTCCATCTTCTTCTTCGTGTTGGCAATAGGGGTTAGGTTTGGGTTCATCAAGAGAGAATCAGCAAGGTCGCTATCCACTTCTTTTCTTCCAGAGCCAATTCTGTATTCGTTTGTACTAATTAGACCTTGACTGAGTTCTTCTTTTAGATATCTTTGTCTTTCCTGTTCGTAAAGAATTAAAACAGGAACTTGCGAAGTATTAAAATCAATATAGTGGTCTTCATCAAGTTCATCTAAAGCACGAGCAATTGGTTCAAGATGAGGGAGCATTGTTTCGTTCCAAAAAACTCTAATCTCTTCTCCAGCGTTGGAAAATGTGCGACCAGCGGCATTTCCAATAACTGATTCAGGTACACCGAAAGATGCAAGAATTTCTTCTTTTGTTATTTGTCGCATCTGAATGTAGGCAGCGTCTCTTGGGTTCGCTGATGTATCAACAAAGTCTGCGCCATCATCGGAAGAAATAACCGTAGTTGCGCCAGCGCGAGCAATATTTCCTCTAAATCTGCTTTTCAACTCTTCTTTGTCGTCGTCATCAATTTCCCCACGAAGCACAAGAAGACCACCAGGTCTGCCGTCATTAAGAAGGTAATTACGATTATATACTTTTGCTAAATTCTCAATTTCAATAGCAATACCAGCAGACTCAAGTGGAGTCATTGAAAGATAAGGGTCCAATGGATGAGGTCTGCGAATCCAAACCACATCTTTAGCCTTCATGTTTATAACACTGCCGTTGGGCATTCTCACTTCATATCCAGCAACAAAGTTTTTAGGGTCTGGAATCGGAGAGGTTGATTGTGGCGGTAATAGGTTGAGACCAATAACACCACCATCTCGCCCATAAATTTTTTCAATAAACACGCCTCTTGTGCTCATTAACAGTTGGGAAGACAACCTGTATCGGAATATAAAAGAATTTTCTCCGATGTTTGACTTTGTGTTTAGTAATTTAAGTATTTCTGAATTTTTGGCTTTAGAGCCAGTAACAATCTCGCCGTCTGGTGAATTGTTTTTTCTTAAAACAATAGGCAAGCGTGCTTGATTTCCAGCGATTGCGTCAATACATCTAGCCACCCATGTGACCTTCTGCATGCCTTCTTTGTAGACACGCTCAATATCCCATGAATCATTATATGCCTTACCAGCGAACCCAGGATTGTGGGCGATAGGCGCACCAGGACCAACGCTCTTGGAGGATTGATTACCGTTTAATGATTTATTTTGAAAATTATTCCAAGCCATCTCTACTCAAGACCTAGTAAGAAACCGAAAATTCCACATGTAATACCCGCCGCAATAAAACCAAAAGCAGGGGAGATTAGACTCACCCCAACGCTTGTGAATACAATAAATCCTACCATCAATAGGTTGGTAAAGAATGAGCGTGTTGCTAATTGTTTCAATGCTCTGAAAAAAATAGAGATACTCTTTACAACAGAAGCCTTTGCTTTAATGATGAAATTATTCATACGCACACACCGTAGCGCATAAAGTGCACTCAATGTGCAATTACCTACGAGAGAGAAAAACATGACTACAGACTGGATAAAGGTTCTTGAATATCTTGAACCCAAAAAACCTCCGTTTTGTCCAGAAGAGCCCTCAATGCCTCAAAAAGTGTTTTTGAGAACAAATGCAATTGAGGCTTTATTCGGAGGAGCAGCAGGAGGTGGAAAGTCTTCTGCTTTGCTTATGGCTGCACTTCAGTATGTTGATATTCCTGGATATTCAGCAATTCTTTTTCGTCGTACATTTGCTGACCTTTCTCTTCCAGGTGCTCTTATGGACAGATTTAAGGCGTGGGTTGATGAATATGAAGATGTTCACTGGAATGCAAACAGTTATGTGGCCACCTTCCCCTCTGGGGCAAGAATCTCATTCGGGTATCTAAATAACACTAATGACTATCTCCGATACAAGGGCTCTGAATTTCAGTTCATCGGCATGGATGAGGTTACTGAAATCCGTGAATCCGACTACAGATATCTCTTTTCCCGTCTTCGTCGTCCTGCTTCTGGTCCCTTATCTCAGGTTCCCCTCAGGATGAGGGCTGCTTCAAACCCTGCCCCCAACTGGGTTAGGCAGAGATTTATTGTAGAAGGCCTAGAAAAAAACAGAATATTTGTGCCATCAAAATTGACGGACAACCCTGGCATTGACGCTGATTCTTACCGTCAAGCGCTTCAGGCTCTTGACCCGATTGAACGAAGAAGGCTGGAAGAAGGAGATTGGTGGTCAACGACCTTAGGAACACTTTTTGAGAGAGAGTCTGTGGTCATTATTGACTCAGACGAAGTTCCTGTTGTTTCTTCAGCAGCCCGTGTGGTCAGATTTTGGGACCTTGCGGCGACGGAGCCTTCTGCGGTAACTCCAAACCCAGACTGGACCGTTGGTACATTAATGCTTTTTGATGGTGGTGTTTCTTATATTCTTGACATCAAAAAGGCACGAGTTCGTGGAGAAAAGGTTGAGCAATTAATCGCACAGACCGCCTATGAAGATGGTCGTGGGGTAGCCATCAGGATGGAAATGGAGCCAGGCTCCTCTGGAAAGGCTTTGGTTGACCAGTACGCCAGGTATGTAGTTCCTGGTTATGACTTTCAAGGCATAAGGTCAACTGGAGATAAGGTCACCAGGGCTAGACCGTTTGCGGCAGCCGTAGCCAACGGTAATGTCAGGATTGTGCGAGGAACATGGCTTAGTGACTGGCTTGATGAACTTTCTTCATTCCCTGAAGCATGTGACCATGACGACCAAGTGGACTCCGCAGTCGGTGCCTTTACATATTTAACTGGCCTGGGGTTGCCACAACGAAAAATTGTCAGTATCATCGTCTAGGTACTTACTACTTTACAGGAGACAACCTTGTTAACACCTAAGGAAATTAGGGCACAACTAATTGGTCTTGATGACTTTTTAAACAACGAAAAAACACTCAATTCTGAACTGGAAGAGGCTTTGGGGCATCTTGTTGAACTTAACAAGTTAAAAAAAGAAATTTCAGAACTTTACGATTCGTATTCTTCTAAAATGATTGACAGAATGGAATCTGTTAACGAAAAAGAAGTAAAACTTCAATCTGGAGCCGAACTCAAGTGTAAATCAGGTGCGCCCAGAAAAGCGTGGGATAGCGAGAATCTCATGAAAACAGTCTATTCCAGACTTCGTCAATCTTCAGTTGACATGGATACAGGTGAGGTCGGGTTGTCGGATGAAGAAATTGTCATTAAACTACTTGACTACTTACAGCCGTCATATTGGCGAGTTGGAGCACTAAATGACCTCGGCATCAACGCAGACCAATACTGCGAAGTTGGCGAACCAAAAACAAACATTGCTATTTATACAAAGGATGAAAAATAATGGCTACTAAGAAAATTGACCCCACTGAACAAGAAGTTGCTTACTCTCCAAGTGGAGTTAGTTGGGAAGAAGTGTATAAAAAAGAAACAAAGGAAAATCAAGAGCGCGTTTCAAAAATGCACCATGACCTTTCTGAACAATTCCCCAAAGAAGTTGAGCGTCAACTTAAAAAGGGTGGAACCAGCCTCACATACATCCCAGTTAGCGAAGTAATTAATCGCCTTAATAAGGTTCTTGGTTTTGACGCATGGTCATATGAAATTATCAAGTGCGAGCGAGATGCGCTTGACCCTGACTTCATCGTTGCTCATGTTCGCATGACTGTTTATCCTAGTTCTGATAAATTCGTCAGTGTTGTAAAAGACGGTTTCGGTGGTCAAAAGATTAAGCGAACCAAGAATGGCGACATCGTTGACCTTGGTGATGAATTTAAGGGTGCTGTTTCTGATGCCCTAAAAAAGGCGGCTCAGTCTCTTGGTGTTGGTCTTTATCTTGCTCGCACGGAAGAAGCGATAGGAATTGAACAAGAAGAATCAATTGACCCAGTTATTGAGTCAATGTGGGAACAGTTTGTGGACCTTTCTCGCAGTCTTGATTCTGAAAAGAAGGCTCAACTTGGAGAGTTTTGGAAGTCATACGCTGGAGAGCGACCAAAGCCAACAAAGGCAACCGCAACAAAGGTAGACCTAGAAGCGCTTATTAATCAGTGTGCAATTCTTCACTTGACAGAAGGTGAGTGAGTGTTAATTCCACCGCCACACCTGTCCCCATCTTCAATAGGCACATTTAATCAATGCCCGTTGAAATTTAAATATTCTAAAATTGATGGAAAACAAGAAAACCCTACAGAAGCAACTTTGATGGGTAATTTTGTCCACGATGTTATTGAAGAGTTCTATAAACACGACCCAGAGGCTAGAAGTATTCTTCTTGCTAAAAATCTTGCATCTCAATTGTGGGAAGAAAAATGGCAAATCCAGGCAGAACCATGGGTTAGAGGTCAAGACAATCTCAAGATGTTCCGATGGAAATCATGGTGGTGTATTGAAAATCTATGGAAGATAGAGAACCCTAAGGTTATTTCTCCAACTGGTTTAGAGCATGAACTAAATGGAGAAATAGGTGGCGTTAGAATCAAAGGTTTTATAGATAGATTCAGCGAAGCCAAGGGCGAAGGTTTTGTCATATCTGATTATAAAACTGGTAAAACTCCTAAAAAAACATGGATAGACGACAAGTTTTTTCAACTTCTTGTTTACTCTCATTTGCTTGAGTCAACGGGGGTTGGTAAGGCGGTTAAAGTTGAACTTCTTTATCTTAAAGATGGGGTCAAGTTCCACAAGAGCGTTACAGATGAAGAACTTCAATCTGTAGAAAAAACAATAGTAGAAACCAAAGCAGAGATTGACAAACGCTGTGAAACAGAAGAGTTTGAAGCAGTTAAATCAATTCTCTGTAACTGGTGTTCATTTAAAAAGGAATGTCCTGCATGGCGGTAATGATGAATGATGATGTTTTTGCACGAATGGTTTCTGAAGAGGTGAAAAATAAACTTTCTACTTCTCAGAAAAAAATACTTCTTGAACCCGAAAACTGGGGTAGATGGAAAGATGCTCTTTTGTTTTTAGTTGAAAGCCTTGACAGGCAGATAGAAAACATCAAAGAGGACGCAGATGCTGATGCTGAGAAGTACTCAACAATGGGTTTGAGCGGTAAAAAACTGGCAGTAGAAGCAGCCCGTGAATATCAGCATAGAATTAAAAAAATTGACAGATTTAAATTTCATGTAAATCGTCGGATTGACGAAGTAATGATGATGATTGAGACTGGAAATGTTGAATCATCAGACGGATGGGATAGAGTTGCTTTTTTGGAAAATGCAATTGTTAAGCATCGTGAATTATTGCGTGAATTTGATTTAGAAGATACTGCTGTTGATAGGGCTCTGTGGTCTGCGCTTGCGGGGAACTGGGATTTTGATTCAATTAATGAAGGGAATCTATAATGAATGTAGATATTGACAAAGTAATTTCTATGCTCTCCGACCAAATTGGAGTGCTTACTAAAGACAACATTATTTTGCGTGTTCTTGTGCAACAGTTGGAAGATGAACTACAATCTGCTCGTGCGCCACAGGTCAAAGAAAAAGGAAGCAGAGTACAAACTCCGCCGTCCATTAGTTGAAAAACTTTTAAACGAAAGACCCTTGTGTGAGGCTTGTCCTGTTTTTGCCGAATATGACGGCAAGGCAACATACTCTCGTAATCGTTCAGTAGATATTCATGAAGTAGTTAGACGCTCTCAGGGCGGTTCAATTCTTGATGAAGAAAACCTTATGGCGGTATGTCGCCCGTGTCATAACAGGATAGGAAACTACCCACAACTTGCATTTGATTTAGGCTTGGCAAAACACTCATGGGGGTAGTTTTTATGGGTGTTGACCTGTCTTTAACATCAACTGGATTGTCGGTAAATGGGGAGACAAGTGCATTTAAGTCAAAAAACAAGGGAGCGGCAAGGCTTTACGAGATTTCCAACCATGTACTAACAGACTTATCTGTAAAGGGTGCCAACTGTGTGATTATTGAGAGTTACTCCTATGCGTCTAGAAACTCTCAGGCTCACAGTATTGGAGAATTGGGAGGGTGTGTTCGGATGACCCTATGGCAACATGGAATACCTTTTATAGAAGTGCCACCAACATCCAGGGCAAAGTTTGCTACTGGAAAAGGGAATGCTGGAAAAACTGAAGTTATTTCTGCTGTCTCATCAAAGACTGGAAAACTGTTTTCTGGCTCTAGTGCAGATGACGAATGTGATGCCTGGGTTCTTGAACAAATGGGATTGGCAAAAATTAATAATTCTGATTACTCATGGACAAAAGAGCAACTATCTGCTTTGGACAAGATAGATTGGTCGCCACTAGATACTTTAGTTATTGGAGAAAAATGATTTCACGCAATGCGCCGATTAGTCAAGTAGATATTGAGCATGAATTACTCCGTCTTATGGAGATGCTTGAGACGGAGACTGAAGCATTTGAAACACTCGCTGAGGATTCTGCAAAGAAAGAAGCCTTGTATAAATCTAATTGGGCAAAAGAATACCTCTCTGCAAAAGGCTCAATCAAGGAGCGAGAGGCTTGGGCGGATTACAAGTTGGCTGATGAGAACTTTGACTACAAAATTGCTGAGGCTCTACTAAAGTCAAAGCGTGAAAAATTGCTTTCGCTTCGTACATCAATTGACGCAATGCGAACGCTTAATGCAAATGTCAGGGTTCAGGTAAACCAATGAGAGAGAAAATATCCCAAGACTTAATGCCTTTAGCATTAAATGTTGACGACCTAATTCCGCTTGAAAAGAATCCTAGAAAAGGCAACATTGAAGCAATTATGTCTTCGTATGAAGAGTTCGGTCAGATGAAGCCGATTGTTGTTCGCCCAAACAATGATGGGACATTCACGGTGATTGCTGGCAACCATCAACTGCAAGCGGCTAAAAAACTTGGATGGACACAGATTGCCGCTGTTCAGATGAATGCCGATGACGACCGTGCTGTTGCGTTTGCATTGGCAGACAACAGAACGATGGAACTCGGACATACCGACCCAGCAATCCTGAATGAAATGGTCATAGACCTGTACGAAGATTTTCCAGAACTATTTGAGGGACTTGGGTGGGATGAATTTGAAATTGCTGCAATTGAAGAAACTCAGTATGTTTCAGAAATAGTTTCACCCATTGCTGAAGCGTACTTCACCCCAGTTATTCAAAAACCTGTTGAGCCGAGCGCGCCAGTCAATATCAATGTTGAGGAATCCGAAGATGGTGTCAGACGGATTGTTGCTGGCAATGATATTGACCACAACAGAGTAGCAGTCTCTGGAAGCACAATCGTATCTCCTGGCTCATCTCCGCAGGCAGTTGTCCAGTACACCATTGTTTTTGACAACCCAGAACAGCAACGAAAATGGTATGACTTTGTTCGTTACCTTCGTAATGACCCAGGTATTTCTGGGACAACAACAGCAGAAAAGTTGATGGATTTTATTGACATGCATACGGAGGTTTGATAATGAACATTCATTCACCTGAAAATATTGAGTCATATCTTTCTTTAGTTAGCAAACTAAATAAAAAATACAAAGGTAGAGATTGGTCGGATAGGCATTCAATTATTTTAACAAGTGCTTTATTTTATGAAGTTGCTTCCAAAATTGTTGAACTTCAGAATCGCATTGAAGAACTAGAAGCAGATAATGACTAAGCAGAGAATGTTTCTAGATATATCCTGTGTTGATGCTGCTCGGCAAAGGATAAGACATGTCTATGATACTTTTGATACTGTTTGCGTTCAGTTTTCTGGAGGAAAAGACAGCACAGCAGTTCTTTACTTGGCTAAAGAAATTCATGAAGAGCGAGGACTAGGTCCAGTAAAAGTAATCTTCAGAGACCAGGAAATGGTAAGCCCTCTTGTTTATGACTATGTAGAAAAAGTTATGAATTATGACTGGGTGGATATGGAGTGGTACTGCCTTCCGTATGCTCAAGAAATTTGGGTGCTTGGGGTTAGGGAAAACATATTGGCTTGGGACCCATACAGGGAAAAGGCTGGCATGCTTGCACGCCCCATGCCTCCGTGGGCTATTAATGCATCTCATTTTGGGATGCCTATGGACCAAACTCTTCCAGAAGGAATTGATTACTACACAATGCAGGGAAAAACGGGAAGCGTGGCTTTTATAACTGGAGTTCGTGCAAACGAATCTATGGTTCGCTATCGCTCCTTGGTTCAAAAGGTGCACGAAAATTATATTGTTAGTCCGTACAAAATGAAAAAGTCAATACCTTTAAAGTTTGCAAAAGTTATCTATGACTGGCAAATGGATGATGTATTAAAATTTATTTCAGAAGAACATGATGCTGAATATTGTGAGTACTACGACCTTGCATCAATGACTGGCTCAAATACCAGGGTTGGTGTTCCTCTTCATGCTGTTGCAATTAGACGCATTGGAGACCTTGTCGCAACTGAGCCAGATTTTTACGACACACTATGGTCAGTATGGCCAAATATTGATGCTCAGAGACGCTGGTGGCCAGAGTTTGATATTGAAAAATTTATTGAAAATTATGCTGCTGATGGATTTAGGGGCGCAAAGCGATGCATAGAGGAAAACATGCTTGACGATTTTGACAAGCGTCGCGCTCGTGCTTATGTTGCTGATTTTAGAAAAAAACATTTAAAAGACCCATATTCATATCCAATGAATTGGCTTATAAGAAACTTGTTGTTAAATGAAATAACTATTTCTGCAGCAGCGCCAGTTGGTCCCAAAACCAAAGCAGACACTCTTAGAAAAAAACTTGCAGAACAGGAATTAAATAATGCAGAAAATTGATTATGTACCTTTTGCCGAATTAAATATTGCTCCATTTAAGGCAACATACATACTTAGACCAGACCTGTTGACCCTCTCCAAGTCGCTTATTGATTTTGGTTTCATGCTTCCAATAGTTGTTCAAAAAGAAACAAACATTGTTATTGACGGTAATGAGCGAGTGTCTCTTGCAAAAATCAATAAATATGTCAAAAAAGCCGTAGGGGATTTGTGTCCTGTCGTTTATGTTGAATGCGATACTCTTGAAGCACAAATGATGCATCTGAGACTAAATCGTTCCAGAGGAAATCTTTTAGCAAAACCAACATCAGGTATTATTAGAAATCTTGTCAAATCAAAAAAGTATTCAAAAGAAGACCTTGAAGAATTTTTGCAAATGAAGCATGACGAGTTTTATCTTCTTCTTGATGGTTCTTTGCTTAAACATAGAAAAATTTCAGAACATAGTTACTCCCGTGCATGGGTGCCAGTTGAGGCCGACCCGAAGGCTACTGATTCCTCAATATCAATTGAGAGACCGCCTAATTCCGATAGATAAGTAACCAATAGTCCTGTAATGATACAATTTTTTAAACGCTCAATTAAGGAGTAAAACAATGGACATACCAAGACGAGGGTTTCTCAGAGGTGGTAGAGATGCGGTCAGAACTAACAGGTTCCGCCGAACGGCTCGTTCACTAGCACAGCAAGCCCGCAGAGCAGTGGGTTTTGGTGGTGTGCCAGATGAAAGAGTGCGAGACATCATCGGTGAAGGTCGCAGGGCTCGCCGTTTCGCTCGCGAGCGCTAATTAACCCTTAAGGGCAATAATGCTCGTCACAGTACAAGACCTCGTAACCTACATGGACATTTCTTTGTCTTTAAGGCAGCAAGATGCTGCCGATATTGTGCTGTCTGGTCTTCAAAGCGAACTTGATGCGTACCTGGGGAGACCTGTTGAAATAACGGAGTTTACCGAGGAGTACAAAGTTCCAAGCAATCACTTAGCCACTCCGATGTCGTCATTCTTTTATCAAAACAGCCTTGAGTCTTCTTTTTATACGGCTAATGGTAATTCCAATCAATCTTCAATGAACTATGCGCTTCCTCCAGAGACGGTCTATTTAAGAAACTCTCCAGTAGTAAAAGTTCATAGCGTACAAATTCAAAATCAGTGGACAACGCCCACTTACTTAGGTGAAGCAATAACCAGAACAGCGGTAGTAACAGGTGCTACAAAATCTGGAATTAGGATTACTTTTACTGCCAATAATCACGGATTCACGGTCGGACAGTATGTGACAGTGACTGGAATTACTCCAACTGTATACAATGTTTCAAATAAAAAAATAGTTGAGGTTACAACCAATTCTTTTATCGTTGAGGTTGAACCTGGCGCATTGAGTGCGTATGTTTCTGGTGGCGAAGCAGAGGCTATTGGGACCAACTATTCTGTCCGCCGATACGGGATTGACATCTTCAATATTGTTGCTGATGACACTATCACGGTGAACTATGAGGCTGGATTAGATGGTCAATCAATTCCCATTTTTAAACTTTTAATTCTTCGTGCAGCGACAAGAGAAATGCAAAATATGCACGACGATGTTGTTGGTATTAAAGACCTTGAATCAAGGAATGTTGCTCCTCTTGAGACTGGCTTTTCAGACAGAGAACTGGCTTCCGTTAAGCAGTACAAGCGCCAAAGGATTGCGTAAAATGCGCATTCAAATACATGTTGATAAAAATAAAGTTGAAGATGCTTTAGAAAACATGCAGGACGCAGTAAAAGACCTTCGTCCTGTTTTTAGAAAAGCAGAAAAAGACCTTTCAGATATTTATACAAAACACTTTACATCTAATGGTAGTGGAAGATGGAAACCACTTGATGCCGAGTATGGTGCATGGAAGTCAGCAAATTACCCTGGAAGACCGACTCTTGTTCAGAGCGGAGCGCTTTTTAGAACCATTAGAAAATTCAGCGTTAGGGAAATAAATAAAACATCAGCATCATTTGGTACGGATGCGAAAGTAGCCAAATTTCATCAGTACGGTACATGGAGCATGCCTAAGCGAGAAATAATATTTGAGCCACCGATGTTTGCTAAGAAACTTGCAGAAGACATTGCTGACCATATTGAGGATGCTGCCTAATGGAACTCATGTTTGGTGCTCACTATGCAAAGCAATATGTAAATAATTATTTAAGAAATGATATTCCAGTAAGAATTGTGGATTACAGAAATGGCTGGAATCTTGACGATGCAACCCTCCCTACTCCTGTATCTTTTTTTACATACGAACCAATTGCCTTAGATACATGGCCCACAATCATTACGGTCGCCATGTCAACAAACAGGATGGAAAGAATTGGTTATGCAGGAATTAACCCTCTGTATAGGGTCAATTATTCAATGAGGACATATGTTTGGGTGCGTGATATTGGTTCCGAAGAAGCAACTCTAATGAGGGACAGATTAACCACTGTCGTTCGTTCTGCCCTTCTTGACTATCCATGCATGAAAGCAACAGACCCTCAGGACTCATTTAAAGCAATGATTGATGAGTCAACGATGCAAGAGCAATTTTCAGACTTAACTCTTTTAAAAGGTGACAGAGTTATGGCTGGCGCATATTTATCTTATGACTTGTCAATTGATGAAGTCGTGGACAGACGACCACTGGGAACGGTGAGCAATGTTGAACTTGAATATACCAATCTAGACAGAACCCCATAAGGGGATGATGTAAACTAAATGTGATTTACAGGAGAAAAAATGACTCATATTCATAAAATTGAAAAAATCAAAGACGAAAAAGAGTTTGATTCAAACGGCTCTGGGTATGTAATTGTGTCAAATGTTGCTGGAAGACCAATAGTTATTGGTTCGCCAGCGGTCACTCTTTATCCAGGAGATAAAGCATTTTCATGTGAAGACAACGATTCCGTACTTCGGGCAGTAAAAGCCAAAAAACTTGCAATCGTTGAAATCTTTGAATCAAAACCGAAAACAAAGAAGCAAAAGCCAGAAGAACCAAAACAAGAAGAAACTTTAGCAACAGTTGCAGATATAGAAGAAGAAGTTTCTGTACAATTGGGGTTGTCCGATGAAGGCGATTCTCCGCTGAGCGACAAACTGTAAGACACTAAGAGAGGTCCAATGCCAGGCGTAACAATTACCACAGCAGTAAGAACAGGCCCAACAAGCGCTACTGTTCGTGAATCATCACAGGCTTTTTTTATTGGTCTTGCTCAGCGAGGACCAGTTGATGAGGCAGTTCTCGTAAGAAGCCTTGCCGAGTTTGAGGAGACATTTGGTACATATGTTACCTATGCCTACCTGCATCCAACTGTTCAAACTTTCTTTGAAGAGGGTGGCACGCAGTGTTACATCGCCAGAGTCGTTGGACCAGGAGCAACCACTGCAAATGTAATCTTGGATGACGGTGGCCCAAGCGCGGATGAACTTATTGAATTGACAGCAAATGGCCCTGGAAACTGGGCGCACAGCATGCAAATTCAAGTAACCGCATCAGGTTCTCTTCGTAATATTAAATTGACCTACAATGGTGACCTTGTTTACCAAACAGGAAACAGAGCAAGCGCATCAGCCCTGGTAAGCGCAATCAACAACAGCGCAATTGCATCACAATACATGACTGCAACTCTATTGATTGACGAACTTCCAGGTGCTTCTGCAGCAGTAGCCTTTGGAGCAGGTACTTATACTGACGGCAATGACGACATTGGAGATTCCACAGTTGACACAACATTTACAGCATATGTTTCTGCTCTTGATTTGTTTCTTGACTCGTATGGAACTGGTGCAGTTGTTTGTCCAGAAACACACCAAATCAATACGCAATTGATTGCTCATGCAAATTCTTATAACAGAATTGCACTATTGCATCTTGAAGAAGGCACGAGTGACCCTGCTGATGATGCAGCAACACTGAGTGCAGAAGACCACTCGGAGCATGCAGCAGTTTATTACCCATGGGTTTTTATTCCAACCGATGTTAATGGAGTTAATAAGTTAATTCCGCCAACAGGATTTGTTGCTGGTAAGCGTGCTCTTGCGCACAACCAGACAGGCCCTCATCAGCCATATGCTGGTCTTGTATCTAGTGCAAGATTCGTAAATGGAGTTGAAGTTGATGTTAATAGAACACTCGGTGACTCACTTGATGCTGAGTATGTAAACGCAATTCGTTTTATTGCTAACTCTATTAGAATCTATGGAGCACGCTCGTTGTCAACTGACACCGATAATTTCAGATTCATTACAATTCAAGACACTGTCAATGGAGTTGTTATTGAAGCAAATGCTTCAATGGAAGACTTAGTCTTCTCTGTAATTGATGGTCGTGGTGGATTGTTTGCTTCAATTGAAGGAAGATTGACCGCCATTTGTGAAAGAATGAAGGCAATCGGAGCGCTTTACGAGGCATACGATGCTAATGGAAAATTGCTTGACCCTGGCTACTCGGTTAAGTGCGACACTTCAATCAACACAACAGCACAACTTGCAGAAGGAACAATCAAGGCTCAACTTGGTGTCCGAGTGAGTTCAGTTGGCGACAAGATTGAAGTGACAATCATTAAGTCAAACCTAACATCCTCAATTACAGTCTAAGTAGGAGCAAAAAATGGCAAAACTATCTCAGAGGCAAATCCTTGCGGAAATTGTTCCGATTAGCGCTTCATCGCCTAAGTGGAACCTTTTCCAGTTTGCTCAAGTTTCTGGTGGCGAAATTACCGCTTCTGTTGAAAAGATTTACCCTGGTGGCGCAAAATTTCCAGAAGTTCTTTGTGCTCCAGCGGAAATTGGTGACATTACGCTAACTGCTCATTACGACGATGACAGAACTGCCGCAGAAGACGGAAACGGAATTGCTGCAAAAATTAAAGCCCTCAGACCGCTTGTTGGTCGTGCTTACTACGACATTGTAGTAAAGACATATGACTGCGACATTGAGGTTAAGGGTCTTGACCGCACATATTCAAAGTGTCTTTTGGTTGGAATTACAGAGCCAGACGGTGACTCATCTTCGGGTGCCCCAGCAACATTTGCACTGACATTCTCAGTGCAAGGCGTGGTCTGATTTAAAATAACATTTTACTAGTTACTTGCACTGCAAACCAATTGCTGTGCTAGTGTTCTGGCATGACAGAAAATAACTCTCTCTATTCAGAATCAGAACAACCTAAAAAGGCAGAGCCAAAACAGGCTTCTTTGCCGAAGGTTGAAGAACAAAATGTCCTTAACAAACTTAAAGAAGTAATTCAAAAAAAGGTTGAGCGTCCAGTTGTTCGTCTTGATGTCCCAGAACGCCCAGGCGTTTCTTTGCGAATCAGCCCAAATATTACCCAAAATCAACTTCGCAATTGGCGAAAGAATTCTGGCGAGGACACAAAGGCTGGCATGGACTCCATTAAGTTTTCTTGCTATGTAATTGGTTCAACAACAGTTGGTGTATGCATTGACGAAGAAGAAGTGTTTGACGAGAGTGGTTACTCTCTTAACTTCGCATCATCGCACATCCTTGAGATGACAGAGGCTTCACGCCCTATCCCAGAGGCTGTTCGTGCGTTTTTTGGAGTTGACCCACACCTTGAGGCTGCCGCTTTGGCAATCCTTGATGCTTCTGGATACTCCGACACGATTGACACATCGGACCCTACGACGGAGTCTTCAACGAACTAGTTGATGACTCCTTAGTTGTATCCGCTGCTCGGCTAGGAGAGTTGTTTGGGACTGACCCAATACAACTTTTAAACTGCAGTGAAGACGAATGGTTGATACGCCTTGCCTGTGCTAAAGTTATTAGTAACGACCGTGAAGACCAGGAAAAACAACGCCAAAAAGCGCAAAACTCTGGCCGTTAGCGAATTACTGGAGCATCAATGGCTGAAGCGAAACTTACAATTGACATTGATGTTGATGGTGTAGCAAAAGCAGTAACAGGCCTAGCCAGTGTTAATAGGGCTGTAAGAAACATTGACAGCAGAACAAATGGTCTTGCTACAACCGCTCGTGGGGCTGGACAAACAATACAGACCAGCGTTAATAAGTGGAAAAAGTCTTTTGACCAGTTTGACAAAATGGTCAAGATGGTGGGAACCGTAGGCTTAAAAGGCCTTTCAATGGCGCTCAAATTTGCAACTTTTGAAATGGCCGCTATGGGTGCAGCCATGCTTGCCGTGCATGGTGCCTTTATCTTGGGTAATGCAGCAATGAAGGCTATGAAGGCCACCTTGGGGCCTCTTGCTGCTGGTATGACTGGGATTGTCGCAGCAGCAGCCGCAGCATCTGCGGCAATCAGGGAGCAGCAAGCCGCAATGTGGGCTTACAAAAATAACTCCGCCCCCCAGTTTGGTTCTGGTTTAAATCAAGCAAGAATGGTGATGCGTGCCCTTCATACTGATGTTGAATTGTCAACAGTCGGCATTGAGAATTTAAACAAAGCCTATGGGACCATTTCAAAATCTTCAACCTTTACAGCACAGAGTCAAAACCTTCTTAAAGGATTAATGGACTTTGCTTCAGCGGGTCAACCAATTGAAGAAGGAATAACAAAAGCAGCAGAATTGGTTGCTTTGCTCCAAGATTCAAAAAAGTCTTTTTCTGAAGCAAAATCATCAGCAGAACAACTTTTTCCAGATAAAAAAGCCGTTCAAAAAGCGATGAAAGACTTAAAAATAAATACAAAAGAAGGTCTTCAAAAAGCAATCACAAGCGGTGAATTGGCAAAGGCTGCTGGTGTTGAAGGTCAGTTTGATGCAGTTTCTGGAACCTTGATGAACAGAGTAAAAGGCTATTTTACTATTTTGAGAAATCAATTAGGAGACCTTGGTCAACCACTTCTTGAACCAATAAAAGAAGCAGCAAATTCAATATTTAATATTCTTCGTCGTGGGTTTGTAAAAATTTCTGGTAACACACAAAAATTTGGCATGGGCTCAATGCTTGAAGGTTTAGTCAATATGGTTGACAAACTCACTACATGGTCCACTGATTTGATTAATGAAAATATTTCATCAGTTGAAGGCATGTTTGAGAAAATGGCTGGATGGTGGAAGGATTTTAGATACGGCTGGAATGAAACGCTTGACAAATTAAGACCGTTTATTGATGGTGCTCGCGTAATTGAAAAAGCATTTGGTGAAGTGTGGCGACATGTAAAAGATATTGTTGGTTCAGGTTTTGGTCAATTCAATGAATGGCTTCAACAAAATGAAGAAACGGTAGTTGAATTTGGTGGAAAAATCGGAGACCTTTTTACTTCAATTATGAAGTTTCAAATGGAAATGAAAAAAATCATTCAAGACCTAATGCCCTTTATCAACAATGTTATTGGTGGCGTGTCGCAAATGGTTGACCAGATGACCAGTTTTATAAAAGCGCTTCGGTCAATTACTGGCGGTGGCGTTATTGGAGCGCTTGCTAGTCTTCTTGCAATTAGGGGCGCGTTTGGTGCAATGAAAAACACCAAAGGCGGATGGATGGCAAAACAAACAATAACAACTCAACCAATAAACGCTCAGCAAGTTGTTATTAACACTCCATCTGTGGTCCCTGGCGGTGGAAGACTTGGAACCACTGGCGCTGCAATGCGTAATGGGGTACCAGCAGGACCTGGCGGTTTAGCAAGCGCTACTCCCCGATATGGCCTAGCCAGTAGTGGGTTTGGGCCAACAAATTATCCACAATATTATGCGCATGGAGGTCCTGGGGGCTTAGGTGGTACTCGTGGAGCGCCCCTTCCTGGACCCGCTATACCAATGGTTGGCCAACCAGGTTATCAACCAAGCCTTATTCATGGTCCGCAAAGAACCCGAGGAAGAAGAGCAGCCGTAGGCGCTTACAACAGGTTTAGAAACTTTTCTTACAACACATTTACGATGCCTGCCGAATCAGACGAAATGTATCAACAGAGACGGGCTACAGAAACAAGAATTGATAGACACGGAAACGAAGTTTATACTCGTTCAGCAAAGTTTAGACAAAGACAAGCAGCCCAAAGAGCGGCTCGTTCTGGACCGTTCATGTCTAAGGGGTATAAGGCTTTAGGGCAGTTTCAAGGTTCTCAAGGTGTGAAGATGGGAACTGGTCTTGCTCTTGGAGCAATGTCTCAATTTGCACCAGCAGAAGCACAGGGCGCGCTTGCTCTTGGTGGAATGGTTGGCATGATGAACCCGCTCGCTGGTATTGGTGTTGCTGGTCTTGGTACTGCTATGAAATCCAAAACAACAACAGGAGGAATGCTTTCTGGTGCTGCTGGTGGAGCAGCGATGGGTGCGATGGTTGGAAGTATTATCCCAGGACTTGGGACAGCGGCAGGTGCAGCGGCAGGCGCATTGATTGGTGCCGTAGGTGGCGGAATCATGGGGTCTATTAATAAAAATAAAGAACAAGTAAAGGCCGCAAGGGAAGCAGCATCAAACGCTGGACAAAGCATTATTAATGGAGTTCTTTCTGGTGTTCTTGATGGAGTAAGGAAAGAAAGCGGCACTAAAGGTAGAACCGTTCTAAGAGATGCACTTCCAAATATTAGAGCAAAACAAGAATCAGCCCTCAGCATCATTAATCAAGCACCAGAAAAAAGAGGAAATTACTTCGGAATAATGCCAGACGCATTGGACCGTGGTGCAACTGGTGGTCAAATTGGTCTTGTTATGGAAAACTACACCAAAAAAAGAATGCCAGGAATATTGAGAAAAGCAATTGGCGCAGCAACGATGAGTATGGATATTGCTGGAAATCTTGCTTATGGAACAGTTAGCAAACTGGGTATGAAAAGCCTTACTGACAACCGTGTTCTCAACCCCCTTGGATACTCAACCAATAACCTTAAAGATGTTGATAAGAGAAAACAAGAAGAGGCTTTGAGAACCTTATATAGAAAACAAGATTCTTTAGGAATGAAAATTTCTGAAAAAGAACTCCAAGAAATGATGAAAAAACCTGGAGACGCACTTAAAAAAATGCGCAAAGACATGGAGAATAACGAAAAAGCCATGGGACCAATTCAGGATTCCTACAACGCAAGAATGGATAAGTTAGGAAAAATTACTGGCAAGTCTGACAGGGAGATTAATGATTTAGCAAAATCAATGGGCGTCAACCTCATGGATAATACTAAAGAATTTACAGAGGTATTAAAAGACCTTGGATTGGCAACAGTAAAAACAGTACAACAACTGCAGAGTGCCTTAACTAATGTCTATGTTGATGCTTTGTCAGAATTTGACAAAGCAATTAAAGCGCTCCAAACGCCACAAATCCTTGATGAATCAGCAGAGGCTTTCAGAAGACTTTATGATGCTCAGGGCGGAAGCGTAACAAAAGAGCAAGAACTTCAATATGTAAGTGATTTTTTTGAACAAACACTCACATACTTTGAAGGCGACCCAATGAAAGCGTACGCGCAAACTATTGAGTCTTTGCAGAAAAACGGAACTGCTTTTACTGACCCAAGAAGCCCGCTCTATGGAATGCAGAACATGGACTTGCTCGGCAGTGATGTTACTAAGGGTGTTTTGGAGAGAATGACTTCTGGATTTGGTGCCGAATATGGTGGGCGACTGAACTCAATGCTCATGCAGTCAGGCGTATCTGTTAATCAAGAAGATTTTAACGCAAGATGGCAAGCCATGACCATGGACCAAAGAATGACTGCTGCTTCGGCTATTACTGGAGGAATTGGAACTGGAAAAGATAGGCAGATGGCTATCAATAAGTATGGTTCTGAATCGGCGGCACTGTTAGCGGTGGCAGGCTTGACTGATTTGACAACTAGCGCAGTTGAAACACCAGGAACAGAGGCAAAAGACCTTGCTGAAGTTTCAGAAGAAATAGCAACAGCAACAACTAGGTTGATTGACCAAATGTCTGAGTATTTTAAAGTAGCAGATAATGCAGTTCCTTCTTGGTACAACACTCCTCCATCTTGGTGGGACCCTAAAGATACTTCAACCCCTCGCGGTCAGGCTTTTGGTGACACAACCTCAAGTCGTCTCTCGCAGACAATGGCTCGCCACGCCTCTATGAATAGCATGTTGACGGGAACACGCACTGTCACTTCTGGCTATAGAAACTACGGTCTTGGTTCAATAAATTCCGACCATGTAACTGGAAGAGCATATGACCTTGTTGGTCAAAACCTGGGACAGTACCAATCCTTAGTCAGGGGAACTGGTGGTTTTGCAGAATTCCACGGAGTTAATGGAGCAAGACATCTTCATGTAGTTCCTGGTTCTGGGGCTATTGGAGATAGCCGTGTACCTGTATCTTCCTCTACTACACCAGGGCCGATAGTAATGTCTGGCGGTGGAGGTGGTGGAAATAACTACAACTTCTATGTGAGTGGAAATCAAAATGCCTCTGCTGGTGAAATAGCAGAAATAGTTATGCAAAAAGTTAAAGAAGTAGAACGCTCAAATAGGGAGAGAAGATAATGACTAAAGAAGGAATTTCATATCAAAATCCTATTAGGTTTCGGAATGCTTCAACGAATGCTGAAAACTACGAAAAAGCAAGTAAAATTTTTCAATCCCAAGTTCCTGGAAGATTTGTTCAAGATGCACTTAATGTTTATTTTTGCACTACATACAAATCTACCAGAGGTGAACCTATCTGGAACAGAATAAATCAAGCAGACGGAAAACCTCTTAACGGTAAATATATTTTAATAAATTTCGGAAAATCTGGAGAAACACCAGAATCCAAAACTTTAAATGGTCAAAAAATTTCTTACACAATTTCGTCAGTAAGGCTTCGTTTAAATGCAAACAGAGCATACGACAAGAAAGCGCTTGGTAGTTTTGTTTTTGTCCTCTTGCCAAGCAACGACGCAGTAGCCCCAACATCCCCAACAGGAACAGTTGCAAATCCATTAGTTCAAACTGGTGATAGTTCAACATATGCATTAACGGCAAATATTCTTGAAGGAAAAGATAGAAATGCGCAAGCATACGCATATCTTTCTAAAGACACGAATGGAAGAAGTGGTTCTGGAACTGTAAGAAGAGGAACTACACCTGCAACAACAAGTTCAACTCCGAGCATCGCGTCTATTGTTGGACGACAGGAGTCTGCAGCAATAACTGCTTCAACAGGAAGAACAAGTTCTACACCCCCAAGGCCAAATCCAAGCGGTTCAAGCCCATCTTCACGCAGAACTTCTGGGGGCAGGTCAAATACTCCTCCGAATGTCAGTAATTCTCCCAGTCTCTCTACGGTTGTCGTGAGGTTGCAACCAGATAGGAATATATTTAACGGCAGAGGACTCTACAACGGATATGTAGATAAGCCATATATTCAGCAAACAATTTCAGTTTTTAGCAATACCCGTGATGAAAGAAATCAAGAACAGCCAACACGGGAAAGAATTGTAAGAAGACATGTATTTGAAATAATTCCAAATACTTTTGAATTTTCTCAACTTTCTTCTACATGGAACGAAGTTGAAAGAAGTGGAAATTATCCGCTAGTTGATTGGGCTAAATATAACTTGACAAAATGCAGTTTTAGATTTCTTGTTGCAAGCAGAAGAATAGATGAAATAGAACAGCAAAGAACTCTAGTAAATGATGGAATGGATGTTTCTATTGAACAAGAAATTGAAAACATCAGAATAATGGCTGGCTCACCCTCTCCAGTCACATTTTACAATTTTAATAAACTTCTCAGCACTTCCTATAGGTTCCCCTACCTTGAAAATACTAGAGGAATTCAGTGGGTAATTGCCGATTTATCTGTTACAGCCACAAGACTTACACCAAATGGCCGAGGTATTGCTGCTGCTGAAGTTTCAATTACATTAAACGAATATCCAGAGATAGCACGAGATATTGTATTACTCCCACCTCTTGCGCCAGATAGACCAATTCCTCAAATATGTAGACCTAATCCATGCCCACCGCCCACCCCTAGGGCAAGAGGGTTGTTGACCGATACATTTACTATTGATAGAAGTATCTACACTCCAGAGAGCAAGTAATTACAAATGTTTAGTAAATCATCTTTGCAAATAGGGGACCTAACCCAACAAACAATGGCAATTATTGCCGAAAATTTATTAACAATAAATGTTAATTACACAATGGATATGTCTTCTCAGTTGTCTTTTACAGTTATTGACCCTGGATTTGAAATGGCGTCCAATAATTATTTTCAAGTTGGAAGAGATGTTGTTTATGAGTCGTCAGTTTTTTTTCAATCAAGAATACCAACAACCAACACAGATACAGCCGTACCCGTCCGTGGAAGAATGCGCTACACATACGAGATATCAAGCGCTTCTGTTCAGCAAAACGGAACAGCCTCTCCGCAGTGGACTATAGAAGCATTGCCAAAAGCAGTAATGCAAATGAAGAGAGATAAAAAACCAGGGAACATTGGGGGTTCTGGTTATGAGTTTGTGAGAAAAGCCGCCAACAAATATGGTCTTGCTTTTGTTGGTGAAAAAAGTTCACGAATTAAAAACGCATCAAAAAACTCTGGAGACAATCAAGCCGATTCTGTATGGACTGTAATAACAAATATTGCTCAAAATTCTCAATATGTTGTTTTTGTTGCAGACGGAACACTTTATTTTGCATCAGAAAAATGGCTTTTATACAAATGGGGTTCAGAAAAAATAATTGGTAAACCAAAATTAGACAAAAATGGAAAACCAATAAGAAACAAGGATGGAACGCCACAAAAAAATCCAGACAAATTTTTTGTACCTCTTGATTATCCTGCAAAAAGTGAAGCAAATGCTCGTAAATTTGAAGTTTTACAACTTCCAAATATAAGAAAATCAGAAAACGACCCGATGGCTGGAGATGGTAGTCTTTTAGTGTCGCGAAATAACGGTGTTGCTCTTAGGCCAGGGATGACCATTAGAATTAATAGCATCCCAACCATGAATATATTTTATTTAATTACGGGCGTTTCTTATGGAGAGCAGATTACTGACCCAGTTTCTGTGCAGTTCAGAAGTCCAGAAAGACTTGAAGTAAATGGCAAGCCAGCCAAAATTCCACAATTACCAGTAGGTAAAATTTTTGATAGTAAATATTTTACTGAATCTGTAAGACTTGGCGACACTGCGGTTGGTAGTCCAATATTCAATGAAACAACTCCTCCTTTTGTTGCTTCTGGAACAACATTAAACCCTGTTGGTCCACAAACCGCTGGTGTTATACCAAATTCAAGAAGAATTGATGTCTATCCAAGGTCTCAGTTTGAATTAGCAATGTTTGGAGATGCAAATAGAGGATTACCAAACCCTAACCACATATTGGAAGGGGGAAATATTGATTGTTGGAACAGACCAGTTGTTGTTACAAATTCAGATAACTTGACATTTTGCGCAACCATTAGACCGCATATATATACTAAAACAGTAATGGGAGACACTATTTATGTAATTACTGAAAGAATATGGTGTGTTTCTGGAGTTCCAACAACATTGAGTACTGAGGATGCAGAAACCAGATACAACACACAGGGTGTTCATCATGGAATATTTGGCAATATTACAAGCGCTCAAAGATACATTCCAATTCTTGTTCGCATACAAAAACTTGTGATTAAAGAAAGATTCAATGAGTCCTACCAATCAATTTGGAACGGTAGAGCACCGCTAGTAACTAGGTGTAGTTAATGTCGTCAATAGTTAATAGATTAAAAGGCTCATCCCACCCAACACCACCTGGTGGGATATATGTAGGTTCTATAAAAACCGTTGCCCAAGATGGCCGTGTTTATGTAAATATTCCAAAACTGAGCAACACAATAGGTCCAATCAGAGTCGCTAACTCAAATGCAAATAAAAGATTGACAGTTGGAACTCAAGTTCTATGCGCTTATACAAACATGACGAACGAAGAAATGTATGTAATTGGAAATATAACCCCATCAGACATATTTACACCAGTGATTGCATCGCCAGTTTCTGGTCAGATACTTAAGTATGACGGCACAAAATGGATTAACGGAACAGTTGATGTTATTGAAATACAGGTTTTTAGTTAAAATTATGTTTAGTACAAGAAATTACACCCTACTCATCCTGTGTGGATGTTCATTGATTTTTGTGAGATAATACAAACATGGACTGTCTTTCTTTCCCTATCAAATTTACAAACGAGGGTTTAAAAAGGCTGCCCGAAGGAAGTTTTGATTTTTTTAAACAAATATTGACAATATCAATGCTAACTGAACCTGGGGAACATCCAATAACTCCAGACTTTGGTGTTTATGACCCGTCATTTATACCCGTTGAGCCAGAAAATTTTATTTTAAATGCCGCAAGATTTGTGCCCGAGGTTGAGATTAGAAACATCAACCCAACCCTGAATGCTGACGGTAGTGTAGATGTTGAATTCTCTTTTGATTTGCGCAGGTGATTTGAGTGCCCATTGATTTTTCTGAATATGTATACCTTGTGCCTTTTGATGTTTCTCCAACATCTGTTTACCTTGACGCAATTGACTACGCAAAAATTGTTCTTCCAGAGTTTCAGCCAAGACAAGGAACTCCAGAAGATGCAATTCTTCAGGCTGTCTCTTACATTTCTGCATTAAACATTGCTGCGATAAACAGACTTCCAGACAGATTGATGGCTGGTCTTGTTGGAATGATGGGGGTTGAAATTGATGATGGGGAAAAAGCGATTATTGATGTTGAATTTACCTGTATTGACAATTTGGGCACAACTATTCCGCAGGGAACCCTTTTAAGACATGACTATGAATTTTTAGGTGAGCAAAGGTCTGTTTATTTTCAGACAAACGAAGAGGGAATTATTGCTCCAGTAGACCCAGAAGACCCACTTCCTACGGCGATTATTGAAGCAGAGGCTATTGATGTCGGGGTCGTATTGCCTATACCAAATGGCACAGAGTTGACTATTGATACTCCTACATCAAATATCATTAGTGCGGTTCTTGATGCAACGGTAAATAGTGGAACAAACCCAGAAAATGAAAACGATTATTTAAGTCGGGCTGTTGCATATTTAGGCTCTCTTTCTTCCTCTTTTGCTAAGGCTTCACAAATTGACGGTTTTGTTCTTTCAAGATTTTTATCAACCACAAGTCGGTGTAGAACTTTTGATTTAACAAATCCAGTAAGTGGACTTCAGTGGGATGACGAAAATGAGCCTGGGTATTTAACAGTTTTTGTTTATGGAATCAATCAACAATTAACAAACGACCAAAAACTTGACATTTTGATAGCAGTTCAAGAAAGAACAGTCGCTGGATTAAGTGTTTCAATTGAGGATGTAAAACTTGTTGATTTGACAGTTATGGTTGAGGTTGCTCATTCTTCTGATTATGACAGTGATGTTATTCAAGAGAATATTGAAAATACACTTATTAACTATTTTTCTCCAACAAATTACAGGTTTACACAGTCCATGAAACTTTCAGAATTTTATTCAGTATTGTCCGCAATACCTGGAGTTATATACATTAATTCACTTTCAGTTACACCTGGAGACGGTGGTGAAAATGATGGGGATGGAAATGTTGATTTTGACCTAAAAGGTTCATTGCCTCAAATTGCAATAAACGACATAACAGTCGGTTTAACATCATTGGAAGTGTAAAGTGAAGACTTTACAGCGTCTTAGTAATGCAAATAGCCTTATAAAGTTTACTGTTGATTCATCTTCCGAATCGTTAGCAGCAACAGAAAGTGATTCAGATTGGGAGGTTGAAGGAGGAAATTTTAGATTTACTGGTGAAAACTATTATGTTTCAAGCCACTATGTTCTTGAGGCAACCCCAACAAACAACAGCCTTACTACACCAATGGTTGTTTCACTTGATGTAGGTTCAGTTTTTGATGTAGATGATGTAAATGAAAGTTTTGTTTTTTCTTGCGTTGTTTATTGCGGATTAAGAAATGTGACTATTAATGCAAAATTGTATGACGGACTTGGGCAAGAAGTTGAAGGCAATACAAAAGTTATTCAAGCGGGTTCGTGGACTGCTTTGCGCTCTAATGTTTTTACAAAAGTACCCTTAACGCCACCCAGCGTTGGTCAATATACGGTTTCTTTGACAATAGTAGGCCATGGAGGAGAAACTGTAAAAATCTCTACCCCAAACTTGGTTAACGAAGATTCTTGGGCATCAAATCCAGTCATTCAAAGCATGAGGCCATATATTCCTGGTTTTTATGAATCATACGACAGAAACGAAACAGACCCCCAGTATCCATTTTTTAGATATGTAGATGTACTAACCGACGCAATTGCAGACACCATGTTTTTGTATTCTGAGTGGTTTCAGTTTGATTCAAGAGAAATTATACCTGGAGCATCAAAAGCAGACTTGTCAACCAGAAGTAGATTAACAAACTACCAAGCCGTATACGACGAAAATTTAAGTTGGCTTGCTCAGTTTTCTGGAGCAAAAATTAAAAACCAACTTTATGTTGGAAATGCTGCAATAGTTACCGATACCGATGAGTTTAAAAAATCTCAATTATTTCCTGCAATATACGGTCGTGGCGCTGGAACTCAGGGGTCAATCAAGGAAGCAGTCGGCCATGTTCTTTCAGGAACAAAAACAGTAGTTATCGGCCAACATGTTGATGGAAATCCATGGATAATGAAAGTTGTAACAATTATTTCTGAAACTTCAGGTTTTGATATCCGCAACGATGTCCGTGTCGCCACAACTGGACCAATAACCATAAACACTGCCTTAAATGCTGGCGACACGATTGATGGCGTTATTCTTGCAAATGGAGACAGAGTTCTTGTAAAAAATCAAGTTTTTCCAGAAGAGAACGGTATTTATGTTGTTTCTGCGTCACCATCTAGGGCTGCGGATTTTGATTCATCGGGAGAAATGCAAAATGGTGCAACATTTTATGTTTTAGAAGGAGATGACAACAAAAGAAAGGCGTTTGAACTTTCAGTAACTGGAACAGTAAATGTAGGTACAACCGCTTTGACTTTTATAACATTCAAAGGTTCTCCTAAAGTTCTTACTGCTGCGGAGCCAGCAAGACCTCTGGGTTATTCCTTGATTCATGAAATAGTTAGGGAATTTACACTAACTCTTGGCGATTTAGAATTTGGCATTTTGGGTACTGCTACTCTGTAGCCCAATAATAAGGCACAATAGATGTATCCCAGACAAGCGCAGAGGTTGCAATGATTGCAGGAAAATACAATATTTTGTGCGAGCAGGGCTCAACATTTAGCCGTATCTTGCTAATTCAACAACCAACAGATGAAGACCCAACGGTATTTGAACCATACGACCTAACTGACCATACAGCAAGAATGCAGGTTCGTAGAACTATTGATTCGTCAACGGTTATAGTATCTCTAACTACTGAAAATGGAAGAATTTCAATTAATGAAGAAGCAGGTCAAATAAACCTCTCCATGTCTGATGAAGTCACTTCTGCTATTACATCAAGCGGAGTTTATGACCTTGAAATTATTGATGATGACGGCAATGTTTCAAGAGTTATTGAAGGAACATTTACATTATCTCAGGAAGTTACAAGATGAGTGCTGCAGTTCCCAACAATGTAGTTGTTACTGATGAACGAAATATTGTTACGGTTGAACAGGATGCCCCAAATACAGTAATTGTCCGTTCCTCTTCTGGGTCAACGATAAATACGCGACGCTATATATATACACAAGGCGTGGCTTCTGCTGAATGGGTCATCACCCACAATCTTGGTGGATACCCTTCTGTAACTATTGTTGATTCTGCAAAGACGCATGTTTTTGGTGAGGTACAATATGACAGCACGACTCAAATAACCGTGAGTTTCTCTGCACCTTTTTCTGGATACGCATACCTAACCTAAGGCGGAATAATGGCACAAAAGTTTCTTACAAATATTGACCTAAATCAGAATCAGATTCTTAATGCCACATTTGAGGTTCTTGGTACCGACCCTAATACGGGCAACTTTGAAGGCCGACTTATTTACAACAGCACCACGGACACCATCAAGGTGTACGCAAATGGTGCATGGCGCTCTCTGCCGCACACCATCGCATCTGGAGGCGGTTCTGGAATCGCTGAAGCGCTTACCGTTTCAGAGTCCAACGGCACAGTCACCCTTACACTTAATGTCGCAGATGTTGATTCTGCTGGCCTTCTTTCTTCAACATTCTGGTCGTTACTTAATGGTGCAACATCTGATGCAACTGTTTCTACTCTTGCAAAAAGAGACTCAAGCGGAAATATTAAGGTTGCCACCCCAACCGATGCGGCACATGCTGCTACTAAGGGCTATGTAGATGCAGCCCGTCAGGGTCTTGATGTCAAGCAGTCAGTTCGTGCCGCCACTACAGCAGAAGTTAACCTCGCAAACGAACTTGAGGCTGGCGACACAATTGACACAAATGTGACGCTTGTTGCTGGTGACCGTGTTCTTGTTAAGAACCAGGGAACAGCATCACAAAACGGTATCTATGTTGTTCAGTCTTCTGGCGCAGCAGTTCGTGCGACCGATGCAAACGGCACTGCTGACACTGGAACAGTATCTGGTGGAACTTTTACCTTTGTTGAGGAAGGCGCTGTAAACGCAGACTCTGGCTGGGTTGTTTCAAGCAACGGAGCAATCAATGTTGGAACAGACCCAATGGCGTGGGTTCAGTTTTCTGGTGCTGGTCAGGTCATTGCTGGAGACGGTCTTACAAAAGATGGAAACACAATCAACGCTGTTGGTACAGAAAATCGCATTTCTGTATCAGCAAATGCTATTGACATTGCTTCTACCTATGTTGGTCAGAACACTATTACAACCCTTGGCACAATCACTACTGGTACATGGAATGGTACTGATATTGCTGTTGCCGACGGCGGTACTGGTTCAGGAACTGCTTCTGGTGCTCGTACAAACCTTGCAGAAACTTCAACTTCTGGTCAAACAACCTCTACTGCAGTTCTTGCAAGAGTCGTCCATCAGGCCTGTGCTGCTTCTTCGGTTGGTGTTTCAACCACAACAGTTACGCACAACTTTGGCACAAAGAATGTGACCGTTCAGGTTTACCAAGTGTCAACTGGCGAGACAGTTAACTGCGATGTTGTTCGCTCAAGCAATGATGCTGTTGTTGTTACAATGAATGGGACAATCTCGGCTGACGATTTCCATATCGTAGTAACAGGTTGATAATTTGCCCTGAGGGGCACACAATGTAGGAAGCGATTGAGGTCGTGTCACAAAAATTTATAACCCCAATTACAATCAAGCAGTTGTCATCTGCTGGCTCTGATGGGTTGACGATTTTTGTAGACGGCGATACCTACGCAAGACTTCAAGTTCAGGCTGGTGGTCGCCTTGTTTGGGGCGACGGAACAGCAGTAGGTGATGTAAATCTCTATCGTGACGAAGCCAATGTTCTCAAGACTGATGACACATTAAAAGTTCCAGCCATTTTTGTTGATGGCGTAGAGATTGATACTTCTGGCGCTTCTTCTGGACAAATTCTTAGATTTGATGGTGCTAAGTTTGTTCCCTATACGGGCGACGCTGGTCCTACTGGTGCCACGGGTCCGACTGGTCCTACTGGTGCTACAGGACCAACTGGAGCGACTGGACCAGGGTATGTTGTTTACTCAACCACAACAATACAGCCAGGACCTTCAAGTCCCTTCATGTTTCTTACATCAGATACTGGAGCATATCAAGATAATCAGTTTGTTCGTGCTGTTTCACAATCTAACCCAAGTTCCTTTATTGAGGGATATGTAAATGTAACCACAAACGAATCAATGCAGGTGTATGCAACCAATACGGGTGGCTCACTTGCTTCAGATTGGGTTTTTCATGTACTTGGGGAAACGGGAGCGACTGGTCCAACTGGTCCAACTGGCCCAGAAGGCGCTACAGGGCCGTCTGGGTTTAATGGAAATGATGGCCAAAGAGGTGTTCCAGGAGGAGTATCTCTTCAGTACACATTTAATACAAATACTGAAAACACAGACCCAGGCGAGGGCGGAGCAAAATTTAATAACGCCGACTTAACGCTTGCGTCAAAAATGTTCATTGATGACATGGAGGGTCCAAGCGGCGGAACCCTTACTGATATGCAAGTTTTCTTGCGCACTATCGGAGATAGCACTAGCGGTATTAAGGGTCACTTTACAATTTTTAACAGATTTATTCCTTCCAATTTTGCAGTATTTGAAATTACAGCATCAACAGAACAGGCTGGATATTTTGAAGTTGACTGTGAATATCTTTCTGGTTCCGTAACATCGTTTGGCGGTTTGGAAAGTGTATACATCACTTTTGCTCGCACGGGTAATGCAGGAGACACTGGTCCGACGGGACCAACTGGATTAACTGGAGAAATAGGCCCAACTGGAGCGGCTGGAGAGATTGGTCCAACTGGTCCACAAGGAGATGTGGGGCCAACAGGTGCAACTGGACCACAGGGCGATGTTGGACCGACAGGACCAACTGGCTTAACTGGAGAAACAGGAGCAACTGGTGCAACTGGTCCGACTGGATTAACAGGTGCAACAGGTCCTACAGGGCCGATAGGTGCCACAGGTGCCACAGGTCCTGCTGGTCCACTGGATGAATTAACTGATGTCATCATCACTGCACCAGAAGAATTTCAAACTCTTGAGTATGACGGAACAAACTGGGTAAACGCATTTGCATCAACTGCTACCTATGTGAGAAATGCTGAATCAACTACGCTTACTACTGGAACCGTTGTTTACCTTTATGGTGCGACTGGTGACCATGCTTCAGTAAAAAGAGCAGACAATAGTTCTGATACAACATCATCAAAAACTGTTGGAATTATTGCTGCCGACATTGATGCATCTGAAAACGGTGTTGTAGTTACTCGTGGATATGTAGACGGAATAAACCTTTCTACTGGTTACTCGGCTGGAGATGTTCTTTGGCTGGGAACAAACGGACAATTCACAAAAACAAAAGCCGTAGCGCCACAACATCTCGTTTTTATTGGTGTAGTGGTCAGGGCAACAGTCAACGGCATTATTTATGTCGCAACACAAAACGGCTACGAAATTGATGAACTACACAATGTTCAAGTAGATACCGAAACACTCGCTACTGGCGATGTTCTTGCATACAACGCAAGCACTGGTTTATGGGTCAATACGCAGGCAGTCGGTCCTACTGGACCTACGGGTCCAACTGGTCCACAGGGATTACAGGGCGATACTGGCGCAACTGGCGCTTCTGGCGCTATTGGCGCAACTGGACCCACGGGTCCTATTGGCGCAACGGGAGACGCTGGCCCTACAGGTTTAACGGGAGAAACTGGTGCAACAGGCCCTGCTGGTGCTACTGGCCCTGTTGGTGCAACTGGACCGCAAGGAAATCAAGGAGATGTCGGCGCTACGGGTCCAAGTGGATTGCCTGGCGCAACTGGTCCAACTGGCCCTATTGGTGCAACTGGAGATGCTGGTCCAACAGGTGCAACTGGTCCGACTGGAGTAACAGGCGCTACAGGTCCGACTGGTCCGACTGGAGCAACGGGTCTCGCTGGAGACAAGTATCAAACAACAAGTTCAACAAGTCTAACAATTGCTTCTACTGGAACAATTACGCTTACGGTTGGAACAAATCTTTCTTACTCCACTAATCAAACAATTCTTATCTCTCATGACATTAGCAATCACATGCATGGCGAAGTTGACACCTATAATCCATCAACTGGCTCATTGACAGTAAGCCTTCAAGACAGTGATGGTTCAGGAACTTATTCATCGTGGACAGTAAACCTATCTGGAGCGGTAGGAACACAGGGGGATGTTGGTGCCACTGGTGCCACAGGACCGACTGGTGCAACAGGGCCAGAAGGACCAGTGGGGGCAACGGGTCCAGTTGGAGCAACAGGTCCAACTGGTATTCAAGGAGAAGTTGGCGCTACGGGCGAAACTGGTTTACAAGGAGATACAGGCGCTACTGGACCTACGGGTCCACAGGGCGATATAGGACCCACGGGGGCGACTGGCCCTATAGGAGCATCTGGTGTTGCTGGCGCTACGGGTGCAACAGGTCCAACAGGTATTCAGGGTGCTGTTGGTGCAACAGGAGACACTGGTATTCAGGGCAATACTGGCGCGACAGGAGCAACAGGACCAGTAGGTGCTACAGGACCAGAAGGACCAACTGGAGCAATCGGTGCAACTGGAGCAACAGGTGTTCAGGGTGGAGACGGTGCAACTGGCGCTACTGGACCTACAGGTCCCACAGGGGCAACAGGTGCAACTGGACCCACGGGTGCAACTGGCCCAGAAGGTCCCACTGGTGTTACTTCACCAGGGATGCCCACTGGGTCCATAACTCAATTTGCGGGCTCTACAGCGCCTTCTGGGTGGCTTACATGCGATGGTACGACAGTATCTAGGACTACATTCGCTGACCTTTTTGCAGCGATTGGAACTACCTACAACACAGGTGGAGAAGCGGGAACAGACTTCAGGCTTCCCAACATGAAAGGTCGCATTCCTGTCGGTTTTGACTCTACTCAGACCGAGTTTGATGCCTTAGGTGAAACAGGCGGAGCAAAGACGGTTACTCTAAGCACGGCACAAATCCCAAGCCATAGCCACACTATTAACCACGACCATGGTGCTTTTACTACAACTGGTGGCGAAGGTGCTCACGGCCATAGTGTTTATGGTCTCAATACTGGTATTCCTGGTGGAAGCAACGGTTTTGGTATAGGTATGCTCCGCCTAAATGATGCAGGATACAACTACGCAACCAGTGTGGCTGGGGCGCATAACCACAGCATTGATGTGCCAAACTTTAACGGCTCATCTAGTGCCGAAGGTGGCGGTGGAGCCCACAACAACCTCCAACCATATATCGTTCTTAACTACATCATTAAGGCATAGGTAAACAATGACTATCGCAATTGCAAGACTTGCAAAAACACCAATTGACTCAACTGAAGAAGTTGTGTACCAAGTTCCATCTGGCGGCGGAGCCACTGCTACGCAGTTAATTTTTTGCAATACCAGTTCATCAAATGTAACTATCAATATTGCAATAACAAGCAGTTCTGCAACATCAACTGTTGCCAGTGACCGCATTTTTAGCGAGATGGCGCTTACTGGAAATGAAACAATGATGATTTCTTCCGACATTATGCTTTTAAGTGGTGAAAAAGTGTGGGCAAGTGCTTCCGTAGATGATGTTGTTAACTTCTTCATGTCGGGAATTGAAGACACTCCAGAATGAGGAATAATGGCAAGACGATTTACTAGCATTCAAAGAATGAATGTGCCAAATCCGATGGCACAGTTTCTTGATGCGGCTGACCCTATTTACGGCACGGGTGTAGACGGTAATGTCACCCTTGATGGCTCAACAACAATCCTTGGAATGGAGCCAGCATCTAGTAAATACACAATGACTTCTGATTTGTATTTCCATAACCTGACACTCAATGCAAATATCCACCTGCAAACAAACGGTTATCGTTTATTCGTAAAAAATCAATTAAACATGGCTAACGGGTCAAGAATTGGATTTACTACTGGCTTCGCTACTGCTGGCTCAATTGCTCAGGGCGGTGGGGTTCTCGGAGCAGTAACAAACAGTCTTGGTGGGGCAGGACTAAATGTGGCAACTGCCGTAACGGCAACTGCACCAACAGAGGCTCTTGGGGGCGCAAAGTATTACACAATCCCTCATCAAGCAGTGAGAGGGTGGGCGGCTACCGCTTCTGCTACTACCCCAACATTTGTAAGAGGAGGAGCAGGTGGTTTAGGACAGGCTGGCGGTGGAGTGGTAATCATCGCCGCAAGATATATAACCGTCACCTCTGGTACTGCCGTTATTTCTGCTCCCGCAACCGCCCCTGCTGGTGGCGGAGTAATTCTCATTGTCTCTTCTCACTCGGCACTTCCAGCAGGTCTCACTACTGATGTGACTGGGCAAAATCCTGGCACCGTCAACTACATGCAACTGGTGTGATGTATGGAGCGAGTAAATAAGACAATCGTCCAGAGAGCGGGCAATGACGCCATCTATGGAAACGGGTCCGATGGAGATGCAACGGTTAATGAAGATGTAATAATTACCTCAGATATGTACTATAGAAACCTGACTATTACAGGCACTGGGTTTTTAAGAACAAACGGGTTTCGCGTTTTTGTGCAAAACACACTTAATATCCAGTCTGGTGGACAGATAGGTATTGGTCTATCTGGGGGGAACGACCCTTCTGATGTTTCTAATGGAACAGTCGCTGGTCATGCAACTTCATCTATTTCGTATCGTCTTGGCGGTCAAGGTGGTGGTGGTACCGACCCAAACATTCCCACTCTTCCATCTTTTCTTCTTAAAGACATCAATGTTTTGTCTCAAGGATTATTCTTTGACCCAGCACTTGGAGTGGTCGCTTTACGGGGTGGCTCCAAGGGGACTACTGGTTCTGCTGGGGCAACAACACCCGCTTTAACCAATTCGGATTCATGGCCTGGTAAGGCTGGTGCGGCTGGGTCGCCAGGAAGCACAAGCAACTATGGAACAGTAAACCCAAATGCAAGTACGGTCGGTGTTCCTGGCGGTAGGGGGAATCCTGGAAGTGATGGAAACGCAACTGGGGCAACACCTGGACTTGGTGGGGCTGGAGGTTCGGGCGGCTCAGGCGGTCCTGTTGTTTGTGTAATTGCAAGAATTATTACTGGTTCTGGCTCTATTGTTTCTAGGGGAAAACTAGGTTCTGCGGGCTCGTCTGGGTTAACTGGAAACCCTGGAACACAAGGAGCAAATGGTTCTCCAGCCCCAAATAGTTCACACCACACTCCTAACCCACACCACCATGTGGCTCCTAGTAGAAATTTTAGTTTTACTCACTCTTCAAGTCAGCACTCAGACCTGTTTATGCATTGGGTAAAAGCGGCAAATCATCACAACCCAGCGGCACATACTGCAGCAAGCGGTAAGACCCCTGCACACCACAGGCCAGCCGCATTCCATGAAAATCCCCACCATCACCACACTGGTGGATTTCATAACCCAACAAATGATGGAACATTCGGCGGTCAGGCGCACTGGTTTTCTAACTCATGGCATGCGAGATATCAAGTGCACCACGCAACTCCCATATCTTTTGTTTTTCGCAAATCTGCTGGTCACTCAAGTGGGAGCGATGTCAACTCACAGGCAGGAAATGGAACCCATAACTTGGTTTTCTGGCACAATCATCTAGGTGGAGACAATCAAAATGTTGCGTGGGGTAGGTCGCTTATCCATAGTCCAATTTTCCATAGTTTTACTGGGCCTCATGTCCATACGCCAGCACATACCGTTAACCCAAACTGGACTCACCATACAAATCCAGATGCCGCCCAAACGCCAGCGGCAGTAGATACAGTTTTTCCTGGTGGTGCGGGTGGTGTAAACAATGGAACCACAACAGGCGTTCGTGCCCCAGCAGTGACTGGGGGCACGGGTAAGCCTGGCGGTAGCGGTGGAGGCGGAGTCGTATTGGTTATAACAGACAGTGTTTCTGGTACTATTACCTACGATACAAGCGCGCGAACACCTACGGAATCAGACAGTGTTAGCGCTACCGATGGCGCAGCGTATATTCTTATAAATTAACGGGAGAAAATAATGGATTTTGGATTAACCACAGAACAGAAGCGCACCATACTTCTGTCGTCAAAAACAAACATTCTTAACGACATGTATGTTTTGTTGATTAGAATCGGAGTTGACCCAGATACATTTGACGGTTCACTTGACCTCCCCGAGGACGATTCTTCAATCCGTGGGGAAAGATTGCGCATTGAAAAACTGGTGCAATCTCTTGAGTTGATTAACACAAAACTAGAAGACCTTGAGGTATAGTTTCGCTTTGTGAAACTTTTTGTCTACTGCCCTGAGCAGTATAATAATCAATCAGGCTCTCCAGAGTGGGAATTCGCTTTAGATTTGTCAAAAAATTCTAAGTTGCCAATAGTTTCCAATATAGAGACTTTTAAACATATAGAAAAACCACAAGTTATTTCTGTTCCAGAGAAACAAATTTACAACATTGAGAAAACCGTAAAATCTGGATTCATACATTCAATTGACATAACTGACGAGTTTTACGAAATTCAAAAATCAATAGTTGCTTGCTTTACCCATGAAGATGGCGGAACATACCAAGAAGTGCCAATTATTAAGGAAAAGCACAAAGCAAAATTTAGGGTCCGACATTACAAAAGTGGCGAATACACTGTCATTGTAAGAGATGAACAAAAAGAGTTTATTAATGATAGTTTTAAGGTTGTATGAAAGTAGAAAAACCGAACACCTGCATCAATGTCTATAAAGATGTTTTTTCGGCAGAACATTCTTTAGAGTTTATTAAAATGCTTGAAAAAGAAACAGAAAATGAATGGTCAGACCTTGAGTGGGGAAATTCAGGTACTGGCTCTGGGTTTGTGACTCAAGTAAGAACATCGTTGGGATGCCTATTAGTGTCGCTATTTAGGCCATATGAACCTACTGAATTGTCGGAGTATTTTCACCAAAATATATTTTCACATGTAGAAGAAGTTGTCCGTGATTACATTCAGGAGAATGTATTACACGAGGGCGTTCACGAGCCATATAGCGTTTTAAAATACTACGAAAATACCGAATACCATGCCCACTATGACCACTTTAGAGATAACCGCAGGGCATTTAGTGTTGTGGCAAATTTGATGGCACCAGAAGAGGGTGGAGAACTGGAGTTTCCACGAATGGATGTTTCAATTAAACCAGAAATCGGCTCTGTAGTTATTTTTCCAAGCAACTTCCCTTACCTGCATATTGCGCACCCAGTAAAATCTGGACTAAAATACTCACTTGTATCCTGGTACTCGTAAGGAAAAAATGGACAATCTCCCAATTATAAAAATTTCTATTGCTGGTTCTGGAACCGCTGGTTTAGTTTCTGCTCTTCTCATGAGGTCTGCATTCCCAGCAGCAGAAATAACTGTTGTTTCATCGTCTCAAATTGGAATTATTGGGGTTGGTGAAGGCAGTACTGAACACTGGCGCAACTTTATGGATTTATGCGAGATACCTGTTGAGGACCTTATTGTTGCAACCAAGGCGACTCATAAATATGGAATCAGATTTGAGGGCTGGACAACACACACGCCTGATTATTTTCATAGCGTTTCTAGTGTTGATGATATTTTTGCTCATCAGTATTACGCAACATATTTAGGTCATATTGAACGAAAAAAAATGATTACGAGCCAAACTGCGAGCATCGGCCTAATTAGGGACAAAATTAACAGAAACAATCTGCATCACTCAACTAATCAGTATCATTTTGATACCCACAAATTAAATGAATTTCTAGTAAGTCTTGCTTTTAAGAGAAATATTAGATTTATTGATGATGAAATTGAAAGTGTAGAAGTTTCAGAATCTGGAATCAATTCGGTAACAATGAAATCTGGATTTGTTCTTGATGGTGATTTTTGGATTGATGCCACTGGTTTTAAGCGTGTTTTAATTAAAGAACTGTCAGACATGAAATGGGAGTCTTTTTCAGATTATCTACTGTGCGATAGGGCGGTTGTTTTCCAAACACCAAGCGACCCAAGTGGAAAAATCAAATCATACACACGGGCTAGAGCCGCTTCTGCTGGCTGGGTGTTTGAAATACCCACCCAAGAGCGTCGTGGTAATGGTTATGTATTTTCATCAAAACACATCACTGATGAGGAAGCCAAAAAAGAACTGTCAGAAATGACTGGTTATGATGCTTCAGAAGCAAGGGTTATTAGTTTTGATGCGGGATATATTAAAGAGCCGTGGGTTAAAAACTGTTGCGCCATTGGATTGTCTTCCTCCTTTGTAGAGCCACTAGAAGCAACAAGTATCGGAAGCACGATTCAGCAAGTAAAAATGCTTATACCTTCATTGGCTTCTTTTAATAAAAAAACATCTAAATCTCAGAGAGTTTACAATAAAAACTTTTCAGTAATGATGAACAATTTGCTCACCATGATTCGCTTGCACTACTACAGCGACAGAGTGGATACAGACTTTTGGCGAGACATGAAGGAAATGCCAGTCAACGAAACTCTTCAAGACATGATTGATATCTGGGGAGAACGCGGTCCAACTAGAGATGATTTTTCAAATTACTATTTCAACCTTTTTGGTCCAGCACATTTTACTCATGTCGCTCAAGGGCAAGGGCTGTTTAATCCAGAATCATGCGGGCTTGCTCTGGAAAGAATGGAAATAAGAACTGTAGTAGAAAAAGAAATCGCCAACCAGAGGCATTACAGAATTGCTCATGAATTGGTTGACCACGCTCAGGCCCTTAAAGAACTAGAGGAAGCAGACGGTGATTGGCAATGAAAAAAGAAAAGATTAAACCAGGACAAATAAGAATTACGCCATCAGACAACCGCTTGTTGACAATGCCTCCCCATGTGAATGCAATCAACAACCCTCCTTCTTGGTTTTCAAAAATCAGTAAAGAGCGAGGCTCTATTAGGAGATGCGCTGGAACCATTGACATGTTGTCTGCAGGGATAACAATTCCGTGCTGGACAAATTTTGACTTTAAACTGGATGACAAAACAAAAACATGGGAGACAAGAGGTTCTAATTTTGGTGGCACGAGAGGCCACCAGGATGTTGGGGCTATAGAACATTTTCCATATCAATCAGTTGGCGAATGTCCAATTTCATCTATTAGAAAAGTAGAAAATTCTTTTTATCCGAAATTAATTAATCCATGGAAAATAGAAACAGCACCAGGTTGGTCTATTTTACAGATGCCTATCTATTGGGAACCAAACGAAAATTACACAATTCTTCCAGCAATTATTCATACAGACTTTTACCACACTGCAAATATAGTTTTGAATTTAACCTCAGATAAGCCGTTTACTATCAAATACGGAACTCCTTTGGTACAGATAATTCCGTTTAAAAGAGATTCAGATTTTGAATCTATAATATTTGAAGACGAATCAAATTTTAAATATGTTGATTCTACTGGTTTTGGTTTTGGTCACATTTTTCCTACAAACGGAACTTCTGGTCCCTATAGGAGAGAAAAAATGCGAATTGACGAAGAATTGGCTAATCAGAAACAGTCTTTAGTTGACAAGATTTTGAGGAGAAAATAAATGAACACAGAAGACCAACTTGCTGCACTGGAAAGAACAAAGAATCTTATTGAAAAAGAGTTGTATACGCAGTTAATGTTTTTAGGCATTGACCCTGATTCTTTCTCTACTGACGAATTTGATTCTAATGCTTTTCTTGCATCCGCTCCAGAAAACCCGACAAACTTTGAGTGGCTTGCATATCTTGCTATCGCTAGATTTGTCCCCAGACTAAAAACGGCAGAAAGCCAAATCTTGGAGATTTCTAATGAAGTTTGATGAGGAAACACTTTTACGAAATGTACCAGTAAGCCATTTTGGTGTTTTTTTGCTTTTTAAGGCTATATGGGTAAACGAATCAGAGGACGAGAGCGTCGGCTCAAGCCGCTGTGACAATCTTGATTATGGCGGTGTTCCTGTTACTCATGGCACCTCTTATCAGGACGAATCATTAAACGCTGGATTGGCTTCCAAGGCTTCAGAATTCACTCTTGCTGTCACCAATATTAAAAGATACGAGCATGTCATTGAAGCGATACCCAACTATTACATCACCTATATGGAGATTGTGAAAACAGTAAATGGTGTAGAAATAATTGGAGTGTCCATAGAGGACGACCCAACCCCTCAAATGATGTGGGTGGGAAAGAATTTTCACCAGTTGCTTAAGATTATGCGTGAGTGGTCATTCATGCTGGACGAGCCTTTCAACTCTGACCATCCAATGGCTGAATACTCAAAGAAGTTCTTTGACCACACTCAACCTCCCCAAAACATCCTGGACGAGATAGATTCATACCCAGATATGCAGTTGGCTAAATTCTTAAAAGGCCAAGACGACTATCGCAAGATTCCAGAATTCCCAGACATGTCGGAAGACATGAAGCAATGGGTTTTAGAAATAGCAGAACAGCACGGACCTCAATGACAACTATTGAAGAACAAATGCGAAAATCATTCTTTGACCATTTCTTCAACGGGGAAGAAGTTGAAATACTTGAAAAGACTCCTAATAACAAAATTATTAGCACCATAAAAACCATGGGTCGTAAAGAATATTGGACCCGAGTAAATCTTATTGAGGCATATGGGTTCACAATTAGAATTTCTATTATCTTTCCAGGTTTGCTTTTTAACAAATCGTGGTGGTGGCTTTATATTTTTGCAATTATTGCTAGTTTTCTTTTGATTTGGACATCAACCAAAAAAACTCTGCCAACAATTATTTTATTCAATATGATGTGGATTGTTCTTTCTGTTCTTTTTATCACTAAACACTTTTGGTGGGGCCAATGAGATTCCATGTAGTTTCTCTTCCGCATACAAATACAACCAAAGATTTTACGGCTTGTGCCTATACGGAGAAGGTCCGCAAGTTCTGCATCATGATGAAGAACCTCGGACATACCGTGTATCTATATGCAGGCGAGCATAACGAAGCGCCGTGCGATGAACACATTGTGTGCATTACCGAAGAACAGCGTCTTGAGGTTGTCGGAAACAATCACTACTCGGCTGCATCCTTTGACTGGAACCTTCCTCACTGGAAATCCTTCAATAGCAATGTCATTAAAGGTATTCAAGAACGCCTAGAGCACAAAGACTTTATTTGTCTTATTGCTGGTTACGCCTCAAAGCCGATTGCTGACGCATTTCCTAGCGAGTTGAGCGTGGAGTTCGGAATTGGATATGGCGGTTCCTTCGCCCCCTACAAGGTATTTGAATCCTACGCATGGATGCACTCCTGCTACGGCTCAAAGGTAACCGACCCACATGCTCTTGATGGCAAGTTCTATGACGCAGTAATACCGAGTTACATAGAAGTAGAAGACTTTCCAACACAATCAGAGCCAGATGATTACTACCTGTACATCGGGCGACTAATTGAGCGCAAGGGCTACCAGATAGCCGTAGATGTCTGTAAACATCTGGGTAAACGCTTAATAATCGCAGGTCACGGAACACCACCCGAGTACGGTGAATATGTCGGTGTTGTAGGAACCGAAGAGCGAGCCAAACTCATGGGTGGAGCAATCGCTACATTTACTCCAACTATCTATGTAGAGCCTTTTGGAACCGTTGCCGTAGAGGCTATGGCATGCGGGTCACCTGTCATCTCCACGGACTGGGGCGCTTTTACTGAGACCGTAATAGATGGGGTGACTGGCTTTAGGTGTCGTACAATGCAAGATTTTGTAGACGCCGCTGAACAAGTCAAAAAACTAGACAGAAACCTTATTGGCGAGTATTCAAAAAAACGCTATGGTCTAGACGCGGTTGGGTTTATGTATGAAGTTTACTTTACTCGCCTTCAAAGCCTATGGGGTAAAGGTTTTTATGAACTGAGAGAAGTAGAATAGATATATGGCTACATTTACAAAACAAAAATTAAGCGAAGACTCGTCGGGTATAGGGTTTGCCCTTGTTGATGGAGTACCCCTAATTGCCCATACAACTCCTATTTCTTCTTCTATTTTTGATGAAGTGTGGCTGTATGTAGCGAATAAAAGTTTTACCAACCCAGGAATTATTCAACTTAACATGACAACAGATGAGAATTTTATAAGCACTTTTGTTCAAGTTCCAGTATTGTCAGGAATGTTTTTATTAATACCTGGATTAGTTCTAACTGGAAATGGAACAGAAGGTTCCACCGTTACAGTTACAGACATGACTGGTTTATTTGAAGACGCTTTATCGGTCTATGGGTATGTGAATAGGATTACGCCATGACCAGTCGCGACCCTGCTGTTGCAAATGTTGCATCAGATATTTCTAATCTCAACAATCGTCTTGGCATTGCGGAATCTTATGTATCCAACAATACATTTACATACAAGGTCGGAGATACTGGACCAGGCGGTGGTATTATTTTCTTTGTTGATAGATTTAATGAATATGCTGGCTTCACCTATTTGGAAGTAGCACCCTCTAGTACTGAAGTTGCAAGAAGTTGGGCCACTAATATTAATTCAAATCAGACAACATCTGTCACTGGTGCTGATTCGCGAGCCTTAGGTGGTGGTCATCAAAATACAATAGATATCGTTAATCAGTCTGGTAATGTTGCCGCAACCTGTGCCGCCGCCTATTGCGCCGACTTAACATCAGGAGGTCAATCCGATTGGTACCTGCCATCACTAGCGGAGTTGGTTCTCATCTATAGGGTTGTTCATTTAGATTTAGGTACTGGTAGTTTTTTAAACTCTAACTACTGGGCTTCTACTGAATCCCCTGCTAGTCCAGACGGTGCCGCTGTTGTTGGTTTCATTTCTGGAGGCGCGGCTATTAACACCGCTAAAAGTACTAGCGCCAGAGTTCGTGCAATAAGAAGATTCTAGTGAATCCAAAATAAAATAGGAGTAATGTTTCAAAACTCTTTACATCGTTACCCTCGCTTAAATAGTAAAATTATGCTGTAAGTAGCGCTTGGAGTGTAAATGCCTATAAAACTTTTTCAAGACGGTCAGGTGCTTGACGCAGCAGATGTGAACACCTACTTCATGGACCAGGCTCTTGTTGTCTTTGATGATGTTACCGACAGAACCAACGCTTTTGGTGGTTCGGGTGAACCAGAACTTAAAGAAGGAAGAATTTCCTTTTTAAAAAGCGACAAAACTCTTTACATATATTTGAATGAAGTTCCAGGGACTGGGTTGCCAGGATGGACTCCTCAGTTGGCAAACATTGAAGATGGAAGCATCACTTCAGCCAAAATTTTTAACGGCACAATCGTTAATGCCGACATCAGCCCATCTGCCGACATCGCGTTATCAAAACTCGCAATTGGCTCTCTGCCGACCGACATTACTATTTCTTCTGCAAACATTGTTAACGGCACGATTGTGGATGCAGACATTAATTCATCAGCCGCAATAGCGCTTACAAAACTTGGCGTAGGTGCACTGCCTACGGGTATAACTATTGCTTCTGCAAATATTGTTAATGAAACTATTGTCAACGACGACATAAGCCCAACAGCCGCAATCGCTCAGTCAAAAATTTCTGGCCTTAGCACATCTCTTGCAGCAAAACTTGATGCTACAGCAACCGCTGTAGATTCTGAAAAAATTGATGGTCGTACAGTTTTTGTGCAAGAAGAAGAACCAACAGCACTTGCAATTGGAGATATCTGGTTTCAAGTAGTAGGACTCTAGAATGTCTATTTTTTGGGGTGATTGGGATTATCAAAACGATAACCCATCGCTTAACGGAATGCGTGTTGGTAGCACGGTTACATGGTCTGCAGTATCACACACATCCACTTCAGTGACGGCAACAGTAAAAATTTACACTGAAAATAGATTTAGATACACTAATGACACTCAAAAACTTAGTTACAACTGGACTACAAACACAAAAACATTTGTAAACAATCAAGGAACAGACACGAGTGGTGGCGGCGCAGTATTGCGTGACACTCAAGAATGGACATACACATATCCTACTGACTCCTACCACACGAGTCCTGGTACTGCATTTTTTAATTCATTTCTTAGTGAAACTACAAATGGTGTTACGCCGTTTGTTTATCATTGGCTTGCCATTCCAGCAAGACCAGCAGACTATCCAACACCCCCAACGAGTGTTACATCTACTCCAGGAAACGGAATTGTAACGATTGGTTTTGGAGCACCAACAGACAATGGCGGAGTAGCGATTAGTTACTACGAATATAAAATAAATGACGATACTGGTTATACAACAATTGAAACAAATCCATTCAATGTTAATGGCTTCAACGGGAATCCGTTAACCGTTAGTATTCGTGCAGTTAACGGAGCATTCCTTGCTAGTCCAACCGCAAGCGCAACTAGCACTCCTCGCACAGTTCCAGGAGTTCCAACAAATGTTACATCAACCCCATCAAACGGATTATTGACAATAAGTTATGGTGCTCCAACTTCTGATGGTGGAAATGCTGTTTCTTCTTATCAATTTTCAACAGATGGAACTAACTATTCAACTGTATCAACTAATCCATTTACCGTTTCTGGGACAAACGGAACTGCGATTACAGTTAGAGTTCGCGCCGTCAACGCCGCTGGCGCTGGTGCTGCAGCAAGTACAACAAACACTCCTCGTACCGTTGCTGGTGCACCAACATCTTTTGCTGGCAACAGTTCGGTATTTGGGCAAATTGCACTATCTTGGGGAGCGCCAACTAGTAACGGTGGCGCAACAATTACTTCCTACATATTGCGTAACGGAAGCACAATCCTTCAAAGCGCTAACTTAACTTCTTTTACTCACACTGGTTTGTTGCCTTACGAAGAATATTCATACACGGTAACTGCAGTTAATGCTTCTGGAGAAGGAAACATATCTTCTCTAACAATAAGAACACTAGGTGGAATAGCAAAGGTTTGGAACGGAACATCATGGGTAAATGTTCTTCCTAAAATCTGGAATGAAACAGAGTGGGTTGATGCTCAGGCTCGGATGTGGAATGAAACAGAAGAGTGGAAACACGGTATTTAATTTAATTAAACTATTTACGGATACTTGCTGTATATTGTCTATATGAACCCATGGCAAGAATGGAAAAAAAGAAACGCCGAGCGTCAGTCTCAGGGAAAAGTTTCTCCAACAGATTTTTTAAATCCCGAGACAGAATATGCACCAGTTGAGGTGATTGGTCGCAGAATAAAAATTTGTGAAGACTGTGACCAATATCTAGCAACTAAACAATGTAAAGAATGTGGCTGTTTTATGCCGTTAAAAACGCGACTACAGATGGCTTCATGTCCTTTGGGTAAATGGTAAATCTTTCCCCGTGCTAAAATTGACTGAGCACGGGGGTGTGGTTTGTATAGGTCAAGGTTTTATCGGCTATTGGTATTTTCGCCGTTAATACTCTTACTATTTATTTCTTCACCCGTATCTGCTGAGTCTGGTTTAACAGTAACTGTTTACAACAATTTTGGTTACAACAACGCCCCACCATTACCAAACGAGTCTGGAAGACCAGTGGTTGGAACCACGACAGTTTCAAGGGTTGAGCAAAACTTTGACCAAAGTCCGCCGTTCGGAATGTATGAAGACTTCATTGTTCGCTACGAGGGTTATATAACTTCACCAGTTTCTGGTTCTTTTAGGTTCTGGCCTCAAGGCGATGATGGAACACGACTCTATATAGATGATGTCCTTGTCCAAGATGATTGGCGAGACAAGGGTGGTGGTGGAACACTGTCAAGTTATGTTGATTTTGAGGCTGGAGTATCTAAGAAATTTGAAATGTGGTTCTATGAAAACGGTGGGGGTGCGTGGACCACGCTTTATTGGGACATTGGTCAAGGATGGGAAGTGGTCCCAGATAGTGCTTTTACTCAACAGGTAGCACCAACCACAACCACGACTATCGCTCCGTATCTAAATAACCCGCAAAACCTTGTGGTCACATCTACCGATGAAACAAAGGTCTATTTGTCTTGGGATGCTCCAGAACAGTCAAATGCTGATGTTGAAAGATATGCGGTTTTTTGGTCTTGCGATAATTGGGTATCTGGGTATGCCATACCTTCATTGACAAATTTTGCCATAATTGAAAATTTTGAACCTGAACAATCCTGTCTGTTCAAAGTAAGAGCAGACAATGACTCAATTCCTGTTTACTCTGGCTGGAGTAATGAAGTTAACGGCATAACATTGCCTACAACTACAACTACAACTACCCTGCCAGAACCAGAGCCTGTTCCAACAACTATTCCTGTACCCCCCACATTCCCGCCAGTAGATACGGAGGAGCCAGTTGAGACACCCCCGAGCCAAAGTGATACCGAAGGCGATGAACCCGCCGCCTCGGTACCACAATATGCCGAAGAACAAGAGACACCAACGGAAGAAGAACCAGTAGTTTCAGCAACTGAAGAAGCAGTAGCAGAGATTGATACAACGGAAGTTTCAGCCGATGATTTAGCAAATGTGGTTTCTGAGATTCTTTCCGACATTGAAAGTCCTGAAGAACTTGGCTCTGTTGTAAGCGCAATTCTAGATAAGCCTCTTACAGACGAACAGTTTGCATCCGTTATTGACGAGGTTCTATCTGAGCCGCTTTCAACAGAAGAACTTTCTGCTGTTCTTAATGCAGTTTTTGACGAACCTTTATCAGATGAAAAGTTTGATTCGGTAATTGATGCCGTTCTTGACCAGCCACTTTCTGATGAGCAATTTACTGAAGTTGTTGGAATCTTGGAAAGCGACACTGTTACTGAAGAGCAAGTCGCCAGTGCAGTTGATGCAGTTTTGGAATTGGGAATCACCGAAGACCAAGCAACAGAACTTGCTACAAGTGAAAAGGTTTTGCAGAGCATTGACGGCGAGCAGGCTACTGAAGTTTTTGCCTCCATTGATATTGGAGAAGTAACTGTAGAAGAAGCGGCTGAAATTGTTAATGCGGTTCAAGAAGCACCTACTGAAGTTAGAGATGCTTTTGAAGAAGAAATCAATGTATTTGAAGGAGCAGTTGACTCCTATGTTCCGCTTGGCTCTTCAGTTCCAGTTAGCACTCGTCGTGTCATAATTGGTATGAGCGCTGTTGTTCTTTTTAGTGCCCCTGTACCTGTATCTAGGAGATAATGAATGTTTAAAAATTTGAAAGACAATCTCAGCGACTTGGCGTGGACGCTTGGTGGCACTGGTCTTGTATTGATAACCCTGAGTGGTGATACTCAAAAATGGGGTATATGGATATCTCTTGGCTCTTTAACCGTTTATTTACTTGGAATGTTAATTAAGGATGATGAATAATGAGAAAAGTATTAGGTTTATTTTTGATAGTTATTGGTTTAACTTCAGTATTTTCTGTTGTTCCAAATCAAAAGATTGACTATTTAATTGGTGGAGCAGAAAAAGCAAGCGCTTCTTCTGGTGGACCAATTGTTCTTGACGGAATGGACCCAGTATGTCACGCAGCGATGGGTGAGAACACTGACCAATATATTGCAAAGGTTCTTAAAAGCGTTTATGACCAATCAAACATTCCAGGAAATAACGCAAAAATTGCAATTCTCGGTATTGCCAACACATCTTCTGCTGGTGGATGTGGAAATAACTGGAATACTCTTTTGTCAACAAAGTTTTTATCTCAATTCACATCTGCGCCGTCTATTCAGTTTGTTACAACTTCTACTGAATTAGACACATTTTTTGCTACAGACATAACATCGGCACCACCAAGAATGCTTTGGATTCCAGACGACTGGAGCAGAAGCGGCTTGATAAATGGGAAATTTACTGCCAATGCTGAAAAGATTGCAGACTTCGTAAACTCTGGTGGCGGCCTTTTTGCCAACTACAACACATACGGTTGGTTGACCGCACTTCTTCCAACTGCAGTATTCAATGATGGTGGATGCAATGGTGGCCCAGATGCGACATCTGATGGAACTACAGACTTTGGTTTAACAAATACTATGGTTGCTGCTTGCTGGCACGGTTACTTTACTGGCAATGTAGGAACTCTAAAGACTCTTGTTGATTATCCATACCCAACATTAACCAGCACAAGAAAAGCAGTATCTATTGGTGGTGGTTCAGTATCGCTTCCAAGTTCATTTACTCTTGCAATTTCTCCCGAAAATCCAAATGCTGGTGAAGATTTAATTATTACCGCAACAGCACAAACACTCGCTGGAGTGCCGCAGTCTGGAGTAACTGTAACCGTTACTGTCAGTAGCGGTCCAGATGCGGGTCAAACATTAACTGCAGTAACCGACGCAAGTGGAATTGCGACTATCACTGTAAGAACAAACTCTGTTGGTACCGCCGTATATACAGCAACAGCAACAGTTAATGGTGTAGCAAAGACGGTTTCAGCGACTGTTTCATGGAATCCTCCAACGACCATAAGTGCTGCGCCTACAACTACGGTTCCAGAAACAACAACTATTGCACCAACAACAGTTGCACCTACAACTATTGCGCCAACAACTATTCCTCCCGTAACAATTCCTACAACAACTATTGAAAATATTGCAGTTACAGATTCATCAATAGTTACCACAACAACAGTGCATGACCACAGTACTCACAGTCATGGTCCAAAACTTCCACAGGCAGGAACTAACACAAATTGGCTATGGGGAATTGTATTAATAATTTTAGGATACATACTTCTTACATGGTCTGGAAAACCTCAAACCCACAAACGCCACTAGTGGTAAAATTGATTAATGATACTGGAGGGTAAAGTGCAAAAAAAAAATAAGAAAACCTAAAGTCGGTAAAATCTTAAGAAACAGAAAAGCGAAAAAAAATATGACAAGAAAATACACAGGAAACTCAGACGGACTCGCCAAGGGACCACGCCCAGGCACCGAAGAACTTTTTCGTCTTGCATCAAAAAGATGGGGTTTTACCAATTTGGGAATTTTTGCCAATCGTCGCATGAATAATGATGCGGCTAAGGCTGACCCTAAGAACCCTAAGTACCTCAGCGTTCATGCCACAGGGCGAGCAGTTGACATGGGTTACAAAGACCGCAAGAAAGCCGAAGAATGTTGGAACTTTTTGATTTTTAACACTGCAGCGTTGGGTATTGAAGAGATTCACGACTACGCCTTTGACCCTGATGGCAAAGGTCCAGGCAAGGCCTGGGGTGCTGGGTACCGTTGCTCAAGAGGTGAGGGTATGGCTGGAATCGTGATTTTTGATGCAAAACGCAATGCTGGAACCCCAGGTGGTTTGTGGTTGCATGTAGAACTTTCTCCAGCAATGGCCGACAATCCAAAAGCGTTTCGCGATGCATGGATTGAATGTTTAAAAAAGTCTGGCTTAAAGTAAAAAACCAATGGAAGCCGTCATTGTGGCAATCATTGGAACTATTGGCGCTATCGCGGTCGCATTTCTTGAATCTGGACGCAGAACAAGCAAAGCAAGATGGGAAGAAAATAAGGCTGACCACAACTTTGTTGTAGACAAAATTGACACAATGGGTAAAACTCTTGGTATATCAATTGACAGAGTTGAAAAAGGTGTAGAGCGCACTGAAGCAAAAATTGACCAACATATTGCGGACCACGCAAGGGGAGAGTTTCAGGAGTAATTATGGCAGGAAAGAAACCAGCAAAACCAATGGCAGGACAGTCAAAACAGGTGGTTCAAGACCCTGCGGTATATGGGCAGCCAACAAAGATATATGGTAGTGCTTCTGCTTATTCAGAATGTGTTGAATGCGGAAATAAAACAGTCCGTGGAATAGTTCGTGTAAAAGGTGAAAAAAACTATTGCTCAGTGAGGTGTGCAATTAAAAACTAAACGCACGGGGGTGTGGTAATGAAAACTATATTACTTAGAATACTTGCAGTGTTCGCCGCTAATGGACTAGGCGTTATTGGCGCTGGCTCAATCGCAGGAGTTCCTCTTTGGAAGGCAATTTTCATGGCTGGAATCGCTGGCGTTGCCACTGTTGTTGAAGGTCTTGCACGAGCATATATGGATGACGGCAAAATTGATGCCAATGAGATAAATCAAGTTTTCAATAAAGTTGACAAAAAAAGCGGACAATAACTAGTACCATATGCCTAGTGCCCCCTGTTTCTTAAAGGCGGGCTTTATTTTTCGGATTTAACTAAGGACCAGTCTCATGGCTACAGAAATGGTGTGGCATAACGATAATCACGCTATTCATCTTCGTGTTAACCGCTCAGAAGTTGAAATTGTGCAAATTGACTGCCCAAACGAAGATAGTGGTTCATGCAGAATTGATGGCGACTATTGTGTAGTTCAGTACTTTATTGACCGTTTTGGTTTTGATTGCAATGCTGGTTCATGTCCTGCAAATGAAAAAATCCAAATATGCTGGACACTGGGTGGAAATCTTAAAGATATAGATTCATGTCAATTATGGTTTATGCCAATAACTGACGAAACATTCCAGGCTTGGATTGAAAGCCGTTCATCCAATTAATCGGCGTAGACTTCTCGTCCACTTTTTCGTTTAGCGAAGTCATATACCTGCTGGGTCCCAGTTGGGGTGATTTGCCATTCGGATTGGTTAACTTTTTTTACCGAACCGTTTTTTTCTAGCACCTCAAAAGACCTTTTTACTTCATAGTCATTTTTGTAGCGTTTTATTACGCTCCTGGCGTCTGTTATTGATAAAGGCTTTTTTCGCATTTTGGCGTAGCATAAAAGCGTGTATGTACAAGAGCCATACTTAAAAGTGGGTGCTGGCAAAACTGGTGCTGGCTTTTGGTTGGGAGTTAATGGTGCTGAAGACATTGTTTCAACACGATACCTAGAATGGGGCCTCTTCGTCAACCTGCTGTGACCGTTTCCACATCAAAAGAATGGCATTCATTATCTCTGGCACACGCTGTATATCAGGGTTTTTTGCAATCAAATTAATGTCAAAAGTGTAGACATTTTTGCGATTGACTTTTGTCTTTGTAATTAACCCTTGTTCTGCAAGGGTTTTCATGGTTTTTTCAACCATTGTTTCGCTTATTCCTAGATAAACAGCCAGTGCTCTTTGGGTTATAGTGGGTTCAAGCATTATTGTATAAAGAACCCTACCAGCAGTAGAAAATAGACTTAATTCTCCTGGTTCTGAATAACTTACAATCCTGTTGTCCTCAAGAGATTTTGCTATTTTTTTGAGCAACTCTTTATCACCAGAAACAATGGTTTCAAGGTCTTTAAAGAACTTATCTATATTGTTCTCCATTGTTCCCCTTTCGGTGTATTACTTGAGACTAGCATGCTTGCATGCGTTGGTCTAATGTTCTATTATTGTTTTCCACAAGGAGGTAACAATGCTGAAAGACAAACTGCTTGCAGTATCGGACAACGAGAATAATAAATCCCTTTGTTCAATAGGTCAATCAATGGCATCAATGGATAAAGAAACTCTTGGTGCCTTTATCAAAGCAATGAGAAGCGGTGCTTCATCAATACAGATTATGGAAATCTTAAAAGAAGAAGGTTTGGGTTCTTTCAGTATGACCCATCTTAGGGATAAGCGGCGTGAGTGCTTCAAAGAGGACTCTGGATGCTTCTGTATAAAGGAGGCCAATAATGGCTGAAAAGAAAAATATTGCATCAAAACTTGACAGCGTTGCGACGAGTTTTGACATGACGGAAGCAAAAAAGAAACTTCTTGGCAATTTGGCAGACATGCTGGAACGCAAGAATATTGACCTCAACGAGATTGGTGACATCAAGCGTGTGTCTTTGTACCAGTCAATGCTCAAAGATGAGCAAGGGGAGGCACAGATTCACGACCTTGCTGCCATTCAGTTTTCACCCAAATGGGAGACTGGCCCAGAATGGCCTGTAATTACACAAGGCAAGCCTGTACAACTACAAAAGTCAACTACAAAACCCAAGCCTCCAACTGACTTCAAAACATGCGTAGTTCCACCTGATATACAGATAGGATACTTCCGCAATAAAGACGGAACCCTTGAGCCAACACATGATGAAAAGGCTATTTCTATCTTCCTTGCACTCATAAAGGAACTGCAACCTGAACTAATTGTGATGGTCGGAGACAACCTAGACCTTCCAGAGATGGGCAAATATCTCACTTATCCAGCCTATGCTCAAACTACACAGGCCGCTATTGATAGAGCCACCATGTTGTGTGCTCAAATGCGCAACGCTTGCCCTCACTCAAAGATTGTCTGGCTTGCAGGAAACCACGAAGAGCGCATGCCTAAGTACTTGTTAACTAATGCTGGTGCAGCATATGGACTCAGAAAGGGTAATACTCCAGAGTCTTGGCCAGTTCTTTCTGTACCTTACTTGTGTCGTATGGATGAATACGGTGTTGAATACAAGCCAGGATATCCAGCCGCTGACTTCTGGATTAACAAGAAACTGAAGATTATTCATGGTGACCGAGTCAAGTCATCTGGCTCCACGGCGCATGTATATCTCAACGCAGAAAAGGTATCGGTTATCTATGGACATATTCATCGGATTGAAACTGCTTTCAAGACACGCGAGGATTATGACGGTCCGCGCACAATCATGGCTGCGTCTCCTGGATGTCTTGCCCGTATTGACGGTGCTATTCCTTCAACTAAAGGTGGTGTAGACCTGGATGGTCGCCCACTTGTTCGCCACGAAAACTGGCAACAAGGAATTGGCGTGGTCACATATCAAGACAATGGTGACCATAAGTTTGCTTACGAAGTAGCGGCCATTTATGACGGATGGATGATGTACAGAGGAAAAGAATATATAGCGGAATAACGCTATCAATCTGCATTCACTTTAGTTAAATCTAACTGCAGATTCTTTTTACATAAGCGTGCTTGACTTTTGTGTAGTATCGCGCCAAATTAGTTGAACTTATTCAATAGAGGCTGATACTTATGACCACAATTGCAGGAATACAGGGCGACGGGTATGTCGTCGTCGCTGCTGATACAAGAATATCGTCTTTAGATGACTCTGGAAACGCTTACCAGATATCTACTCTTGGCTCTGGCACAGCAAAAATCGCCATAAATGGCAAATATCTACTAGGTGCTGCTGGTGACATGAGGGCAATCAACCTTCTTCACCATGCCTTTCAACCTCCTGCTCCGACAGTAGGGCTAAGAGGGAAGAGACTTGACTCTTTTATGACCACCAAGTTCATCCCTGCCCTAAGGTCCTGCTTTGAAACTCACGGGTATTCGGCTGGCAATAACAATAACAATACGATTGCTGAACAAGACTCATCAGTAATGGTTGTCATCAATTCTACGATTTATATTATTGAGAACGATTACTCATGGACCCCAGAAGCATCTGGTTTGTATGCAACTGGTACTGGAGCGCCTTACGCATTGGGGGCTCTACAGGTATTGGTGGCTGGTAAGAAACTTTCACCTGCTCAGGCAAAGAGCGCATTACTCAAGTCTTTGCAGGTTGCTTCTAAATTTGACCCTTATACGGGTAGCCCTTTTAACACCTATGTTCAAGAAACAGAGAAGACGAAGTGACGCCCAATCATTCCTACCATGTTTGCGAATTTGGGGTAATCAACAAGGAGAGAGAGAACAACCTATATAGAGAGAGAAGACCTTAATGCCTAATAATGATAGCCGTAATATAATTCCCCAATCAGATAAATCTGTAGATATACTAGATTCAACCTGGTTTGATAACGCTGCTTGCAAAGGTAAAACTCAACTCATGTTCCCCAAAGAACATAAGGATATTACCTATATCGCACAAGCAAGAGCCATATGTAAATCGTGCCCAGTTCAAAAAGAGTGTTTGGAGTACGCACTAGAGTTCCCACCTGCGGATATGCATGGAGTATGGGCAGGATTGACTTCAAGACAATTGGCTGCAGAACAGAGAAGAAGGGGAGTAAGACCCTCAAGACCTACCCTTAGTCAGATGTGGGGAGACTAGCCCACTCTAAAGGAACAGGTATTGCAGTAGTCGGCAGAGCCAAAAGTAACTATCTGCATATCGCACTCTTCTTTACCACAGGGCATAATGACTCTTTCGCCCTCTAGATACATTCTTAAGTAATCCGCTGGAGTTGGCTTGGGATAAGGGGCAGGAGCAGGGGGGATGCCCTTTTGACTCTGGCAATACTCCCAGGCCACCCACGACATAAACTCCGATAGGGACATACCCATATCACGAGAAGCGTCTATTAGAAGATTCTTTTGAGAGCCAGTGACTTTAACGGTTATCGTATGAACCGCTTTAGGGTGTCTTGATTTACTAGGTTTACGACCCATCTCGTTCCACCAACATCGTCAGGTATTCAGTAAGCGTCATATCGTACGCCTCTGCCTGAGACATTAGCAGAAGTTTCAGTTCGGAGGGGATTCGGAGAGTCAGGGTTACGAAAGGAGTTTCGGGATTCTTGGGAGGACGACCTGGATTACGCTTCATTTGGTGAACATCCCGTGGAGAGAAGCCCACTCACCGCACCAGTAGTTGGGATTAACTAACTCTGGGTGGGGATAGCGGTGACAGATACCAGAGTCGGAGTACTCGGAGGACTCAAAGTATCGGCAGGTAGAACAGCCCTTGGATGGGAAGTCTGATTTGATGGTCAGGGATTCGTACCCTGGGTTTGAAGTTGAAGATGGGAAATTGTCTGTATTCACAACGCCTGCGGTCCTTTTTACGAAATTTTGAATTTTTGTTGTTGAAACTCCGACACTACTTGCTCGTAAGTCTTGATGAAGTTAATCTGGTCGGTTGTGTTATGCAACTGGTAGGCAGTATCACCAAGCAACTCAACCACCTTGGCGATGCAAGGGTGAAGCCCCAATTCAATTGGCAAACCAGAATTGGCCAATTTTATTTGCCCAATTAAAGTTGCCCATGCTACGAGAGGTGGAGGCGGGTCCCCAACTTTATTATGGGTATTAATGTACGCCCTTCGGATGTCGCCAGGTGTGGGGCGGTACTGGCTGATGGCTGCGTGGTTTAATAAAACCTTCTTGCACCCGTCAAAGGGTAAGTCCTCTAGTAATTCGTACCAAGCCCTCAAGATGACTTTGCGGTCTACATCCATTAAGACCTGGTTGTACATCGCGTAGGCTGATGTGACTAGGTCTTCTAGTTCCTGCTTGGTCACCAGTCTTCCTTGTCTTCTTTAGATTTATCTAGAATCTCTTGGAACTTCTCAATATGTTCGGAGTCTCTGAAAATCAATTCTACCGAGTCATACTTCTTATTCATCTTGTTACGACCCATATGGAACTCAGAGAGAGCACAGCCGTCTATAGCGTCTCTACATCCATCCATCCCATAGTCGTACAATGCAGAACCAAGATATTGTCGGCGGGCGTCATCTAGGACTGGCTTGCGTTTAGAGCCGCCACGCATAACTGTTACCCAATACTCCCAGAGTTGTTCTACTTCAGAAGAAGACACAGACATTGCCTTCTTGGAACGAGACAGTTTTCTCTCTGAGACTGGTCTACCTCGTTTAACTGGTTCAGACATGGTATTAGTATAATCCTTTCCACCACCGAGAATCAAATCATCAAACAATGTCTTAGAGACAAATGAATTGTTCACTGACTATTACCCTTCTTTGGAGGGGGTTCGGGGGAACCTTTACGAAATTATATTTTATTTTCGCGCAGCACAAAAAGAATTCCATTTTTCAGGAAAGTGTTTTTCAGAACTGCGGAAGGTACCTTCTGATTTGTTGGTGTCATCGTAGCAGTAAGAGCCGCCACATGCAACACCAATTTGAAATTTTTCTGACCGAGGCATTTTCGCGCAAACTACAACGATGTGATAATGTTGTAGGTACCAGAGGGGACTTTCCTCCTTTCACCCCGATGGCCCTCGGGGCTTTGAGCCGCTATGCGGAAGGTACTTTGTTTAGCGCTCAGCCTCGGGGGAGGGGGAATCTTGATTGCTTTCCACCACCGTCAGTGGTAAAAGGAAATCTCCGCTTTCCCAGAGCGCACCAACTGCTGCGTACCCTAAGACATCCAGATAATTGTCTTTTATTGATTCGTTATTTGGACTCTGTCCAGATTTGGTCAGGTTCTCTAAGCGTGCAATCTTGTCGTGCATTCGTACCAGGATGCCATCCCGCCCGAACTTCGCAATATTCTCTGGACCGTAGTCCGCCTGTTTTTTGCACAAAACCGCGACGGCCGCGTCTTCGTTATAAAAATCGCTAAATTCTTTTGATGCAGCGGCCAGCGCGATGGCTCCAAGATTTATGAAAGAAAGTTCCGCTCCCGCGATGGCTTCTGGTTTCTGATAAAAATTTGAAAATATCGCGCTATAGGTATCGCGGATGCGTGCGAGTCCCGACTTGCTGTCCGAGTACTCATACATGTAGATGTTGAACATCATGTTTACAACTACAGCCGCAGCGGTATTCCAGGTTTTGTCTTCAGAAATATTCATTTATTTCTCCCTTTTTGATTTTGGCGGCCGAAACATCACTCAGCGTTTCCATTACTTTTTCCCACTCTGTTTCCAGATTTTCTTTTTCATTTGAATTTGTTACATCTTCTAAAAGTTTTCTAATGACACTTTGTGGCCAGGCGGCAATCAAAACATTTTCTTGAGAAGTTTTAAAAATGACTGGGAAACCTTCGTCGCCGAAGGCCCCATCTGGATAATGCATCGCCTTGATTATGATGCCATCGCCATTTGAGATAAAAAGAAAATTTTCTTGCTCTTCCGCCAGAGTCTTCTGGACCACATCTTCAACTGTTTTTTTATTTTCATAGGGGAGCCTGATGCGGCGTATAAATTCCCCCCAGTTATTGCTCTTATCCTTACTCATAGGATTCCTTTCCACCACCGTAAGTGCTAATAATAGTAAAGCCGCCACATGGTGTCAACCATTCGCGCACGATTCAATAGGATGTTATATAGTGACGCCATGGATAACAACACCAGATTCAAACTTTATATCAGAGCATTGAACCAGTTCGCCGAGCGTTCTGGTCACACCCGCACCCCCGCAGTTCATGTTGAGATTGTGGACGGTCGTGAGATTAATCTCGGGGCTTGGGTTGGCTACATGCGTCAGCGGTACAAGAAGAGTCAACTTTCTTCCGAAAAAACCGAAGCGCTGCAGCAATTGCCAGGTTGGACTTGGGGTCCACTTAAGCCAGGACCTGCAACTAACAACGATAGAAATTCTCAAATTATTCAGATGCGCAGCGATGGCCTTACGCTTCGTGAAATTGCAGATTCTTACGACCTTAGCCGCCAGCGCGTGCATCAGATTGTGAAGAAGACGAATGTCTGAACCTTTTAATGGTTGGCCAGAGCCAGAATTAAATCCAGAAGAGCAGCGGGCATACATGATTGATGCTGTGAAAACGGGAATTAGATTTTTTATCTTCACAACAATCTCCTATGCCTTTCTCTTGTGGGTTGTAACAATCTTGCTTGCTGACTCGGCCATCATTGGGGGCTCTATCAGTTGGTTCAATTCTTGCATCATTGCATTTATTGGAACTTTTGTACGGGTTTGGGACCGTACATTTTTTAAATAATTTAGATTTTCGCTGCGGCCGTCGTAAATCTGGAACCAGAAGCGCTGCCGTAAAAGCAAAAAAATCTATTTATTTACGGGCCACTGGGACAGGGCCACGCATCCGCCTTCGTAAAAATCTTGAATTGCCTCGTGCTCGCCGCACTCTGAGCAAATTTCAGTTTTATTGTCGGTACGGGAGATTGCTCCAGGGTAAGCGCCTGGTTTCTCATTGCATGGAATGAAGTTGTCATTACAGCGTGGACAGATGTGAGGGACTTTCATGTCTTCTCCTTAGTAGTAATCATTGTCGGATGGTATTGTACAGATTTATCGGAGGCTTTCCACCACCGTCAGTACTAAAGGTTGATAATCCCTTTGTCAACTGCGCATTGTAGACAGCACGCAATAATAACTTGCCTGCCATCTGGATGCGTCTCTGGTTGCCAGATGGGCTCGTCATCTACGAACTCGTTACACCAGTGGCAGTAGCCCCGCCGCACACCCCAGACCTCAGACATTATCGTTAGGAACTGAGTGTTCTATCACTGCTTCCGCAATCCACTCGTCAATATCTGAACCTGCGTTGCCCCATTCGTTGAAATCTTTTACCACTTTGAGCCACCCCTCATCTGTGAGTTTTATCTCGTAGTCTTCGGGGAAGTCAAAACTATTTTTTTCCCACCAAAGTACGAGAATCTCTTCATCAGGATTATTGTTTTCTTGTAGGACTTTTATAAGTTCTGAGACTTTCATTAGTATTCCTTCTTTCCATGCTTTTCTTCGTTGTAACAATCTTCGTGGTAGTTGCCGTAGTGGTACTTTCCATCTTTCTCGTAGTCCACCCTAACTTCGCAGTCAAGGTAGATGTTCTCGTGGCACTCATCGCACTCGTAGCCAGCACAGTCGGCACAAGCCCACCCGTCATCAGCAGGGATTCGGTTCACGAACTTGCCGTCACCCATCGCAGTGGACTCGCCACAGTAGATACATGGTTCTAATAAAGTTGTCATAACTACACCTTATCGGTAATAGGTGACAATGGAAACTTCGTCATGAATTCTTCCCAAATTTTATCGGACTGTTCGTTCTTCCATTCTTCGTACTTAGTGACAGAACTATCGTCATCCCAATCAACTTCTTCACCGTATTCACAGGGGGCGTAAGTACCTTCGTAGATTGTCATGCCACCTTTCATGACTTCCATGCCAGCAAAAAATCCTGCTTCTTCGTCATAATCAAATGTGAACATAAGACTAGGGAACATGGCAGAAACTTTACGGAACCCTTCAGAAGCAGAACCCCATGCTGTTTGGAATGTAATAGAGACTTCGTGCGCCCCGTTATTCATTTCAGACATTGGCTCAAGATGAGTGTCGCAATCGCCCCACTTGGTTCCCCATTCTTCGTACTGCCAGTCGTACCAGTCCTTATGACCGTACTTAGCAATATTGTCCTCGTTCTTTTTGCGGATTTCTTCTGCCTTTGCTTCATCACCAAAGAAACCTGAAACAGTTTCACGCAGTTCGGTGGGGCAGGGAACATAGGATTCCAAGATTCCTTTGTCAGTGATTCCACTAATGAATCGTTGTAGTTCTTCTTTTGAGCCAGTGACGCTCGCTGTGGTTGATACCCAGTTAGGCATAACACTCCTTTAGTAGTAGATGACTCCATGTTATAGGTAGTAGGTACAAGTACCAACCTGCCCACCAAGGAAAGGAGTCAAACCTTAGTGAGCAGGTGGCGACCTAACGGACTTGTGTCTCGGCGAGTTTCACGCCGTTACGATTCTCCCAAGAATGTTGAAGCATGTATGGGAACTTACGGATGACAGGTTGTCCAGTATCTAGTCGGTGCAGAATCTCTACAGCCTCAGAGACAGTACCAGCAGTAATGACACGCTTCTCAATACAGAATTGAGTGCATTGGTTCGCAAGGACCTCAGAGAATCCCTGATTCGGACCACAGACTCCACCGTCAGTCACCCAAATAACTGGAGCAGAAGAGTGTTGTCGGTGTTTCACTGCCCATTCAAGAGCAGGGAAGTCCACGCCGTTGCCTTGACCCATTCGGGGAATCTCGTCTACCATGCGACCCTTGTCGGCAAGAATCCAAGCGTTTGTGTACTCGCAGTCGGAATCCATTT